GTGCTGGGACGGGTATTTGATCCGCGTAACAACGCACTTAACGCATGGCGGCTCGTCCTGGCTACCTCGGTGATTCTCTGGCACACCTGGCCCCTGACCGGCCACGAGATTCCGCCGAGGCCTATCACTCAATTGCTTTCGCAGGTTGGGGTGGACGGATTCTTCGCCGTATCGGGGTTCCTGATCACTTCGAGTTGGATGCGAAACCCGCAGCCGCGCAGTTACTTCACATCAAGGGCCTTGAGGATCCTCCCGGGATTGTGGGTATGTGTATTCATCACCGCGTTCGTCATCGCTCCACTCGGCGTATTGATTCAACGCGGCTCCGTCAGCGAACTGATGAAGTCCGGGGCGCCCGCCGCGTACGTGTTGAACAACGGGCTGATGAATGTGCTGTTCTATCCCGGCATCGCCGGCACCCCGAAAAACATTCCATGGCCCGGAGTATGGAACGGCTCGTTGTGGACGCTGGCGTTCGAGACGGGCTGCTACATCGTCGTCGCGCTGCTCGGGATTTCGAGTCTACTAAAGCACCGGTGGACCATCCCCACCGCATTTGTGTTAACCCTCACCGCTACAGCAGTTTTCGGCTTCCCGGCTTTCGCAATGTCCACCATTCCCCAGATGATTGCCCGATTCGCAGTCATGTTCGCGGCCGGGGCGTTGATCTATCAATACCAGGACAAGATCCCCGCCAAATGGTCGCTGGTCGCCCTGTCGCTGGGACTGCTATTGCTATCCGGGCTACTGCCCAACTACCGCGTTCTGGGAGCAATCCCCTTGGCATATCTGGTGATTGCCTCCGGCGCGCTATTGAAACGCCTGAACCTGCGCAATGACCTGTCCTACGGGGTGTACATCTACGCCTTTCCCATCCAACAGCTACTCGTCATCATGGGACTCGCAACATTGCGGGTGTTCCCGTTCTTCATCGTGGCGACCCTGGTGACACTGCCCCTGGCAGCAATGAGCTGGTTCGTTGTCGAGAAACGCGCGTTGGCACTCAAGAAACGGCTGCGCGTCAAAGCGGGTGCGGGGTGACCATGCTGCTAGCCGTTGGACGGTCCTCGGATGGCTGTCGTGTCGGCCTGGCGCCGCGTGCGGGCCGCACTCACCGAATTGAACAAATGTGCCTGGCTCCCCGAACCGACAGCCGTAACCGGCAGACCGCTTCAGCGCGAGAAAACCGGCCGATCCAACGCGATCGCCCGCACTTCGGCGGTCCACCGCCGCTGACCGACGCCACCTGCCACGACGGGCCACTTCTGCGTCGCACCGATTGATATCCCCTCAGCCATTCCTGGTCCTCAGAGACAAAAAATCCCAGGTCGTCTGACCTGGGATTATGGTGGAGCTAAGGGGACTCGAACCCCTTGTTATCCACATATATACGCAGGTCAGAGCGTTTCTTGCCGAAAAAACAGACCTGTTGAGACCTATGCCCGACCTGCGGAAACCTATCGGAATGTTGGATCATCCAACACCCCAATTCGGGTGCTCATCGGTACCGTCGCCGGTACGGATTCTCGTAGAAGCCGTCCGGCCGCTCGACCTGAAACATGCTGGGCGCCAGCCACAGGGTCATCGTCACGCTCGACATCTCGTTGTCACTGAGCGCATCGATCTGCACCACCCCAATCCAGTGCGAATCGTGCGTCCGCATCCATGCGATCTGGTAGCCGCGCATCCATTCCTCGATGCGCAGTCCCTCCGCACGCACCGTGATATTGCGGTTCCGGACGGCGCCACCCACGCTCTCTGGCAAAGCCCGGCGCATGTTGACGTACACCAGACGGTAGACCCGCTTAAGTGTCGGGAAGCGCGGATTGCTCGCCCATCTATCGAACACGTGTTCGATTTTACGATCCATCCGGATCGGCATGACAGATTGCCGCAAGCCGCCAGAAGCTTCCTGCACACCCGAACCACTAAGTGTGTAGTGTCACCTCAAACGAGTCTTTGCTGAGGGGGTAGCTGTGAGCGATGACAAGATCCTCCAGGCTGACCTTGATGCGATGGGCAAGATCGGCCCGCACCTGCGCACCGTTGCAGGTGAGATCCGCGGGCGTATCCCTGCCGGTGATCATGCGAGCGCTGGTGCCGATCCTGGCCTGGCGGCTTTAGAGGCACTATCGAAAGCGATCTCAGATGTGGAGCGCATCGCCGCCGCTCGCCTGGAGACGATCAGCGATGTGTTTGACGAGGCACACAAGGGCTTCCTGACCACCGAGCAGCTGAACGCCGGGTACTACAAGCTGCCCAGCATCTATCAGCCGCCGCTGCGCGCATGAGGGCGTAGTCGTGACGACGCTCGATGAGTTCATGGCGGCCAAGTCCAACGCCTATATGGCGGTGGTGGACAGCTGGCGGCCCCGCACGGCCGCGTTGAAAGCGAACTACGACGACTACAAGCGGTGGGCCACCACCCCGAACGGAACGTACTGGTCCGGCAAGACGGCCACCGCCGCGCAAGAGGCTGCCTCCGACGACTGCAAGGGCACCGATAACGCGGACGACACCGTCGAGGATGTCGTCAAGCTGGCGACTGCCACCATCACCTATGAAGTGTTGCCGCCGTTGACCAGCGGGCAGAACCTTGTCACCAACGCTCTGCGTGAGGGTGTCACGGTCAGTCAAGACTTCACTATGACCTATCACCCGGCTGAGGGTGAAAGCGAAAAGTCGGTGGCCCGCAACAAACAGATTGTGGCCGACGCAGAGCGTGAACTACGCGAGTATGTCGCCAAGTGGGACAAGGCCACCCAAGAACTCAAGACGCAGGCTGACAGCGCGCGTGAGAACATGTTGTCGCGCATCAACCCGAAAGCCGCTCTGGTGGACGGGCGCAAGATCCTGCGCGACGCCACGCCAGGCCAGCCGGCAGCCGAGACGATCGACTACAAACAGCAGTACCCCAAGGCCACCGACCCGGCGGGCACCACCCCAGCCGCGGCCTCGAGCGGCCCGGAAACAATCAACTACAAAGAGCTGTACCCGAAAACCGCGTCGGTGGACGGGCATCAGCTGGGCAGCATCGGGGCCATGCCTGGTGTCGGAGATATCGACAAGACCAAACCAGCCAAGCTCGCCCCCACCTTGGCCGACCGCGATGTTCCCGCGTTCGCCCAGGCGACCCGCGAGCGCCTGCAACACGAGGGTGTGCCCGCCAACCAGATCGAGCAGCGGGTCAATGAGGCGGTCCAGCGGGCGCAGACACCGCGTTTTGCCCCCGACGCTGATCCGATGCGCACCCCCGGACAGGTGCCGCTGCATAACTCCCCCGGTGACCAGTTCAACGACATCATAGGCCGCGCCAACGATGAGGCCACCAAAACCATTGACGGCCAAATCGAGCAAGCCAAAATTCTTACCGGACAAGCAGGTCCGGGCGCACCTGGTGTTGCCGAAGCATGGAAACAAGTCGGCCTGGGCGCAGCCCAACAGGTTCACGAGCTGACGTCCGATCCATTGGCCGCACCCAAAATGGGTATTGAACAAGCCAAAGACTTCTACAACCACCCCGGTGAGTTCATCGGCAAAAACCTCATCCACGGCACCGAAGCCCTTGCCGGCGGAGCGGTCGGAAGCGAAGCCGCAGCCGGTGCCCGCGGACTACTCGGCGACCTCACCGGCACCGAAGGACGGGTCATCACCCATGGGCTCGAAGACGGCGGAAGCCATCATTCGGTGGACCATCCCGCACCTGCGGGCGACCACGGCGGAGGCTTAGGCGGAAATGTCGGCGGCAGCGACAATCTGCCGCATATCGAAATCAAGATGAAGGATGGTTGGTCCGAGTTCCAGCAGACACAAATGGAACAAAAGATGCAGCAGTTCAACGCGGCCGTCGGCGACAACGGCTTCAGCCAGACACCCCCAGTTCCGCGGGATCCCGCCGTACGCCAATTGTTTTTGGATACGCTCGGCATGGACCGCGTTCCACCCGGTGTCCACGTCGATCACACGCGTGACCTGCAAGCGGGCGGAACCGACTCGATCGACAACATGGGATTACTCGATGGCAGCGTGAACACAAGCTTCGGGTCGCAGCTCAATGCGAGAATGAACGAGCACCCGCCAGGCACGGTATTTGGTGGTGTACGACCACCTGACCCCTGACATACGCTGTCGACAGGACCTCCGGTAACGACCATTTAGGAAGATCGATGGAATTCGCATTCGACCCGCCGACACGGCCAAGTGTCGCTTGGGTTCCCGGCTTGATTGGCGGCATGTTCGCCGATCGCGGGCTATGCGGCCGTTCGATGAACAGTGGTCTGTTCCGATTCCACGACGCCACCTCAGCGCCCGCGGCGCAACAGGTGGTTGATGCGATGTTCGGAACGCGCGGACTCGCCGCCGAGGTGTTCGCATTTGATTGGCTGGCACGTCAGTTCGCCGTCACAAGCCGACTTACCCCCGAGGGGGAACCCGACCCGGCCCAGACCTCACGCACTGTCGTGGTCCTCGACCCCTTCGACGGTTCGGTCACGCCGTGGGTCGACGCGCACTCATTCGAGCGGGCACTGAGCGTTCCGCTTGCTCAGAGCTTTCTCCTACCTGAACTGTTTGGTGAGTGGATGATCACGACAGGGATCAGCCAGCTGCCATTCGACGCCTGCGCCGGGGCGAGCGTGCCGGGGTTCTACGGCGGTAAGCGTGAGGCCGCTAATCTGAGCCTCGATTCCGTGGATGTGTATCTGACATTCACGCAACAACTTTGGGAACACGGCCAGAAGAACGGCCCCGGATCGCCCCCACCGCGCTTGGTGGCCATCAAGGGGCAGTAGACATCACGCGATTTTCAACGGCGCAGATCGCCGAACTCAACTGTGAGATCAAGCCTCGACTGTCCGACTTGTATGACGGGTCCGCATCGCTTCTGAGTAAGCGCGGACACGGGATCGTGGATCGAGCTATGAAGAAGGGCACTGTCGGCGGGGATGTCGGCATGCAGCTCCTCTTTGAGCCGGCGATGTTGCTCAGTTTGGTTGCAACGCAGGATGTCCTCTACGGTCTCGCGGTAGTGGCCAAGGACGTCCCGTTCATCGGCAACTACGGCCTGTGGAGTCCATGCGAGGCGACGATCGCCGCTACCCACCGTCTTCTCACGATCAGCGGTGACCCGCGGGCTGCCGACGTCGAGCTGTGGCTGTCGCTACCAGAAAACGACGGACATCTCGGGCCACCGGTGATCCATCAAGCCATGACGAACAGGTTGAACGGATTAGTCGTCGAACAGATCAAATCCGACGCGTACACGCCTCCCCTGAAACTCCCCGAGTTCTCCTACGCAATCGCCAAGCTGCGCGAACTGTCAGTCATGTGGGCTTTCGGTGGTTCCCAAGCATGGCCACGTCCAAGGATCGACGACGAAATCTCCGCCATTAGAGGGCAGGTCTCCGACTTCCTCGCGTGACCAGCATGACCCTGCATCGGCGTGTCGCCCCACTCCGGCGAGAGGCCTGAGACGATCCTCGTATGTTGCTATGGAAACCCGAAGAATTGCGCGAGGCCGCCGAGAAAGTCGACGGCCTGGAAGAAGCTGTACATAAAAACAGCCAGCTCGATGTCTCTCAAGAACTGGACCAGATCACCGAGCTGTTAGGCATCGGCACCGAGTCGGACCCCGTCACAGGGCCTCTGGCGGCCCTGGTCGGCAAGTTCTCCGGCACTTCTCCGGTCCCGACCAGCGTAATTCGACTGGTTGCAGACGTGCTCTGGGATTTCGCATGCACCGCGGAGCGGATGCAATTGGACATCGCACGAAAGTGCCGCCGAGCTTCCCAAGGGCTGCCCTACACACCGTAAGCTCGGCCTGAACACCAGCGTTACCACTTCTGACCTGGGTGTGATCTTGTAAAGTCCCCTCAGCTTCATACCGAGGGGGAAACCGAAATATGTCGATCACCAGACGAATCCGCCTTGCGGTGACGGCCGCGGTTGCCATCCCTGCCGGCGTCGGAATCGGACTCGCGGCGCCGGCTAGTGCGGGATGTGAAACGCAGCCGTTCGCGCAATACTGCGACGGCCCGATCAAGGCGGACGGCACCTGGGATCGCTGCTTCACCTCGGCGCCGCAGGCGACGTTCGGCCAGTACGGTCAGGTCAGCGGGTGGGTACCGTCCACCGGCCGCTGCTACCCGATCGACCCGAACGAGTTTCCCCCGACTCCGCTCGGGCAGCCCCAGTACCACATCTACCCCTAGACCCCGAGTAGGAGAATCATGGCTACCTCACGCAACAACGCCAAGACCGCCCAACAATTGGCGGCCTCGGCGAAGACGGCGGCCAACAACGAATACGAGCGCTATATGGCTGAGGCGATCGAGAAGCTGGCAGAAGCAGTCGCGGATATCGGGTTCAAGCTCCACCATATGAACTAGGGGCCCGGTGCAGGAACGATCCGGGGATTCGGCGGTCGGGCTGACAGCGAGCGAAGGCCCTGCCTGCTCCGCTCGTGCGGAGCAGGCACTACTGGAGCTGAGCCGCAACATCGAACTGGAATCCGTGGTTCCATACGTCCCATGTACCCGGCAGCAGGAACAGTGTGCAGCCATCCGGCGCTTGCTGTCGGATGGTCTTCACTGCGTGGTCGACTGCGGTCATGCCGTCCCAAAGGGCGTATGCAGGGTCTCCGTACTTGCCGTGTGCGCCGGTGGCGATGAACTTGATGGCGTCGAATAGCAGGCGCACTAGGTCGGGCAGGATCGCGAACAGTTGCAGCGGATTGAGTACCGCGCCAAACACATTCGCGGGGCCCGACGTCATCAGTCCGGCCAGGCCGTTCAACACTCCATGCAGTGGGTCGTCGCTCGGCGCGGTCCCGAGTAGCTGCTGGAACGCCTGTTTCGGGAACACGGTGAACAGATAGCTGGCGAAATCCAAGGTCAGCTCTGCGCGAGTCAGGAGCTCGTACAACAGGAACAGCAGGCCGCGGGCACGCGGGTACCAGTCGCCGTCGATCGAATAGGACCAGTAGCGGTCCCACACCCAGGAGGGCTGAGGAGTTTTGGAGATCCCCTCCCCCGGATCATTTCCATTGAGGCTGCCTTCGGCGGGCATCGCCGGGTCGCCGAATATGGTTACGCCGAAGACGTATTCGCGCCATTCGGGCGGGAGCGCGGTCAGGAACTTCTGCACCGATACCCCGCCCATGCTGTAGCCGATAAGCCAGATGGGTGTGCCCGCCATCGGCCGGTAGGGGCGCATCGCTTCGTCGCGGAAATCGTTGGTGGCCTTGGCGAAGCTGTGCGCTGTCGGCGGATTCAGGAACGCCCGCGAATCAGCCCACACGCCCTGGATCGGGTACAGGGACGGCGCCGGGTTGGTGGAGGCTTCGACATAGGCGCCGATGGCCTTGCGTACGTCGAGGTTCGCCACGCCGTCACTGCGCAGTGGGGTGGCGATCCCCATGCGCTGCAGCCGCTCCAATTCGCCGGGGTCGTTGTTCATGAATGTGGTGATGTCAATGACAGAAGCCTTGGTGGCCGCGGTGTACTTGCGGTCCAAAATGACGCCGTGTTCGATAGCGCGGCTGTTCTTCGGATAGGCGAGCAACAGCCGGCGTTCGATCGGTATCACCGCGTCGGATTCATCACCCTCCCCGTAGCCGATCCACTTCCCGTCAGGCCCGTTCATGCGGCAGCCTTCTCGGCGTCGAGCCACGCTTCGATGTCCTCGGCGGCGACGGCCTTCTTGGTCTTGCTGATGCTGGCCAGCAGCGTCTTGGCGAGCTTGGCGTCTTCCTGCCGGTCCGGGTACTTGCCCGGGTTGTCGGCCGCCGTGGATACCTCCCAGAGCAGCGCGATGGACGGTGTGTGACCTTCCTTGGCCAGGGTGACCACCGCGGTCACGTGCTGGTTGGCGTCGATGGCGCGCGCCAGGTTGGCGCGGGTGTTCACGTTGCCTTCGCCGAGGTGCCGTAGCGGCGAAGCTGACGGGATCGGCGCGTTCTGCGCGCGAACGTAATCCAGGATCTCGCGCTGTTCGGAGTCGGTCAGGGCCATAAGGAAACCTCCTGTGGTGCGGGTGTCGATTTGTCTCTGGACGTCGGTGCGGAAGATGTTCATGTCGATAGCGCCGGGGTCCCACTTGCCCTGCCGCACCCCGGCGGGCCCGAGTTGCGCCCATTCCTTGTGGGAGATAGCGCGTTTCGCCGTCTGGGCGAGCTTGCGTAGGATCGCTGCGAATGCCTTGACCGTGGCCTCGTATTGCACTGGCGGCCAGCCGGTCCGGTGTGGGGCGTTCTCCTGCGGCAGGATCGCGACCTCTACCCCCATCGTCACCGGGTTGGCGTTGTCGGTGGGAATCCCGGGCCACGACCCGACACCGGCATGATTGGCCTTGCCGATACCGCACACCCATACATCGCCGTTGGGCCGGATCAGCAGGTGCGCGGCCAACCCCAGCGTCGGATGGAATGCGATCCCTTCTGGGGTCTCGTTGGCGTTGCCGGTGTGATGGAACACCGCGCCCCACAGCACACCTTGGTCGCCTTCCCCGCGGTCTTTCCAGCCGTCCATCTCGAAAACGCGCAGCCCCTCGGCGCGCAGCACATCGGCCAGCCAGTATGGGTCTCCGCGGAAGCCGGGCGCCGGTGTCAGCACATCCGGGGTGGTCGGCACGGACGGATCCACTGGCCCGCCGGCCAGCGCGCGACGCAGCACCGACCATGCTTCGCCCCAACGCTGCGCATACCGATCCGGGAACGCCGACTTTTGGACCTGCTGCACGACTTGCCCTGCCACGGCTGGGTTTCCAGCAGCGCGCCCGTAGTCGTCGGGCAGCGCGGCCAGGAACATGTCCGCGGAGTCGGCCAGGGTCATGCGTTTCCTGGCACCATTGAGGTCGCCGAACAGGCCGCCCCAGCCCCAGGGACGCCCTGGCGCACCAGGACGTGAGACCTGCTGCTGGAAATAGCCCGACGAGAGAGCATCGTTGGATTGCGAGTCGTGGTCGAACTGCTCGGTTTGCGGGTCTGCCGCGTTCCACGGGCACCACCACTGCCGCTGCCCGTTGTCGTCTTCGGCGCCGACCTCGACGTCGATGCACATGAGCGCCAAAACGGTGGCGAGCTCGTCAAGACCACGTGCCAGTGACACGGCGTGCACCTCGCAGGCGATCTGCTCGCGGCTGCGCAGCGGGCCGTCGGGCCGGAACCATACGAAACTCATCGGCTGCCACCACCGAAGATCGGGACCAGCTGTTCAAGACGTTGCAGCAGTTGACCAAACCGGCCGTCGAACAGGCGGTCATCGAGTGTGCCGGGAATGGCGTCGGTGAGCTTGTCCACCGATTCGTCGGCCTTACGCGCGACCGCGGCAACCTCGGCACGCACATCCTGGCGAAAATCGTTAAGGAACTTCGCCAACAGCTCACGGACCACCGCCGCGCATTGCTTGCCGATGCTGTCGAACAACTCCCCGCGCCACTGAGCTATCCGGTCCTTGATCACCATCCGTACTTCCCCTTACCGATATCTGGATCAAAGTTGTCCATGCGGTCACTGACGTAATGGGCTGCACACCAACCAATCCGGAACGAGACCCCGGCCAGCGCGACATAGAACAGCGGATACTTGACGAGCTGCACGAAGGACCGGGCCGACATCAGCCCATCTCCACGTAGTCAATAGCCGGGCCAAACCTGCGTGGCCCCAAGAGATCCTTGGAGCCCTGCACGGAGATGATCAGCGACCGGTTTCCTGTTCCCTTGGGGGCGGTGGCGTTCTCGTCGTTCCACTCTTCGAGCAGGCTGCCGTTGCGGCGGAACGTGTGTACGTTCCCGACGAAGTTGTGCCGGATGACATCGCCAGCGCCGAATGTGCCGATCGTCTTGACCACAGTGTCCACCCCGGCCCTCCGCACGATCCGCAGTGTCGATGAATCCATTTGCACGCCAACGCCACCGGTGACAGCATTGTTGGACCCGCGCCCCAGGATCGTGGTTCTACATAGGTCACCGGTTAGGCTCGGCCCTGACCCCTGGCTGCCGATGCGGAACTCCACATAGCCGTCGTCGCGGTCCAGCGCGGCGACGTAGCGGGCGTGAGCGCCGTTCAGCTGCAGCGAGAGCAGCCCGTCCGGCACTCCGAGGCGGCACACATTGCCGACCACACTGGGCTTATAGCCGTCGACGCTGGGGCTGATCACCCAGTTGACGCCGAGATCGCCGTCAGCGCGGTTGAAGTCGTCGCGGATTCGGTTCGCTGACCACACCAGGGTTTCGCCGAGATACGCCCGGGTGATGGCCTTCTCGCCGAGCATCATTGCCTTGATAGCGGTGCCGCCGAGGTAGATACCGGGCATCAGTCGCTCAGCAGGTAGAGGACGTTGGGTTCTTTGGTCGTCAGCGCTGTGTAGTCGGTCGAGGTCATGGGCACTGCGTCGAGCTTGATGGCGTTGCCTGCGCTGTCGTGGGCAGTGACAACACCGACGCCGGCCTTGGCTGCGGTGACAGCACCAGCGGCCAGCTGGGCTGTGCCAACGGCAGCGTCGTCGATGTTGACGGCCTTGACGCCCTTCGACGCGATCTTGGGCGATGTGACCGCTCCGGCAGCCAGTTTCGGTTCGGTGACGGCGCCTTCGGCCAGCTTCGCTGTCTTGACCGCGCCGTCGTTCAGGGTCGAGGGCGCGACTTCGGCGATCTCTTCGCGCATCTCTGGTGCGAGGCGCTGGCCGCGCGGGGCCGACATGTCGAGATACGGGACCACCTGCGCCACCTTCGCCATGCCGGGCAGGCTAGGGCGGCGGCGTGCAACTACCGGCCGCCGAAAGCCCGCGCGACCGCATCGAAGTTAGCCTCGACCTCGGCCGGATCTTCAAACCCGGGCGGCGGCGTGCGTTTGGCTTGGTATCCGTCGCCGTTCAGCGTCTCGGCGCCGTCTGTGGTCGGCGCGTACAGCCGGTCCAACAGCTGCTCGCGCTCGCGCTTGTCCTTTTCCTCGTTGCCGGTGTGCAGGGCTTCCAGCCACACCTTCTCGGCTTCGTCGATCAGTGCGTGCATGTGCGGCAGCTGCCGCATCGGATCGGCGATACCGTCGCCCCGCATTCGGGTCCGAATCGCCCGCCAGTGAGTAGCCGCCATCACACTGAGCGTGATGACGGCAAGGTAGGGCGGGCCGTGCCCCATGTCGCTATCGCGCGGGCAACCCTGCCCATGCTGTCGGCCGGCAGTTCGCCGCCCATCATGGTGACCAAGATGCGTTCGTGCTCGCCGGATTCCAGGTGGTTCTGCAGGAACAGTGTCAGGTAGCCCTGTTTCTCGACAACATCGATCTTGGCGTTCACCGACATGGCCAGCACCGGCACGGCGTTGGGCATCGGCCGGCGCGCCCTGACAACCCCGACACCGGGGACTTCGAGCGGGACGAACGGGCCCGTCTGCGGGGCCAGGTCCGCGTCACCGAGCATGTCGTCGAAACTGTCTGGCGGGTCGTACATGTGAACCTCCGAGGCGCAACTACTGGAACGTGCCGGGCACCAGGATCGATGCCGTGATGGAGCGGCCGGCCCAGGACGGTTCCTCCGACGCGACGAACATGCGCTCCCCTGTCGGCCGCGGCGGGTTCGGCAGCGCGGCCACCGCGCTGCATGCCAGGTTCCCATCCACGTTCTCCAGTTCCGTCGTCCCGGCCGGCACGGTCTGCGTGAGCGTGGTTTGGAGCGCGTTGTGCGGGATGTAGGACACCAACAGCAGCAGTTGTCCGGCGCGGTCGATCGATGGGCAGATATGGCCGTCATAGCGTTCCCACCATCTCTTGCGTAGCGACGATGCGAACTGCCAGCCCTCATCGAGCAGCGGGTTGGCGCCGCGCACGGTGATCAGGTGTGCAATGGACTCAGCCAGTAAGCCGTTGCCGAACGTGTAGGAGGCCGGTTCGGTGGCTTTGGCGGCCCGCACGTACACCTTCATGTGAGCGTCTTCCCAGCCGCCGTCGCGGGCGTGGACCTGTGTCCAGCCGGTCTGCTCGGGCTTGATGTCGCTGATGAGCCCGAACTGGTTGGATACCACCGCAATAAGCAAGTCGCCTAAGGCAGTGCCCGCGGGCACATCGACGTCGGTGTGGAAGGTGTTGTTCACCGAGTGCTCTATCCCGACAACCGTGGGGGTCGACAAGACAGGTGGCTCACCGATGACCGGGGTGGCGTAGAGATCCAGTCGGGTGCCGCCGGAGATGAAGCCCGACTCGGTGTTTTGGTCACCGCCATCGATCGAGGTGTTCTCCCAGAAGTCCGTCCGGAACCGCACCTCCACCCGGCCGTGGAACGTCTGCCCGGGTGCCACGATGCTCCAGCCGGTCCAGTGCGGCATCAACGGGATGCTGGCGGAGTTCTGCCGGATCTCGCTGACCCCGAATCCGGTGCCGAGAGCCAGGATTCCGCCCTTGCCGATGTCGCCGCCGATACCGAACTTGCTGACCTCGGCCATGTCCCACGATGTCGGCACCGCCGCGGTTGCGGTGATATCGCGGCCGTGGAGGGTGAGCAGGTAGCCGCGGGACCGTGCCTGCAGCGTCACCTGGGCGCCCTCCCGGGTCACCATGCCGTAGACCGATTGCGGAATCGGGGTGTTGTTCGTCCAGGACACCACGACAGCGTGGACTGCGTCGTTCTTGTTGCCGCCACCTGATGTGTCGTAAGACTTTGACACCGAAGGCACTTCGGCGCCCTTGAGGTGGCGCATCTGCATCCAGGGCTGCGGAGCGATGGCGTCGCCGACGATCGCAAAGTGCTCGCTCATGCCGAACCAACCGGCATCGCGAACGCCAGCAGTCGAGTCCAGCGGGCTTGTGCTTCCCAGCGCGGCTCGAACTCTGAAGGGGTGGTCCATACGCCTGGGGTTTGGACAGCGGCCAGGTATCGGAAGTGCAAGGAATCCTGCGCGTCGAGTTGGCCGACGTTGACCCAGGCTTGGGAGCTGTCTCCGTCAGCGAAGAACCGTCCGAACAGCAGCTTGTCCGCGGCGTTTTCGGGTCGGTCCACCTGTCCCCTGCCGCCGAATGAGTCCTGGATTACCGAGGGAAAGTCAGCTGTGGGCGACTTGCCGACAGCCCAGGACCAGGCGTCGTGAATCACTACGGTGCCCGGGTTTTGGGCAACGATGCTGCGGGGAGCCCGGATGACTTGCACGGTGATGTACACCGGGTCTGGGGTGTTGTTGAAGTAGGTGAGATCACCATCGATCATCGTCACCGGGTCGGGTGATCGGCTGATCTGCCCGTCCTTCTTGGACTGCAGGAATCGCTCAGCGACGATGCTGGGGAACCAGTTTCGCCTCATGTCGAGCCCGTTGACGGTGGAGAGCATGTACTCCGAGGTGCACACCTTGACGCTCATCCGGTCACCACATTTCCCTGCTGCGGGAAGGCCCGCATTTCAATGCGCGTCCAGTTCGCGCGGGCCTCGTGCTGCGGCTGATTCTTGTTCGCGTTGTTCGACCACGGCGGCGGGGTCCACACATAGCAGCGGTACCAGAGGTTGAGCGTGGCCCCTGGATCGATCGGGCCCACCCATTCGTCCATGCTGTTGGCGTCGGCCCAGCGCCACTGTCGTCCAGGGTTGGGCTCGGCGACGCTGTTCGTTCCCAAGTCCCAGGCCGATCCGCACTGGGAGTTGTAGATGCCGGTGGTCACCGGCATCGCGGCATCCGTGTCGACCGCGGTCGTCCACCGGTCGCGGAATTGGATAGCGTTCGGGTTCGAGGTGAGCCATGACCGCGGCCCGCGCGTAACGCGGATCAGCACCATCTGCGGCAGCGGGGAATCGTTGCGCCAGGACGCTTTCTGGTCGATCAGCAGCTTGCCTGGCAGCGCGATCAGCGGCGCGATGATCGAACCGTCACCACCGGAGAGTGCCCGGATGTCGACCACAGGGCGTACCAGCGCCCACGGTTGGAGCCGCAGCTGACCGGCCGCATCGGTGGTGAGGTTCTCCCCGATGCAGACGTTCGGCTCGGTGTACTCCGTGATCGGCACGACCGTGAGGCTACGGAGCCGGGGTGAGCGTGGTCGTCAACGTCAGCCCGTCTGCGTCGGGCCAGTCGGCGACGAACGACTCCGTGCGATAGAGCGCCCCAGAACTCGCCGAGACGACCAGCCACGAGTTGCAGCCGGTAGCGTCGTCGTCGTCAAACACGCTGCGCAGCGCGATGGTCGGGTTCTCGGGATAGTCAGGGTGGGTCTTCACCGAACCGCGCAGGTATCCGTCCATGGCGGCAGGGTAGCGAGCAGCGGTGCCGGCGCCGGTCACTCAACGGCGAATTCGGCGCGGTAGTCGGCGGGGGTGAGTACTCGGACTTGGCCGGTCGAGGAAACGACGATCCAGCGGTCGGCGATGGCGATGAGTTCGGCTGATCCGTCGCGGCGGGCGAGTTGGATACGCCACGCGGTGGGGTTTTCGACTTCTTGGGAACCGTGGATGATGCCGTAGTGCAGCTTGCGGGCGGTCAACAGCGAGTCGATCATCATCAAGGTCTGCGCGGCGCTCTGCGGTGTGCCGTCGAAGTACATGGCCTGGTAGGTGGTCTGTTTCAGCGGTGTCGCGTTGGTGAATCCCATGATTTCTCTGTGCCTTTCGCGGTGATGTCTTTCAGGGTTTGGGTTCGACGATGATGTGGCGGTCGGAGAAGGTGGCGGTGCTCGTGCTGGTTTTGTAGACGGCTTTGAACGTGGTGGTGCCCGGGGTGAGGCCGGTGAGGTGGATACGGCGGGCCAGGGTGCCGTAAAGGCCCGCGGTGACGGTGCGCCCGTAGGCGGCGGTGGCATCGGTTGCGGCGCGGGTGTTGGCGCCCGAGAGCGCACAGCCCATGTATCCGGTTTGTGCGGCAGCCCCGCCGGCCGAGTAGGCCGCCGACACATCGATGGTGACTTCCCCGCTGGCGGGAACGTTCAGGGTGACCGAGGGCCCGGGGGTGGCCAGGTCCACGTAGGCGGCGGTGCTGTTGGTGCCTTGGGTGGTCGCGATGGTGCCTGAGACGATGCGGGCGGGGGTGCCGGTGTCCAGGAACGCGAACTGTGACATCGAGCCGGGCAGCGCCGGATCGGAGGATGCCCAGCCGCCGCTGCGGTAGGCCGCGCCCATCAGGGAGGTGGCACCGGAGTCGTTGTAGGAGTCGAATGCGGTGCCGTTGACCCCGACGGTGAAGGTGCGGGCGGTATCGGAGGTCAGGGTGAAGGCGTTGAACGGGATCGCGGCCCCGACCGTGCCGGTTTTCCATGCGGACTTGGCCCCGGACGCCACGCGGCCCAGCTCGTAGTGCGTGACACCGGAGACATCCCAGATCCGCAGATAGACGTAGTCGGTGAACCCAGTGTTGGCGCGGATGATCAGCATGTAGCCGCCTGCCGCCCCGCCGGGCGCGATGGTGCGCCACTGCCCGGCCGCGGTCATCGAATCGGTTTGGGCGACCCCGGTGTTGAGTTTGACTGTGGGCAAGATCAGGGTGCCCATGGCGGTGAACTGCGCCGGGATCGGTGCGCGGGCGCGCATCCAGATCTTGGCCGGCCCACCTAGGCCGCCCTTGGTGTAGTTGCCGAACAGGCCACCGTTACCGCCCGCACCGCCACCTGCCACGCCACCGGTGCCCGCGTTGCCGGTACCCCCGGATCCGGCGGTGAAGGCATCCCCGAACGCCGACAAGGTTTGGGGGCTGATGGTTTTACCGTTCTGCCCGCTGCCGCCGCGCCGCGCTCCCTCACCGCCTGCGCCGCCCGCCGCCGAGGCCACCGGTGCGCCAGCGGGACTGGTGATCGTCGAGGTATCACCAGGGCTGCCGTTATCGCCGAAGCCCAGACCCTCGTTCTGCCCGCCCAGACCGCCGCCCCCGGCGAAGATCGAATACGCCCCAGCCTCGATGGGGAAGGTGCCGGTGGCCCACGCTCCGGGGTAGCCGCCGACACCGAATGCGCCCGAGCCGCCTTCACCGGCACCGCCGCCACCGGCGGCCGGGGCGATCACATACTCGCCGTACCCGCCTGCCGCCCATGCCGGGGGTGTCCACGGCGCGGTGCCCGGACCGGTGAATACGGTGGTTTCTGCGGGCCGAAACGTGATCGAGGCACTGAATCCGCCGACATCGGAGAGGATGTTTTGCAGCGCATTGATCGCCGCGCCTTGGGAATTGACCGTGTTGACCAGGGCGGCCATCGCCGCGTTGGCCTGCTCCTGGGAGGCCCGGGGCACATTGTTGCCGCCGAACTGATTGAACAGCTGGGTGGGGATCGAAGCCAGCGCGTCGGCGAAGCCCTCCACTGCCTGACCCACGACGCCCGGGGTGTTGCGGATGGCGTTGATGCCGGCATCGATGGCGCCCTGCGCGTTGCTCTGCGCTGCTGCCGCCGCGGTGGAGGCAGCGCTGGCGTCGGCCATCGCGGTTGCGGCATTCGTGCCCGCAGTGTTGGCCGTCGACTTGGTTCCCAGGAAATCTGCCACCGACGCCGCAATGTTCGCCCACGATCCACCACTGAGCCACGATGTCCAATTGCCCAGCCCTGTAGCCGCATTGGTCCCCGCTGTCGCGGCAGTGCTCTTGGTGCTCAAGAAGTCGGACACCGCGGCACCGACGTTGGCCCACGAGCCGCCGGTGAGCCATGACGTCCAGTTCCCGAGTCCGGTGTTCGCATTCGTCGTCGTACTTGAGAGCTCCGACCACTTCGCCGTCAACCAGTCGGTGATCGAGCTGAACGTCTTACCATTGCCGCCCGTGACGGCCTCGGCGATCTCCTGCTCAGAAACCTGGCTGCCGCGCTGGCTCAAATCAACCGCAACGGGCGTCGGTTCCTGCCCGACTTCAAGCACTTCACCGGGGCTGGTCGCCATGAGTCGGCCGGCGACCGCGGACAGAACCCACTTCCCCACCCGGATTGTTCGCGGATTTTCGAGTGCTGAGAGCCGCTGCGCCACCTCGCGTGTCCACTCCTGGTCGGTGCGCGGCGCCTGGCCTGGAACTCGGCTCACTGTGTCACCGCCCCTTTCTGGGCGATCTCCACCAGTTCCGGTAGGTCGTCGTTGACCGAAGCCAGCGTGAGCGCCACGGCTCCCTCACCGGTGACTGTGACGTTCTGCAGTTCCATCAGTTGCAGCACCCCCAGTGCTTCGACGTTGAACCGTACTGACGGGATCAGCTGCGAAATGCCTAGCGGAGCATCAGGATGCAGCACGGCACCGTCAGAGAGCACCAAGGTGTCTTTGATGGCCCCGGTGTAGCGCACGTATTGCTTGGCTGCGCGGTCGACGTTGGAAACACCGAACATGTCGTCGATGTTGTTGATCGTCTGCAACCGCAGACCGCCCATCGGCACGCTGGCGCGAGCCAGGTTGTCGCCGCCGCGCAGTAGGACATCGTTGTAGGTCTGGCTGCCATCACGCACGATCGAGAACTCCCCGCCCGTGAAGTCGTCTTCGCCGAGCGCCACAATCGATTTGAGCTGGGCCGGACCCAGGATGGGCACACCGCCCACGACTGTCCAGTGCAGCCCCAGCCCGACGAGCCGATCGAACGTCGCACTCATCATCTGCTCGTCGGCGATAGCCTCGAAATCGAAGTGGTCGCCGCGCGGGTCCACGCGTTCGATGGCTCGAGTGTTCAGTCCGTGGTGGGCGATCATCGCGGCCCACAGCTCGCCCGCGATCTTCGAGGGGTCGGCTGCATCCCAGTTTTTCGTCAACGGGCAGCGCGTGCGGGTCATCAACGCCGACATATCCCGCGCGGAAATGGAGGTTCGTGAGCGGCTAGCTGAGACCCGCTGGATCGGTCCTGACCAGTACAGCTCGCGGCCCTGAGCGTCGAACACGTCGATCCAATGCAGCCACGGTGTGATGTCCATGCGGTCGGCGTCGATCACGCTCGGCACGGTCATTTCCAGCACCGATACTTGCCGCTGCTCGCGGGTCCATTTCAACGACTCCTGATGCGTGGCCAGGAATTGGTCGAGCTGCTTGCCGCTGGCGGTGCGCAGCGACACGATCTGTTCAGAGCTGATGACCGGCACCGCTCACGGCTCCCGATCGGTGAGTGTCATGGTGACCTCGAATTGCGAGGTGCTAGCTGTTTGAACGATGAAATCCCAGCATGTTTCGCGGTCGATACGTGGTGGCCGCCAGGGCGCGCCGTTGGGGGTGCCGACGATCCCGACGGCGCGGTGCTTGCGTTCGTCATAGATGGCCCAGTAGCGCCCCGAGATGCCGTCGAGGACCAGCTCTGTCAGTGGCGGCAAACCCGATACCTGCAGCGGGAATCGGTTGTCTTCGCAGCGCACATCGGTGCCGCACACCCGCAGAAACGCTTGCAGTGTCAACGGCGTCTGGCCGAGGTTACGGATCGCGATAGTGACCGCGGTGTCCCGGCAACGGAACGCGTAATCCATGGTGGGGATACGGAAGCTGTACTTGTCGATCTCGCCGACCGGCAGGCACCCGCCGCACACCGGCGGCGGAGTGTCCAGGATCGCGATCTCCTCGGGCACGCAGTCAGCGGAGAACAGCACCGGCATGTCCGAACAGGTGGAGGGCTTTTCGCAGTCGGCAGCGTGAACCCAGTTGACCGGCTGCCTGGTGATCTCGTCCCAGTCGACCGGCACCCTTACCTGCGGCAGGTAGGCGTAGGGCGAGAGCACCGTCATTTCCCAGCTGATGCGATACAGGTTGGCTTGGTGATGCTGGCCGGCCTGGGTGTTGTATTCGGAGATGATCCGCGGCTCTTTGGTCAAGACAACGCCATGCACCTCACGCACCAACGATGCCGGATCGACGCCCGAATGCGCTGGGCTGGCAGCAAGATAACGCAGAACGCTGGTGTTGTCGTCGATGGTGTCCCGCAGGATGCAGGACAACCAGTCCATGCCGAACTCGACGCCAGCGTGAGTGCAGGCGATCATCAGCGCCTCGAACGTGAGGGTGCGTGACAGGTCTCTATGCGGGCCGGCCGCGGCCCCTGATCCGGTCATCTGGGTGATGGGCCGTTCTACCGGTGTTGCTCCCAGGCCGTCGATTTTCATCACCCATACGCCGCCGAACTCTGTGGATTCGGGCAGCTCGGTGCTGTACCACGGTGCCAGCTCGGGTCGATAGATGTTGTCGCCCAGGAATTCCCGAAGACCTGGCCACGAATCATCGTAGGTGACGATTGTGGAGCACGACCCGCAGAACGCGATCGGACCCCAGCACGTGCCGTTGATCTCAAACAGGCCGGGCCCCAGCCGGCGGGCACCGTTGGGCGGCGTGAGCAGGCCGGGGCTCACTTCGGTGGAGCTGTCGGGGATTTCGTAGAACCCCGGAAATTCGGTGGATTCGATGAGCGCGCAGTCGGTGCTCGGATCGTTGCCAAAGACACCGATGTCGCTGGTTGGCACATCCTGGCCTAGGTGCGCGATCACCCGGGAGCTGTTGGCAATCTCCACGCCGTTGAGGGCGAAGTATCCGCGGTAGGCCATCAGCTCATCAGCTCCAACAGTCCGGCGCGGACGTTCTCGCCCGCTCGTGGGCCGCCCTCGACGTTGATCTGCGCGGTCACATACGTGGGGTTGCCGCTGGCGCCGCCAGGGTTGCGTTCCAGCGCGGCGATCATGCGCTCGAACAGGATGGTCTGTTGCGGCGATAGGACGCGCTCGGGCCGGATCGTCGCCTTGGGCATCATGCCGACACCGCGCGCGAGGCCGCCCTGATCGAATGATCCGCCACCCAGGATGGCCAGCAACGGCGCGAACAGGCCCGTCAAGCCGCCGCTGAGTGCACCGATGATGGCCAGCGGAATTTCGAGCGCCGCGGTGATCGGTGCGGCGATCAGGTTCTCCAGCAGCCCGCCACCGAAGATGGCATTGACGATGTCCGGGAAGTAGCTTTGCAGCCCTTCGCCCAGCATGTCGATGATCACCCCTGCCGCCTCGACGGCCAGCTGGCTGCCGATCTCGGCGATGATGTCCACGCCCGCCTGCCCGCCCGAGCTGATGAGAGCGGACACAATGCCGCCAGCGCCCGGTGCTTGGGTGTTGACCGCAGCGCCGGCCGCCGATGCTCCCGCTTGAATCGCGGCGTTGGCAACGGCTTTCGCGATCGGCACGATGACCTTCTCGATGATGTACTTGATCAGCGCCTCGATCACAATCTTGAGGATCCGGATGCGTTCCTGTGCCGCTTCTTCCTCGCTGGTGGATGAGCGGTCGACGAGCGCCGAGGTGTCGTTCATCAGGCGTCCGCTGGCATCGAATGCTTCGAAGTCGCCGCGGAACTGACGGAACTCGTCGGTCATCTCATTCAGGGTGTCTCGGGCCTCAATTTCGACACCCAGCACCCGCAGCAGCACACGCACCAGCAGGTTGACGATGGCACCCAGGATCGGGATCTGCGATACGCCAAAGAATTCCGCGCCCACCGTGTCGTTGACGTTGACGCCGCCGCCGGTGGCGAACCCGCGCACACCACCGTGGCGGGCAAGGGCGGCCCGGAACGCGTAGACACCAGCATGACCGCCCATGCGGGCTACGTCGTCGGTGGTGAGCACGTGTTCGTTCGGCATGAGCAGCGCCGGAACGGAATCCTTGCCCGGGATGCCGCCATACACTGGGCCGCCGGTGGCGAAGAGTGCGCCGGCGATGTTGCCGCCGATGCCGGCTGCAGCTCCCCCACCGCCGCCGTCGGCTGGGATCGCGCTGCGGACCGCATCGGCGATCGGTGGTGCAGCCGCCTGCCCCAGGGCGGTACCGATCTGGCCGCTCACGCTGTCCTTCAAGCTCTCCAGGGCCGATTGCACACCCGCCTTGACGACCGGCTCCAGCGCTTCCTCGTTGAGTTTGGCGTTGGTCTGCTCGATGACATCGACGAGTTGTTCACGCATGGCGGACAGTTGGGCGTTGACGCTGGTGAATGTCCGGTCAAGTAAGGCGCCCGTGTTGGAGAACATGCGTCCGCTGGCGTCGAAGGCCTTGCCGTCGTTGGTGGTGAGTTCTCCTGCGTCGCCGCCGGCGCGGGTGAAGTCCTCGACATTCAAGCCCATGGCCTTGGCAAGTGCCAGCGGGTTGCGTTCCTTGACGAGCTGATTGAGCTCGGTGTAGGTGGCGTTCTTCTTGTTCCAGGGCTCCTGGCCGAGCCCGGCGACCGCGCTCATCACGTCGCCTGCGACGTTCGACGCGGCTAGTCCACCCGACTGCGACAGCGCACCAAGCATTTGGTCGCCCATGCCGCGCATTTGGCCGTCGAAGTTGGTCACGTAGACCGGGACCACGCCGCTGCCCGTGCCGGCCAGACCGGGGGCACCGCCTGGCATCGGCAATCCGGGCATGCCCGTCGCCGCGCCGGCGGCGACCTTGGCGTGGATGTGGTCCTGATGTCCGGCGACGGTGGAGCTGTTGCCGTTGAAGTCTTCCCACTTGTCGCGCCAAATTGTTGAGTCCAGGCCCAGCGCAATGTAGTTGGCGCGCAACGCCGCGTTGATACGGTCGCCGAGTTCCTTGTTTTGGCCGACCATGATGTCCAAGGCGCGGCCGCTCGGGTGGTCGGAGATAGCGTCCTGGCGCACTCCCCCTATCTCGCGGACCTCGGGGAAGTTGGTGGCGATGAAGTCCCACAGCTGGTTCGCGTTGGGTTGCAGCCCTGACTTGGAGCCCTTCGGTCCGCCGCCTGCCGGGAGCGCCGCGATTGCGGTGCCGTTGGGAACCGCTGTCCTGCCGAGCTTGTCACGGAACGTCTGCAACGAGCTGATCAGCGCGCTGTTACTCGAGTTCAGGGAGCCGGTATATCCGCCGCCGCCGATGATCTGCTCAACCAGCGCGGCGATAGCGTCGTCTCCGAGGGCACCCCGTTTCTTGTTCCGTGCGGTGGTGATCGCCCGGATGACCGGGTCATTGGCGTCCAGACCAGCACCGACGAGTTCGGCTGTCAGGTTGCCGCTCTTGGCGAACTTTGACAGCAGCGCCGCGTACTGCGCGTATCCGCCGGCACCCACACCACCGATTCCGCCGATACCGCGGGGCAGGTAGGTGCTCGGGTCCTCGCCAATCCACTTCGCCGGGTCTCCTCCCAGCGCTTGGATCGCCGCCGCGGCGGCCTCGTAGCCGGGATTGCGTGCCTTGATCGGTGTGCCGAATGGCCCCATCCGTGTCGGCGAATTGCCGGTGGCCGATGCGACGCCGTCGGAGGCGATGGACTTGATGGCATCCGAGGTCGCGGGCAGCGGGCCGCCACCCTTGCCGGCCAACAGGTCCCGGATTTGTCGCAGCACTCCGAGTTCGGTGTTGTCATCCACGCCAGGAATACCTGCCACCGCACCGACCACGCCGCCGTCGGCGTATCCCCTGCGGGACAGGCCGCTACGGAACCGGCTGTTGATGGCGTAAATGGCTGCAGCCCCACCCAGGCCGCGCACAGCCTCGGGGATGAGCACGCCCTCGCCGCCGGACATCGGTACCAGCATGTTGTCGACACCGGGAGACCAACCGGGCAGCACGCCGCCGTCGGCGCGGCCAGGCGGCACCGCGGGAGTCATTCCCTGCGCCTGGATCATCATGGTGATCGTCTGCTGCTTGTACTTGAGGATGAACGCTTCGACCTGGGCTTGTGCCGCACTGGTGTTGGCCTTGACCTGGATCTCGTTCTCCGAGACCTTGGTGATCTGCACATCCAGGGACTCAAGGTTTTTCATCACTTCGGGCGACGGGTCTTTGATCTTGACCTCACCCTCGGGCAGTGCCTGGATGTCCGATGCCAACTTCTGGACGTTGGCCTGTACCTCGGGCAACGCACCGGCGCCGATCAACTGACCGAGGTTTGTTCCTTGCGGGGCGGGGACGTTTTGCCCCGTCGCGCCGGGTATCGGCAGGAACGTGGTCGGTTGCTTCTGTGGAGGCGGAGCAGGGGGCGGGAGCGTTGGTAGCGGGAACGAGGGGGTGTACGGCGTCACGCCGCCCAGGTTCAGGCCGGGCAGTGGTTGACCGTCGGGACCGATCACCGCGCCGTTCGGGCCGATGCTGTACCCCGGAAGTTTCCCCGCCTGAATCTGCGCGAGCATGCCTTGCGACAGCGACGGTCCACGGTCGACCGGAAGCATCGTCTTGAGGTCGATGCCACTGGGGGAGATAACCGGCGGCGGTGGGTTGTCATGGTGCTCCTGCCACGACTTGTCCCACTCGGCTTTGCCTTCTTCCAGGCGCTTGCGAGACAGCTCGAACAACGACACACCGGCACCAATCATGGCGCCGAGCGCAGCACCCCACGGACCGCCCATCAGGCCACCGGCGAGGGCACCGCCACCGATGTTGGCGGCGAACCCTCCGGCCTGCGCCAACCCCGAATCCGAGTTGATCAAACCGCCGCCGATCTGGAATGCCGCCGCACCGACGCCCAGACCTGCCAGCGCCTTGTTGATTCCCCCTGCCGCTGTCCCTGCTTTCCCAGGTAAACCGTCCAGAGCCGACCCGATGCTGTTTATCCCGGACAGAACCGACGTAATGCCGGAGATCGTTCTCCACGCCAGGAATGCTGTGACGACACCGGAGATGCCGCCTGGCATCGAGTTGAGAAGGTCGGTAACCATTTTGAGGATCGGTAGCAGCACCGCGGTCCACTGCTTCATGCCGTCGTAAACATCACCCAGGAGCGAGGCGACGTTGCCCAGGATCGGCATCCACTGCTTGATCTGCTCGCGTCCCTCGGTGAAGAACTTGATCAGCTTCTCTTGGCCCTTGTCCGATGCCAGGAAGTCGGCCAGCGCGCCGGACCCGCCGTCGAGTGCGGACAACAGACCGCCGTCGCCGCCAGCGGCTTTGGTGATCGAGGCGATGATCTTGCCGATGTTTAGCAGTGTGTTGCCCAGATGGTCGGCACCCTCGATGCCTTCGGTGATCCATTTGTCGAGGTTGCCGTTCTCCACCGATCGGGTGATCCAGTTGTCGAATCGCTTTGTGACAGCGGTCAACCCGTCGGCGATACGCGGCAGGAAGTCGCTGCCCTCGGCGGTCAGTGTGCCGAAACCGTGGATCAGCGGTTCGATCGCCGCGTTGGCGCGGTTCTGCGCGTCGGCGGTGTTGCCGAACAGCTTGTCCAAGATTGACTGCGAGGAGTCCAGGCCGCCGACGCGGCCCAGTTCCTTGAACGTGGCGTTCCATGCCTTCGCGATGCCGCCGAGGCCCTTCTCCAAGGTGGGTATCGATTTGTCGGTCAGTTCGGTGATGCTCTGATCGACGCCTTCGAACATGTTCTGCGCCACGATGTCGCGCTGCAGATGCTCCAGTTGGGGGCGCGCGGAAACTATGGCCTTGACGACGCCCTGGACCGCCGGGGCAAGGCCCTGCATGGCCTCGGCAGCTTTCTTGATGTCCTTCGGGTCGCCCGACTTCGCGGCCTCCCACGATGCCTTCACCGCGTCGGACAGGCCGTGGAACCCCAACACCGCGGTGCCGATCGACGAGACCATGCCGCCGATGACGCCAGGTACAACGAATCCGACCTGGACGAGCTGCTGCAGTGCCCCGGTGAGGTTGACAACGGCCGTGGTCGCGGCCGGAAGGCTGCCGACACCGAGTGAAATCGCATTCAATCCTATGGGGCTGGAAAGGAAACCTCCCCTGCCGCCATGCCATCTGACACCGCCGCCAGAGCCGCCGCCGCCTCCCCCACCGCGGCTACCGCCGCCTGGCGGTGGTCCGGCCGGGGTCGGTGCAGCTGCCGCGGCGATCCGCGCCGCCGCGTTCGCTTCCCAGGCTGCTGTCTGCTTTTGGATGGCCCGGGTGGTCGCGTTGATCGACCGTGTCGAAACGCTCTCGCCAGCACGCGCTTTGGCTGCCGACTTGGTGTGCTCGTCACCGATGTCCTCGACCGCTTCGGCAACGGCCCTGGCTGCTGCTGTCTGCTTAGCGGAGGACTTTTCAGCCGCACGCGCGGCCTCGACATACTCACGCTCGATTCGATCAAGCTGCGCTTGAAGCCTCGCCATGGCGGGCCCCATGTGCTTTTGCACAGCAGCAGTGATCTCGTCGTCAAGGTTCGAACCGTCGATCGACAGATCAAGGCGAATCGAGCCGACGGGCGTGGTCACCGGCTCAAGCTAGCGAGGTGGGGTGCTACTTCTCGGCCTCGCTGTTCACCGCTTCCGGTGCCTTCGACACCTTTTCGAATTGCTCGACACCTTCGTTGAGCAGCGCGCCGATCAGCTCCCCGATGGTGTTGGCGTTGTATCCGGTGTCGTCCGGGTTCATCAACCGCGAGTAGACGTGCTCGTAGGTGTCTTCCGACAGATGCCGGGCGATGAACAGGCCGCTGATCTCGTTCTTCATCTTCGCCGGAACGTACTTGCCCATTCCCAGCGACAGCGCCGACATGGCCTGTGGTGTGGGAACCCGGATTTCGAGCTTGTCGCCACCAAACTCCAGGAACTCGTGCGGCCACCCGCTGGGCGTCGCTACCTCGCTACTGGCCCGGACCGCTGGCAGCGCATCACCGTGGGCAGCTGGTTCAGTGACTACCTGCGTATTAGGCGCGATGACATCTTGTTCGATGGCGCCGGCTGCTGCCGGTTCGGCCGGTGCAGGGGCGGACGGCTGGAGAGGTTCCGAGGCGGGTGTGGTCATGGCGCGTAGCGTGCCGAGCAGGGGTGCAGCCGAACGATTCACTCGCAGTGAATAGTTGGTCAGCGTTCCCGCGATGCCACTCGCATTCCGGCGTTGCGCAAGAACGGTCGCGCCTTCGTTCCCGGGTGGTGCACCAGCTTTGCGAACACCGTGCGCCCGCCTATCTGGAACCGCAGCGCTTTGGCGTTGCGTGGCCGGATGAGGTGAGGCCGCGAGCCCTCGTGGACGTATAGCGCGTAGCGGGCGTTGTTGCCGACGCTGCCGGAAATCGTTCGGGGGCCGGTGAAACCGATGTGTCCCTCGTTGACCTGGCGGCCGAGGTTGCCGGTGCGAACGGGGGCGTCGACGCGTGCCTGGGTGGCGATACGTCGCTGCAGGGACGCCATCCGGCGCCGGCCGAAAGACCGGGTCTGGTCGTTGAGCTCTCGTTCGTGAAGCTCGAAGCGCCCTCTAACTCGCGCCATCGGGCTTCGTCTGCGGTGCGTCTGGGTCGGCGGCCGGCGACCGGCGTGCGCTGCGGACACGCTTGGCCGAGGTCTCCGTGTCGGCCTCGGTGTGCGGGCTGTCGGCAGCGGAATCCGGCTCGGTTTCGTCCGATGTTTCGGCTTGCGCGGTGCTTTCGCTGCTGGACTCGTTTCCGGGGGCTTCAGGTTCGTCGAGGTTGCCGTCCACCACGACGGCGCCACCGATCTGCACCAGCTTGCGGACCTCGTCGGTGACGGCCACTGTCTTGCGCACGCCCCGCGCCAGACTCGTGGTCGGTGTCAGGCTTCCCTCGATGGTGACGTAATGCCCCACAGCGCACCCTCTCTCATAGCGACACGTAGGCCATACCGGTCCACGCGATCAGCCCGCCCTCGGGCCCTTGCGGCGCGATGGTATCGGTGGCTACTGCACGATCGGGCTTGGTCAGCGCGGTGGCCGCCAGACACAACGCCGTTTCGATCCGGAACGAGTCATCCAGGCTGATCTCGGCCTCCGATTCGAGCACCGGCCACTTCGGTTTGGCTGACATGTCCGCGCACCGTGCGATACCGATCTCGACCGCCAGTGCCCGCACCACATCAGCGGTCTTGCAATCCCGGGCGGCAACGTAGGCAGCGGGAAAATCACTGCGCCGGCTGCGGTATCGGCGATCCACCCGCACCCAGAGCAGCGGCTCTTTGCAGCCCGCCGCCGGCCCGTGCTCGGGATCCCAAACGGACAGCGGCAGCGGCCCGTCGCCGGCGAAGAACCGCACATCCTTGGAGCCGCCACCGAGCGGCGGTTGGAACGAATCTGTTGGGTTGAAGGCCTTTTTCATCGCGTTGATGAATTCGTTGACGATGTCGGAGGCTGGATCGTGGGGATTCACAGCACCTCCGGTGCCTGCTGGAGTCGATGCGGATTGACCGCGGACAGCCACATGTCCACCTCGCTTAGCCCCGTCTTGCCGGCGGCGAGGATCTTGGTCGGATCGAATTCGTGGCTCACACCGCGGCGGGTGGTGGCCACCACGGTGCGCGGCAGGCGGCATGTGTCTTCGTCGTCGCAGGCGGCAACAAATTCGCGGGCTAGTTGGCCTACCAGTTTGTCGACGCCAGCTGGTACGGGGTTGCCGCGTGCGTAGGTCACCGACCAGGTTCCGGGCTCCCCGAGCGGCCTGCCGAGATCTTGGCTAGGCCATGCACCGTCCTTGCGGTACAGGGCGTTTCCCTCCAGCTGGTACCCGGACTCATCGAGCACCGCGCCGTCGATCCTCACGTCGGTGATCGATGCGACCGGGCCCGGCAGATGCACTACCCGCGGGCCCGTGACCGAGCAGCCCCCGATACAGCCACACGGCCAGTTCACCCATTGGCCGGCATCGAGTGTCAGAACGGTCGAGCTGTATCCGAATCCCTGCGCGTAGGAGCGGCAGGGCCGCGCTGTGGTTGCGCAGGCGCCGAACTGGCGGCCGGACAGCGCCCACAGCACGTGCACGGCAATGTCTTCGGCGTTGCTGCGCCGCATCAGTTCCAGGTTGTGGGCCGCTTGTTCCTCCGCGGTCGGGCTGGTGCCGAGTTCGGGCAGCGGCGGCAGACAGCTCCGGTCGATCGGCCAATCGCAGGACATGGGGCACACGGTAGGAGTCGGGGGTGCTTACACATGACGAAACGCCCGGGGGCCGTGACACCCCGGGCGTTTCGCTCGCCTGCTCCTCTACGCCGGTGTGACGGTGGCGGCACCGCCAGTCAGGCCCGTGCTGTCGGCGCTAAGCGCCCCCAGAGCCGGGTCGAGCTTCACGGTGTAGCTGCCTGCCGTACCGGAGACCTGGACCTGGCCCACCTCGACGTTGGGCAGCGCCTCGATCGCCGACTGCACCGCCGCGGGCAGCGCGGTGGCGGCGATGTCGGCGGTCGGCTCAGTGTCGACCTTGGCCTTCCAGTTCCCGGTGCCGGTGACCGCGACGGTGTACGTCTTCGGGTTGCAGATCGGCTGCGGCGGAGCCACATCAGCGGCGTCCACACCGAAGTACGCCTTACCTGGTCCGGTGAAGATCGACTGCACCGCCAGCTCGCACGCACCTTCGGTGGGCGCCGGCGGCGGCACCGGGGTCCGGAACAGGATCAGGTGGTTGTCCGAGGGCTTGCTGTACATGGGAACCAGCAGACGCCCCGGTGTGCCGGCGGGGTCGATCGCGGCCACGTTGTACGGGCCCCGTCCCCAGCGCTTGGGCGCGATCGTGCGACCCGTCAAGGTGAAGTTCGACGCTTCGGCGCCAACAGGGATTGCGCCCGAGACGAACTCATTGCCCGCAAAAGCGAGATAGCCGTATTGGCGTCCGGATGCCGCCGCGGAGAAGATCGAGTCATCCAGCGGCTCGGGGCAGTCGTCGTCGCCCTGGCCGCCAGTCCAGATCTCGAACATGACGCCCGACTTGTCATCGACGGACTTGCTGTCGATCACGCCGATCGGGTTGCCCTCATGGTCGAGCACCCGCGCCCAGCCGAGGATCAGCGACCACAGGTCGGGGTCAACGCCGCACAGCTGCAGTTCGGTGTTCCACCAACGGCGTTCGGCCGGGGTGCGATCACTGACGCACTCCTTGCCCGCGGCGTTCTCTTGGGTGATCTCGTTGGCTTCCTTCATATTCGGATCCAGGTTGACCCGAATGAATCCCTCGGTGACGATGCGGTTGGCGTTGCCCTGGATGGGCAGACCGCACGAATCCACCTTGGTCACGCGGAGCGCATAGCCCTTAACGACTGCGAATGCCATGTGCTGGCTTCCTCCTGCTATCAGGCGCTTCGCGCCGGTCCATTACGTTTTCCGAGGCTGCGGCGAACAGTAAAAGGACGGGGTGCATCAGATCTCTTCGCGTAACTCGGCCGGGACCGCCGGAGTTGGCTTGCCGGGCGCGTGTTGGCGCGCCCACTCCATCCACTCACGGATATAACGGACAGCAACGCGCAGTTTGGAGCTGAGCTTGTCTCGTTCGGTCTCGACTGCCTTCACATGGGTTTCGAGATTCCGGACGCGTCGCGTGGTCAGCCCCTGCCAGGCGGTCAGGATGGCGACGATGACGCCACCAATGGCCTGGATCTGGTCTGGGCTCACTCGAATGACCTTCGCCGATGTAGTGAGGCAGTCCCACGCTCACCGACATGCACTGCGGCCAGGCACTTGGCGAAGCTCGCCGCTGCCATACCGCCGGCGACGCTGGCCGCAGCGAGCCACGGAAAGAACCGGGCGTCAACAGATTGCGTAGCTTCGGCACCAACACCGAGACCGCCACCTACAAGGAACCCTTGTGCCGCAGAACTCACGGTGCGCTCCACCGCGTCCTTCCAGAACTCCCGGGTAAACAGATCGCTCACGAGTTCATCGCCTCTGAAGCGTGCTTAGCGATGGCCGCGAACACTGCTTCCTTGTTGGGCAGCTCGTGGGTGTCCAGACCCTTGGACGCGGCGTAGGCATCGAGCTGCGGCCGCTTCCAGTCCAACTCAGGATCGCCCTGTGGCCAAGCCTTCGGCGCGAAATCACCTGTAGGAAACGGCTCCTGGGCGGGGTCGCCGATGGCCGTACCTTCGGCGTCGGTCGAAACCGGTTCAGCGAGCGGCAACGCCGCGCGAGAGCCGTCGTCGCCCGTGGTCGCGTCGGTCATTGCTGCTGGCGGTGGTCCATCGTTGGAGTCGTCGGCGTCCACTTCGTCGAGCAGGCCGGCCTCGCGGGCATTGCCTTCCGGCACTACGTAGACAGCGCGCGGACCCTCGCGGGTCAGTTTCTCGATGGCCTCGGGCGGTGTGCCGACTTCCAGCAGTTTGGCCAATCCGGGGCCGCGCAGCGTCCCGTCGACGAAATCGATGGTGGCGAAGCCCTCCTTGACCACAACTTCCACACCAGCAGGCATGACGTCCAACCCTTCTACGTGATGTTCACGGCGCCGATCAGCGCCTCATATCCGACGACCAGCGACCGCTCGGCGATGGCCTTGAATTCGTTGTGCTGCAGGCTCGGCGCATCGCGCAGCTCCACTGGTCCGCGCCATCCGTAGGTGGGGCTGGTAGCGATCAGCTTGGAGCCCAGCGCCGAGACGTAACCGCCGCCGAACACCCAGGTGTTACCCAGCGGTGAAACCAGCCGGCCGTTGTTGTAGCGGATCAGATTCGCCTGTGCGGCAGGGGCGGCCAACTCCGCCGACGCGTGAATGACCCCGACGGTGCCGGTGTCCGCGATCAGCCCCTCGATGGCGCCGATAGCTGCCACGATTCCCGTCTTAGCCGCAGGCGTCCCGGCATCGAGCAGCATGCGGGCCGCGAGCGTTTTCTCCGTCTGGATAGGCTCCAGCACGCGGTGTACTTGCTGTGCCCGGACCCGGATCTCATCGCGGCTCCGCTTGAGCAGACTGCAGTCGTCCGATGCGTACGTGGTCTGCGCAATGAACGCATCTAGGAAGGCAGGACGCTCACCCTTTTTGACATCGGCGGGTTTGAGCTCAGACTCGGTGGCGTTCCATGCTGCGCTCCAGACGCCGAACTGGGTGCCGCCGCCGTAGTTGAAGACCCGGAACTCGACACCGGACGGCAGCCAGCGCAGCGGACCGCTCTCGTCGACCCACTGGGTGGCAGCGACGAGCCCGTTGGGTGCCGGGTTGACCAACGGTGCGTCAAACTGCACCGGGGATAGTGCTGCGGTCATGTGGCGCGATTCCTCTCTGCCGGGAAGGCGGGCGGACGTGAATGCCTCGGTTGTTCACGTCCGCCCGCCTCGTCCAATGCGATTCGCCGGGCTCCGCTACGGGGTCGCAGGCGGCGTGTTGCACGCCACGGTCTGACGAGCGCCGATAGCACCGGACACGCAGATCGGCAGCCGCACGATGATCGACTGGTCGCAACGCTTGCCCACCTGCAGCGAGTCCTCGGTGAACACGTGGGTGTACTGGTTGAGCTGCAACTGCTGCAGCGGGTACTGCACACCCAAGGTGATGACGTTGTTCATGGTTCGGAACCAGGTGCCGGCCGGATACAGCATCACGTCGACCGTGGCCGGGTACACCACCGTGGCCATGTTGCCGGGCTGGCCCGCGCCGCGGGTCTGCCAATCAACCACGTACTGCAGGTAGATGTCGCGGACCGCCAGCCAGTTGTCGATCTCCGCGTTGGTGACGGCCAGGAATTCCTTGCCCTCACGCAGCGCAAGGTCTGCTCGCAGCACCTCGCGGAACCACACCGGCGCAACGCCTTCGATGGTGGCGTTGTCTGCGAGCCCCTTGTTGTACCGAAGGTTCGACGCCTGCAGCGCCAGACCGTTGAGAACGCCGCTAGTTGCTCCCAGCACCGCCCCGGCAGGAACCACGATCGGAGTGCCCGACCCAGCGACCATCTTGCCGATAGAGATCTGCGAGACACGGTGCTGGTGGGCAACCTGGATCTGCTGCAATGCGTTCTCGATCGCCTCGGGCCAGGCTTGGCGCATCAAGATGCCGGCCTTGGCCGCCCAACCGATCGCCTCCAGGCGCCACTCGAGGAACTCGTCCGGGCACGGCAACTCGATGAGCTTCTTGACCGCAGTCGGATCGCCCTGGGCGTTAACGGCTTCGAGTTCGGCTTCGGTGAAGTGCCACAGGTTGTCCAGTAGCGCCGACACATCGGGGCTGATCGGGACGCGGACACCTCCGCGAGAGAAGTCGAACGGGAAGTCCGGCAGCGACAGCAGATTCGACGCCTCGGGCACACCACAGAAGGTGTAGACCTGCTGCGACGGAGCACACCAACCACCAGCAGCGACCAGGCCCTTCGCGTTCACTGGGCCGTGACCCGGGATGGCGCGGCCGATGGCATCCAGAACCGCGAGCGCCTCATGCTCATTGGCAGGCGCCGGAATCTCCGGAGCAGGCCGCGTCAGGCGGGCGATCGCCTGGGTCGCGTAGTTGCCGTCAGGGCTCGTGCCGGTGCGCTGACGGCCCGAGACGGACCCTGCACTTACAGAGGCAATCGACTGAGCAATCTCGGCGAAACCGACCTTCTCGGTGCCGAACTCGGCGTACTTCGGCGCCGACTGCAGCATGTCCCAGCCCTTGGGCGTCTCATCGCCGGGGGTACCGGAAGGGATATCACTGTTGCGAACTGCGCCCGCGAACTCGACCTGACGGCCCGAACCTGCGGCAGCGGTGACAGTTTCCGAATCCGCGGCAGCTGCCGCGGTGGCGGCTTCGGCCTCTGCCACCACTTCCGCTGCAGCACCACCGTCGCCGTCTGCGGGGGCTGCCTCGCTGTCTGTCACGGTGTCGGCCTCTGGCTCGGCCGCGGGCTTCTCGGTCGCGGCATTCGCGCGGTCGAGTAGGGCGTTGAGGTTCTCGGTCTGTGCCTGATCGGCGGCGGCGATCGAATCGCGCTCGGTCACAACCTTGTCGCGACTGTCGAGCAAGTACTCGAAACGCTCAGTCTCCTCAGCGCTGAACTCGTCGTTGGCGGCGGCGCGGGCCTGGAATACCCGGATCTCCGCTGTCACAGTGGCAGCCAGCTCGTTGAGCTCGGCGACGGTGGCGGGCAGCGGATCGGGCAGCTTGTCGAACTTCACTGCGTGCTCCTGTTCTCAGAGTGAAACTCTCGGTCTGTTCGATCGCTCCCCGGCACATAGCGCATGACAGGAACTCTCTTGGCCGCAGAACGTAGAGACGGTGCGTGCACACGCTTTTCAAGTAGCAGCCGCCAAAAGAGAAACCCGCAGGTCAAAGACCTGCGGGAATCCCTCTGCGGTTAAAAGCCTTTAAGAAACTCAGTTGGTGATGAGCTTGATGGTGCCGCCACCATTTCGGCGTTGTTCCTTCTTGGCCTCAATGAGCGTCAGGAACGAAGTGACCGTCTTATCTGGCGCGGTGTATTCGAAACTCTGCACCGTCGCACCGGAAGACGTGACCGAACCGGCGCGTGTGCCCCTGCGGCATCCGCACCCCATCAGGCACGCTCCAACAGTTGGCTCATCCGCTCGGCCGGCGATGGTTCCGGCGGCAGATCCCCAACGGCCAATGTCGCACGCGTGAGCAGCGCGGTCCGCTTGGCAGCATGGGCGGATTCGGCCAAGGCTTCGGTGACGGCTGCCTTGATGTCATCGCGAGACAGCGCTGTAGTGCCGGACGCTCCCGGGCGCGGCGACATGGAAGCCACCAACGACAACGGGTTGCCTTGTGAGTCAGTTGTTCTGCGGCACAGGAATCCCGGCGTGTTGACTGCCAGCACGGCAACAAGCTCCAGCGAACCACCGTAGGGCCGCCAGTCACCCGACAGTGGTGCAGCCAAGCCCATCTCGATCTTCTCCTGCGTGGCCCACGGAGCCGCGACACCCGACACCCAAATTCCGTGCGCGTCCTCGCCTGCTCGTACGAGCGCAAAGCACGCCTCGGCGTTGTCGTAGTGCGCCTGAGCTTCTGCGTTGCTCACTCCAGACACCGGTGCGTGTCCGATGCCCACGGTCAGCCGACCCACCGATAGTTCAGTGCCATCGGAAAGGCGCACCGGCGGCGACGAGTGAAAGTGTGCATACCCGGTGTGCGACCGCGGAGGCGAGATATGCCCGAGGCCAACGGAACGATGCTTTTCATTGAAGGTGGCTACATGTCCGAAGATCCGCCCCGTTTCGGGGTCGATCGACAGCGGAGTGGGTCCAGCGAGCCCGGGGTCGGAGAACAAGACCGGGGCGTACACGCGTGGTTGGAATTTCGCGGCCATCGACGCAACCAGTGCCTTGTCGCGCGCCTCGCGTTCGGCGTTCAGGGCAAACCTTGTCTGCCCGAATGCAGGGATGGCCACGATGGTGGTGGCGAGTACTTCGGCAGCCGTTGTAGTGGCGAATATCTCGCGGTCAGGGTCGTAGTTTTCCTCTGTCACTACTGTGCCGTCTTGGTACGTGGCGACCATCGTGACATCACCCAGATCCACGGACGGATTGCACACACCATGACTCACTAGGTCGATCGCTTTGATGGCGTTGTCGTTGTTGAGCATGTAGCCGTCCGCACGAACCTCGCCGTCTTTGAACCGAATCGCCTCGATGACTCCCACGGTGACGGACCCGTAGTGGCCGCCTTCCATTTTCTCGCACCACTGCAACGGCATAGGGGTGTCGCGGAAGGCTAGCTCAATGTCGGCTGCAAGCATCCGACCATCCGACGTCGGAGTACCGGTCACCGCGAATAGCGCGTCGGTAAACGTCAAATAGGTCCCTGTGTCTTCAGCCATTTCGTACTCCTGTTCACTCGATGCGGCCCAGCCGCCGGACGCCACGCGCCCGATACCGTCCTCGGTGTCACGGGCACGCACATTGCCTGCCTTGTCTCGGCGCCCAATTTCCTCTGCCTGGGTGCGCCCATCACGGTTGACTGCCACCGAATCCCGGCCGTCGAGGCGCTCAGTGTGCCGATCGACCTCGTCCGGCAGCTCTTCGCCGGCCGCGAGAATGCCGACGCGGCACCGGCAGTTCTTCCACTCCGCGGGCGAAGCCGACATATCGCCCGGGACGAACAGCTGCTCACCGCCAACGGTGAAGTGACCCTTGAGCGGCACTCGCTGCCCGTCAGCGGCCCAATGCGTCGGCCGGGTCTTGCCATCCAGGGTGCAGATCCACGTCTTCTCCAGCCCTGCGGACTCTTCCGACTGCGCCGCAGCGGCGACAACCGCGTTGTTGAGCACATCGGCGGCCTGGTACCCGCGCTGGCGGGCCAGGTCACGCATTTCGTTTGACGACGGCTCCAGGACTTCGGCCGCCCTGGCGCGCAACACCTCAGGTCGGTCCTCGGGGGTCACTGACAAGGTCAGCGTCGGTTCGGCGAGCGCGGCTTCCATCTTGGCTCGCACCATCGCGGGTGTAGCCGCGATATTGTCGCGGCGGCTGGCCAGGAAGTCATCGCGCGCAGCGGCGAGCGCCGGGTTAGTTTCGACATGGGCGATGGCGGCAGCGATTTCCTTGCGGGACATGAGCAGCGAGCCGAGCACGATGGCTAGCACGACGGTGTCGAGGTCGGGCACAACTACGTCGGCGACTGCGCCGCCCAGGCCGATCGTGGCTTCGTACACCGACGCTGCCCACAAGATGCCGAGGCCAGTCATGATGATGGCTTCGGAGTGCTGGTCCCACATGCTTTGGGTCTGTGAGACGGCGTCAGGGTCCGGGGGTAACGCAGCCGCCGCGGTCAGTGCGGGCAGCACAGCAGCGCGCGCCTCCGGCGCCCAGCGCCGCAACGTCTCCGCGTACAGGTCGCTGATCGCTGCTTCGGCCTCGATCGTCCGGGACAGCGCCTCCCCACGCTCAGGCCACATCAGAGCACCTGCCCGTCGACGACCTCACTGGTGAGCTGCTGGCGCGCGATCCTGCGCACGCTGTCCCGGACGCGCTCCGAATCAATCCCCAACCCCGACAAGGCCGAATCACTCAGGATGCTGTCCCATCCTTTGATCAGCCGCGATACTTCCGGCTCGTCGACCGGGCCCATGTACCGGTGATATTCGTGCGTCGGGATGCCCTTGAGCCGCGCGTGCTGCTCACGATCATTCGTGCGGACGCGTCGCTTGCCGGCCAACTCGAGAGCGCGGCCCACCATCAGATCCACCACCGCAAGTTCCACGTTGGCCCGCGCGCTGGCCTGCACACCGCTGCCGTCGTCCTCGGTGTCCGGTTCCTGCTGCTGCTCAGCACCCGACGCGTCCTCTTCCCCGTCGCCTTGGCCGGGCGGCAGCGCTGCAACGGGCTCAGGGAACTCGATGCCCTGCACCGAACTATCGAGTAGGGGCAGCAGTTCACGCAGCAGCGTGGGATCTTGACTCACCCTGTCCTGCGCCCACTGCTGCCAGCCCTCCAAACTGGTGAAGTCATACATTGCGTCATCAGGAATCCCATAGGTCCGTACCAGGTATTCGCTTGTAACCGCTCCCTTCTCGAACGCGTCCTTCGTCTCGTCGGTCAGATCCGGATCGGACGTCAGGGCCGATGCGTCGTACCAGAGAATGTATTTGTCAGGGTCGATTCCCTCATCAATCAACATCCCGCGAAGAACCGACTCGTAGATCGCGTGACAGATGATTTCCATGACGGGCTTGACGTGCACCTGCACGTCCTGATCATCGATAGCCCAAGCGGACCAATGGTTTCCAGTACTCAGCCCAAGCAGCCGCTCCCGGGACATGTCCAACCCCGTCGCTAGCCGAGCGATCGCCTTCTCCCGAGTGTTCAGCGCCGTGTCGGTAACGTCCTTGCCGAACTCAAGGTGATTGATCTTCGCCAGGTGATCGCCAGGCGCAGCCGCCACAATCGGGACCAAGGCGGCCATGCTGTTCTCGTCCTTGGACGCGGTCTCGGCGACCTGAACGATCATCTGCTGCAGCGAGGCTGCGACTCGTCGGCCCGGTTGCAGCTGCGGAGCCGAGTCGCCGGGTTTATCGGCCGCAACCGGCGACTGCTGATCGGGCAATGTGGCTTCCGACGGCACGAACAGCAGTCCATTGTTCAGCAGGCGCGAGTTATCCGCGTTCTTGATCTTTTTCGTGGTGCGCACGATCTCGCGCAGAGAGTCCAAGCACGCCTGCACAGGCGAGTCAGGCAGCGACGCGTCTTCGGCGTCGGGGTTCCACACCCGGAACATGCCGTCTCCCTTGCTCTGATCGAACACGTGCTTTGTGCCGTCAGGCAGCTTGATCGTCACGGTGTTGCTTCGTGGGCCTTGTTCAATCTCTCTGCGCGTGACCGCATACCACTTGGCCACCTGCCTCTGGTTTTGGTCGGTGCCCTCGGTCCGCATCAGGATCGCGATCCACAGCTCACCCGGGACCGTCAACGATTCGGCGGCCCGTCGAGTCAGCTGCGCCTGCCCTAGCCTGCCGCCGGCGATCTTGCGGACGATCTCGGTGACCCGTTGTCCCTCACGGTTGTCCTCGGCGATGCTTCCGGTTGGCTCACCGGTGTCGGCGTCGATTTCGGAGGCCACGAATCGGACTCGTGAGCATGAGTTGGCGCGCCATCCAACGTAGTAGCGCAGCTCGCCGACTGCCCGGTACATCTCCCAGGCTTCGGCCTGCCAGTTGTTCCGGCGGCCGACCGATCCGGCCTGGAAGATCTGGGCCGAGTTGGTTACGGGGGTGCTCGCTGCGGTCAGGGCGCGCGGCGCAGAGGCCGTCAACGCGTCGCCTCTACGGCGTCGAACAACACGCAAGTCTTGGGCGGCCACGTCGCAGACGGTAACTGTGCAGGGTGTTTACTGGCCGGCGTCCGCGTCGCGGCTGACGATCTCCATTTCGTCGGCCGTCAGCGGCGAGGCCAGCCCGACGACATACGAACAAGCCAGCGCCACACCGAAGACAGCCCACCACGGCCAGCCGATGAGATGCACTGGCGCCACCGCGGCGGCCAGCGACAGCCAAAAACCCACGCACCAGGGGCATCCGAGGAATTCGGCCAGCAGGTTCCAGCGCGCCATCCGGCGGGTGTGCGATTGCGCGGTGACCGGATGGCCGGCCGTTCGCGCCTCATCGGCGGCGATCATCGCAAGGTTCGCGCGGTGAGCGATCCACAGCCGCACAGGATCCAGGATGGTGTCGTAGTTGATCAGCCGCACGAGTCGCATCACAGCGAGCACATAAATGATCAGGATCAGCACGATGGGTCCGAGACCAAGGTTCATGGTGGCCGACGCTAAGGACAAGGGGTGAAACCGATCCCGCTGAAACTGTCCTACAGAATTAGGACACCGCAGTTAGACGCTTAGATTTGCGCTGCTCCTGCTTGCGTAGTCGCGCGCATTCGCGGCAGAACTTGCGGCCGCCATGCTCGTACACGTTGTACTTGACTTGCGCGTGCCCGCAACGGAACAACGTGAGCGTGTCAGCCAGGTGGGCATCGATAAGCTGATCGATCTGCGTGCGCAGACGCGCTGCTTCGGCCCTGGACTGATCCGCCTCGTGTCGGGTGGCCGTGAGTTCGATACGCTCCAAACGCAGTTCGTCGCTGACCTCGCGCGCCTCCCGCTGCGCGACCACGAACGCCTGCGTCATGTCCTCGGCGCGGATCGCGCGGATGAGGCGCAAGCTGCAGCCGGTTCGAGCAGCGATGTCTTGGGCCGTCATACCCGCGGCCGTGAGTCCAGCGACGAGCCAGGCTCGGTCCTGATCGCACATCTCGGTCATCTTGCGGAACGATTTCGGGGACGAAAGCACCGCCGCAACCATCTGTGTATCCGGTTCCCACCGCTCTGGCGTCGTCAAACCGCGCGCACCGGAATCGAGTTCATCGACCACACAAACGCCACCGTAAGCCCACACACCACCAGCGGCCCAGTGAGAACGCGCCGAATCCCTAAACCGTTACGTTGCAGGTGATCTGGGTCATAGGTGGACGGCGTCGAGCGCGACGATACGGATCAAGTCCGTGATCGCACGCCGCTTCGTCCAACCATGGCCACAGCGGGTTGCGTACTCGCTTGCGCTCAGTTCGGCGTGGTAGCCGCCGAACGAATTGCGGACCGCCCGCCAATTACGACGCCGAGCCTGGTGGAGCAGGTAGCGCCAACACTGGCCGAGTTTCCCGGGAATTCGCCTGTGCTGCCAAGCTTCCAGGACTCCAACCGGATAGACGTCGATATGGAACGTGCTCAACGGAGTACTCCTCTCCTCTCACCTGTGCCCAGTGCGGGCCCAGCGTTGGCCGCGATCCGCGCTGTCCAACAACTCGATCCGCGCCGCCAACTCAGGATCGAGCACTGCCAGCATGTCGTCGTACACACCGCGGCGCTGCAGCTCGGCGGTCAACGTCGACACCTGCCCAACGTTTGACACCGACTGCGGGCTAGCCACCCGCACACCGAGCGCGAACGCCAACGCCGTATCCGGTAACAACGCCATGCAGGGGTCAATGGTTTCCGAGGCCATGGCCAGGAAAGTACGCCCACGCGGTGACGAGCTGACGAGTGACAAGCAATCCAAGCTTGGCGGACCGCAAGGCGGCCACGAGCCGAATAGCAGGTGGTTCAAACGAATCCAGCCGATCGCAAGGTGTCGGGGGTGATGCCAGATGACGGCTCCCAGCGCGCACAACCGTGTACCAATCGCTACATGTATTGATTGCGACATGTAACCGCGCTTACATGTGACACGGTGTACCTGTGGTGTAACCTCCTTTACAGTGCGCGTCACGCCATAAGCGCTCTTTTGCGGCATGACGCACGCTGAACAGACAGGTAGAGGGCGGGCTTTAGTAGCCCCGCCCCCGAGTCACCGATGGCAGTCGGTTCCTCAACCCTGGCTAGTACCAGTGTTTACCGGTCACAACAGCAATAACCTCGATGAGCCGTAGCAAGAAGATCAGAATCCTGATCCAATCTTCTACGGCTTTTCGTTGTTTTCGCCGCGACATGAACACTCCCTTCATCACTGGGCGGAAGACACGATTCACTGAGATTCAGCGAGCGCGCCGCCCCTCCAGCGATGAAGAGGGCCATGACGTAGCAATTGCCATTTAGGACGCTACCCCCCGGTTGGACCCAATTACCGCCTTGGCGCTCACCGGCGTGTTGACTGTCCAAGGATCGGCGTAGCGACCGCTCAGCTGATCTTGCGGGAGATCCAATCCTCCAAGTCGGTCACCGCGGCGCCGGAAGGCATCCCCTGCCCGCCCACAGTCGTCAGCGGCGCGGCGATGTCCCACTCCAGCCCCGCCGAATGCACGCAGACGTCGTGTCCAATCACTAACGCCGCCAAGTTGTCCGGCTGGTGTTGGCCTGCCTGCCAGGCCACGGACTTGGCCTCGAACTCGGGAAAATGGCCCGCCAACCGGCACGTGCCCACCTCCAATGCCTGCAACAGCGCGGCCGAGCGCGCCACCGCATCGCCCACGCGCGGTCGGCCCTTCGGCGGCCACGACGACACCGTGATCGGCCGGTTCAGTGCGCCGTTCTCCTCGGCACGGGTGATCGCTTCCTTGACCACCCGCGTGTAGGTCTCGCGGGCCGCGAACCCTTCCACCGCAATCTCGCTGGCCCCCACGTCAATCGCCAACTGCACAGACTCACGCGCCCACTCGTCCGATGTCATCGGCTTGGACTTGTCCGCGATCAACGCCACCACGCCCTGTCCAGTGAGCGATGTCGCGATCAAACCGCACGAGTCGCCCGACCCGCTATCGGATGGGTCTACCGCCACCACGGTGAACACCGGCCGCGACGGTGCGAGTAGGAGCCGCCAATCGTCCAACCACTTCTGCTTGACCAGCCCGCCGGCTGGCGCCGTGGGCTCGCCGCAATACAGTGCAAACCACACCCGCTCCCCCACGGTGCGCCGTGTCGCCACAAAATGCTCAGCCGTGAATCCCAACGCGGAGACCATCGCCACTCCAGCAGGCCGACAGAGCGCGTCGGGGATCTTCGGGTCCGAGACGGCGGGGATGTTGGTGCGCCGCCACCGGTCCGGCTCCTGCTTAATCAGCGCCCCGGCCAAGTCTTCCTCATGCCAGCGCGTCATCACCACCACGACGGAGCCGCCCGGATGCACACGCGTCGACAACGTCGATTGGTACTCGTTGAGCACGCGCCGCCGATGCGCCTTCGAGTCGGCTTCCGCCGCATCCTTAACCGGGTCGTCGATGATCATCAGGTCGGCGCCGAAACCCGTCACACCCGAGTTGATACCGGTGGCCAGCACGCCGCCCTCGTGGCCCTCCACCCGCCACTGACCCACTGACGTCTTATCGCGCGCCAGCCGGTATCCCAGGAACTCGGCGTGCTCGTTGATGATCTTGCGGATCTCACGAGAATGCGTCTGCGCCAACTCATCCGAGTACGACACGATCACAATCTTCAGATCCGGGTTTTCGCCCAACGCCCAGGCGGGCGTCCAGATCGCCAGCGACTGCGACTTTCCCGTCCGCGGCGGAGTGCTGACAACATCTCGCTGATCCGGCTCCCTGACCGATCGCACCGCGAGGTCCGACAGCAGCCGGATCGTCGGTGTCACACGGAACTTCGTGTCGAGACGGCGCGCCAACTCAGCGGGGCTCCCCGGCCGTCGACGGGCGCGTGCCACCCGCACATACCGGGCAGCCGCCAGACTCAACACCGCGGACATGAGGTCAGGCTGCGCCCGCGAACGACACAGGCTCGCCGTCGAGCTCCGGCACGATGCCCGTGTGCTCCTCGAACCGACGCAGAATCACATCGGCATACCGCGGATCCAATTCCACACCGAAGCACCGCGACTGGCGGCCATGCGCTGCGATCAACGTGGACCCCGAGCCGGAGAACGGGTCCAGCACCACGCCGCCCGGTCGCAGGCTGTTGGCCAGCATCGCCTCGATCAACGCCACGGGCTTCATCGTCGGGTGTTCGGCGTTGCAGGCAGGCTTGTCCACCTCAAACACCGTGGTGGACTTGTTGTCGCCGAACCAGCGCTCGCCGCCGCGCCCCAGCCGGCCCTCGCCGCCCGGGGCGAACCCGTACAGGATGGGCTCGTGCCGGTACTGGTAGTCCGAACGGCCAAGGGCCATCATGTTCTTCACCCACACCAGGTTCTGCCGCACTTGCAGCCCGGCGCTTTCCATCGCGGACTCGAACGTTGTGCGTTCGGTGTCCGCGTGCGCCACGTACACCGGGGCGCCCGGCCGGGCCACCGCGGCCACCACATCGAACGCCGCCTTCAGCAGCTCGAAAAGCCCACCAGTCACGTCGTTTTGGATCCGCAACGCCGCCTTCGTCTTCCCCACATAGTCGACGCCATAGGGCGGATCGGTCCACACACAATCCGGCTGCACGTCACCACACAGCTCCCGCACACCCGCCAGATCGGTCGCCGACCCGACCAGCAGCCGATGCTCCCCCAACGACCACAACTGACCCGCCCGCGACACCGGTACCTCCGGTGCCGGCGGAACATCATCCGGGTCAGTCAGCGGCTCCGGCGGGAACAGATCACGCTCCATCGCCAACAAATCCTCGAGCCCGTAACCGGTTCCGCCCAAGTCCTCGATCGACGACAACAGCTGATAGAGGTCGGAGGTGTCGTACTCGCCCAGGTCGGCCAGCCGGTTATCGGCCGCCACGATCGAGCGCGCGGCGTCCTCATCAACATCCACGATCCCGACATCAATCGTGGTCCAGCCGAGCGACCGCGCAGCCATCAACGTGTGGTTCCCGGCCAGCACCTCGTTGCGGCGGCCAGTCTGGCTGCCCCGATTCACCACGATGGGCCGGTACTGGCCGTGCTTGGTCAACGAAACGGCGATTGCGCTGACATCACCGCGGCGCGGGTTGCCTGTGAAGGTGTGCAGATCATCGACGGCAAGCTGCGTGTATTCGGGCACGCGCGGAAGTCTGGCAGGGGGTGATGAAACGTGAACCCAGCGATTCCGCACATATCGCAGTACTCCTCGCTGAATACTTCAAGCACTGGGCTTCGGTGCGCACCGAAGCCCAGATATGAAACGTAAGGGGTGGCCGGTGAAACTATCCGTGACGGTGGCGCTGGTCATCATTGTCGTTGTCGGCGCGTTCGACATCTGGTTGTGGAAGCACTACCACTCGTCCGGCGCGACACTCGTCGCAGTCGGCGCGCTCGGAGTTGCGTGCTTTGCGCAGTTCCAAGCGTCCAGATCAGCGCACAATTCAGCGAAGGCATCTACGCTCGCGCATTCAGCCGAGGCGCGAGCGCAGGCCAACGAGGAACGCGCGAAGTACGGGTGGACGATCACCGTGCATCCCGAAGGGGACCGCTACGTGCTACGCAACACCGGCACGTTGGCAGCCCACGACGTCCGATTCATCAACGTCGACCCGCACACGATGCTCAGATTCGAGCAGCACGAGGGCGAGGACGGGCCGACCGTAGAACGCGGCCATGCCATCGCGTTCCACGCCCACTTCACCTACGGAAGTAGTAGCAACGCAGTCGAACTGGATTGGCTGCCCGCCGGTGAAACGGAACGCAAGAATTTCAAAGACGTACTCGACGATATCCCCAATAAGACGTTTGACGAGATGGTCAAACGGCGCGATGTCGAACGCGATGCCGAAGCAGCCATGGACAGAGCGTGGTGCGCTGAGATGCGCAAGATTCTGATCGACCTAGCCGCCGCATGGGGCGAATACAAGACCAACGACACCAGCCAGAACAAAATGCGAGTGCAGGGCCTTGTATCAGCGTTGCCTAGCAACATGGTTCGAGCGATGGGCTTTGAAGTCGACGTGCCGCGCGATTTCTGGGGGATGCATCAGTGGCCGTTTGAGAATTTCGTGCAGGACGAGAAGGACAAGAAACTGGTCCGCGAAAACGCTCCCATGATCGAACTAATGTGGAATCTGACGTGGGTACAGATCCCCCGGCGACGTGAAAGCGACCTATCTCAACCGCCCGAACCTTGGTATCGGCTGGAACACGCTATCCACGGCTACATCGAACTTGTCCGCAATCGCGAGCAAGGCAAGGTTGATTATCGCGACGGGCAACGTGACCGCGAGAGCCACGAGCGAGCCTTGCAGTTGCTAAAGCAGCACCAAGCGACGTTCGCAAAGCAAAAACCACAGGGCGAGCAGAATGAATCCCCCGCCAGCAGCGGCAATTGAGTCACCGGCCCTCCTAGAGGCCACGTACCGAACTCTACTTCTGCGTCTCGGTGCAAACGGTGAACTTGCGCACCGCATGCGGGAAGCCGCCCGCAGGACCGCACCCCGCATTCGTGGTGGTGTTCAAGATGACCTTCAACGGCTTTTCGCGGTTCGGCTTCGACGTGTCATCGCACTTGGCGCGGACAGCGGTTACCTTGCCGATGCTCAGACAGTCATTGGCGCTCCACGCGTAATCCAGGCAGGCCGTGAATTGCCCCTCATCGGGGTTCATGTAGAACCTCTGGGCTACGTCTGCGGGGCACTGATCAGGTGTGGTGACACGCTGAATCACCTTGAACCCGTTTACTGGTGAACCACAATCGACAACCTTCAATGTGGCGTTGTTCTTGGGCCCTTCAAAACTGACGCATGCGCCAACAGGTGCGATAGATGCCCCAGGTATCCCCGAAGCCTGTTGAGGAAATTGCCCAGGAATTTGGTCGAAATCAGCTCCCGGCGCAGAAATAGCGGTGTCGGTCGATGTGCCCGCCGCAGGCTTGGCTTCTTGCGCGGAACAGCCAGCAATAGCAGCGACAACGATTGCCGCTACTCCAACAGCACTAGTTGGTCTTTGATCCACTGTCAAACTCTCCCGCCCGCTTGCGTTTTACTGCGTCCCAGATACCCCATGCGCCGAGACCGAAGGGCAATAAGAATCCCCAGAAAATCGGATTTTGGTAATAGACGAGTGCCCACACGTACACCAGCGACCATGCGAGCACCAACGCCGCAGCAATAATGCGGCCCTTAAAGGAAAACAGCACGTCTTTCAAGCTTCGCTTATCTTCCATCGCTATTGTCCTACCATCTGGGCTGGAGTTGGAACGGCCTGCTGAAGACCGTATGTCATCATCGGGGTAGTGGTGCCACCAATAAGACCACCAAGGCAACCCAAGATGGCTCCAGGTCCGGCGCCAATCCCACCTTCCAGAGCGCCGAGCGCTGCGCCCCCAAGGGCACCGGAAGCACATCCGACGAGACCGCCGAACAGCGACTCCAGAATCGGCGGTTTGTCCTTCTCCTCCTTGATTCCTTCCTGGACACCTTTCTTGATCTGCGTGTCGATGTAGTTCTTCACAGCAGGATCGTTGAGGATCTGTTGAATCTGTTCCGGCGTCAGCGGCGGCGCCTTCTGGGTGCAGTCAGTACCCTGCGGGCACGGTGGCGTCGGGGTCGGAGTTGGGTCAAGCCCCGGCTCGAACCACCAAATGGGACTGCGGCCCCCACCACCAAGAATCACGGGCGCAGCAGTCGTTGCGGCCGTGGTAGCTAGCTGCACGGCCGCCAGCTGGCACTGCTGCTTCTTTTGGTCCAATTGCTGCGTCGTATCGTCCTGCTTGTTTTGGGGCTGCTGCTGACTCGGCTGCTGTTGCGGCTGCTGGCCCTGCTGCGGCTGTTGAGGCGACTGCTGCTGCGGCGCTTGGTAATTAGGGTTGGGCTGACCGGGGCCCTGGGTGTAACCAGGATTGGTCTGGTAGTCCGGCATCTGCGTGCCATGAGCGGGCTGCTGGGCCTGCTGAGGCTGCTGCCCACTCTGCTGCCCCGGAACCTGTTGCGCACCAGGCGATCCCGTATTATAGATGCTGATACCCGAGTTCTGATCCAGCGGCGGCTGATTGTTGCCGCCCTGATAATCAGGCATTGAGCTGGGCATTTGCGGTGGCTGAAACTGGGAACCCCCACCGTCGGTCATTCCACCGGTCGGCCCCGGCGGGCCTGTTGGCTCGGCAGCCACCGTCGCGACCGCCGAGAACCCACTACCGGGGAGGGTGTAGTCATCGACGATCTTCGCTCCACCGACAGTCAGCGCGACGATTGCCGCCAGCGCCGATGCCCGCCGCAAACCCGCAGGCATCGTCCAACGATCCTTCATGACCATGAATGCAACCGCCCCTTTCAGCCGACGCAGCGCGCGCCCCAGGGCAGATCATTACACACGCATGGTTGCCATGTCGAGAAAACCCCTGATAACGAGTTAGCCATATCCACACTGGCCCTACATCAGCCCTGCTAGACGCCAAACACAGACCTCGATCAGCTCCGCGATCTTGGAGCAACATAGATCCTGCGACACTAGACATCGACGGGCGGACAGGAAAGCATTCGCCAGATCGCGACGAAACTCGTCGATGCGGGCGAAACGAGCTCCGAATCCGAGCTCGTCCGAGTCGCCGTCGCCGAGGACTTCGAACACCACCCAGTCGTATAACGCGCACAAGCGAAGGGGGCCGCCCCCCAAACCGAAGGATCGGCCCCCTGTGCTTATCGCGTCTACTGGGAGACCTTCACATCGATCCCGCCAGGCAACTCCCCATATTTTGCACCAACAGTCAACGCGAACGCTGCAGCTAGATCCTTCAACCCCGACGGGGCCATCGGATTCCCCGCCAACGTTGTGATCCGCTGCAGCAAGGCCAACTTCGCCTCCCGCTCCGCCTGCTGTAACGGATCCAGTGTGTCGTCACTTGACTCTGCCATCACGAATACCCCTCTCCACCCCAGCGCCCTGCCGGGGCCGCGTCAGGCTAGCCGCTACTTCCGGGAATCAAGATCCAAACACCAAAAACCGTGGGGTTCATCACCCGAAGCGCCTCCGCCACCATGGGTAAAGGTCCCTCCAGAACGACCACTTCCCCGCTGCCGCACTGGAGGGACACTTCAACCGATCAGTTCATCACCGCGTTTCTCCCTTGACCGCCAGTTGCAGCGGCCCCGAGCAATACACCGATGCTTTGACCTCCATCGGCGTCGCCCACTGGGCAAGCGCAACCCCCGGAGGGTTGCTGTACCGATCGTTACCGGCGAATAGCTGCAGTCGGGTCGGCACGGTCTTCGGGGGCAGATGGAACGCGATATCACCCCACGCCTTGTCCGTATCAACCGGCGACCCAATCAACGGCCCAGCGAAATCGCCAAGATCGAAGTGACCATTCGACACAGGGTCGGCATTCCCGGTCTGCAACCTCCAGTTGCCAGTCGGGACCGAGCCTTTCTCAGCGCCAGCCCGAACATGGAACACAACGACCCGACCATCATCATCGAGCGCACACGCGGGACCAGGATCGACAGTGACAGTGCCGGAATAATCCCCGTCACCACTCCAGCCCGACGAGCCGCTGACCTTCACAGAGGAACCCAGCTGCGCGACCGCCGGACTGGCCTCGGATTTGTCGCCGACGCACGCGGTCAGCGCGAATGCCCCGACCGCCAACACGCCCGCAGCCGCGCCGCGAGCGATCTTGTTACCAATCATTGCCATTTCCTTCCTTTGCGCAGGTCATTCGCCATACGCAAACGTTGGAAGTGACGGCACCAGCCCACGACTCGCAGACTTTTTTGGCGAGTCGTGACCAATCCTGATACCTTCAAATCCTGCCGCAAACAGGGATTAGGGGTCCCAGGCCGTGACGCCTGACCCCCAGGCATTCCGGCCCGGGGCTCCTTCCAAGCAGCTAAATCTTATCGGTGTAAGTAACGCAGGTCACGCCGCAAGCGCAGAAATACTGCAAAAACACCCGAATCTAAGAACCACGCACGGCGGCCGATTTTCGATGCCGAAACTGTGGATGAACCCCGAAACAGCAGATCAACAGCCACCGCCCGTGTGGACAAACCTGTTGACTAGCTGGGGACAAGAAGAGACAGTAGCCCAGAAAATAATTTTTCCCCGGCAAGCGCGGGGGGTGTGTCGGGTCAACCCAGGCCAGTCGCAACTAGGGTTCGACGCCATGAGCTTCCGAGTGACATACCCCGTGGGTTCAACGTTCGCTGCGCCCAACCCCCAGGACGGTGCCGAACCGTTCGAAGAGTTCTCTGACGAAGACGCTTATGCCTTCCTGCCCGGCGGCGTGCTTGGAATCTGGAGCAACGGGGACCGGCGGACCTACTTCCTCCCGCACGGACAATGGGTGTTGGTGAGCGCTAACGGTCACTCACCTGGTCGCCACAAGGAATATTCCAGCTGGCAGACCGTCTCGGCCCTCTTCACAACACCACCCCCAGAACTAGCCCTCTGCGGCACGGGCCCGCACGTTGTAGACAGTCGCACGCGACACCCCAAACTCGCGCGCTAAATCGGCTGGATGCTCGCCGCCGGCCAGCCGCTCCAACACGGCGGCGGTCTGTTCCTCGGTCAGCGCGGGCTTGCGGCCCTTGTACACGCCCTTGGCTTTCGCGAGCTCGATGCCCTCACGCTGACGCTCCCGGATCATCGACCGCTCGAACTCGGCCACCGCGCCCAGCATCGACAGCAGTAGCGTGGACATCGGCGAATCGTCGCCCGTGAATGTGAGGTTCTCCTTGACGAAGTGGACCCGCACACCCCGTGCGGTCAGCTCCCGCACGGTGCGCCGTAGATCCTCCAGCGAGCGCGCCAGCCGATCCATGGAATGAACCACCAGAGTGTCGCCGTCGCGCACGTAGCCGAGCGCCTCGGTGAGCGCTGGCCGCGCAGTGTCCTTGCCGCTGGCCTTGTCTTCGAACCGCTTATCAACCTCGATGCCGTCGAGCTGGCGTTCGGTGTTCTGATCGAGGGTCGACACCCGCACGTAGCCGACTTGCTGCCCCGCTTTCGTGTCGCTCATCGGGTCATCATCCCCTGTCGTCATTCGAGGTCGGACCATTCGGCCCACGTCGGTAGCGGCTGGCTGTCCCAGTGGACGATCGCGATGGGCCGGCCGCGCTCGTTGAGCAACATGCCCTCCGCGCCCGTGCGCTGGTGCTTCACGCGCCGGTCCGCCAGCGCGATGCGGATCGCGTCGAGATAACTGCCCGTGAACGCCTCGTCGGCGAACACGGCGTCCAGAGCCTCGTCAATGCCCTCGCGCTCCGTGATGGTGTCAGCGATCAGCGCACCCACCAGACGCGTCTCCGGCACGCTGATCATGGTCTCCAGGTGGGCCAGGTAGGACAGCAGTTGCGCCGTGGTGTGGGCGTTGATCGCGGCTTGCAGCTTCTCGCTGGCGCTCATCGGACCTCGTATTCCTCGACCAGTGCGCCGCGGCGCTCCACTCGGACCGCGAGCACTCTGGCGTTCGCCGTGGCGGCAGTGGTGGCCTCTTCGCTGGCGAGGTTGGTTAGAGCGGCCTGGAGGGCGGTTTGGACAGCGGCGGCGATCCGTGCGGCCTGGGCTTCGGTGACGCCTTCGATCTGGTAGGTCGTCGTGAAGCTGGTGAGGTAGCCGGTGGTTTTCGTGGCGGTGGTCATGAAGTTCTCCGTTTCTAACTAGGTTCTAGACCACATTAGAACCTTGTCTAACAATTAGTCAACCACTCTTGTTAGACTGTATTTACGCATTTCACCGCTGATATCGCCGATTCTTCAATCTGTTTGGCACGGGTATACCCCAGTTAGACTGGCTCGGCCTCGTCGTCCTCGTCGGCCAGCTGCTCCAGTACGCGCGCCATCCACGAATCGGCCGGCGCTTCGACGCCCTGCGCGCGGCGCGTCACGGCCAGCCACTCGGCCAGCTCGTCGACCGGGATGCCATCGAGGGCAAGCACCTGGCGGGTCACCTCGACGTGGATGTCCCACAACGGATCTCCCTGGCCGGCGACGAACGCGAACAGCTCGCGGCACTCGGCCACCACCGCGGCGTTCAACGCGGCCGGGTCCAGCCGTCCCTCAGCCACATCCTTGGCGACCAACATCGCCGCCTTGATCGCGTCCTGCACGGGCTCGGTCGGGGCGGTCACGGCTCAACCACCTCGGCGTCGATGACGGGCTGGGCCGAGATAGCCGACCGGCCCGACGCAGCCAGTGCCAGTAGCTCGGCCTCCGCTCGCTCCAGCACCGCCACGGCGGTCGTGACGTTCACGTTGACCTCCTCAGGCACAACGACGAACAGACCCCACAGCTTCGCCTCCTTCTCGTAGCTGTCGAGCACGGCGCGGCCCAGCTCAGAAACGGTGCGGTGCTCCCCCTTGGCCTTGGCCTTCGCCATGGTCTCCATCAGCATTCCGCGAACCTGGCGGATGCCGTCACCGTTCGCGCGACGCGCGATTTCGAGGGTGGACGGCGGGTTCTTCTTGAGCCATGCCATGGCGGCTTTCTGGGCCGATTGGGGCGATTTGAAGCCCGTGACCTCGGCGACTTCGCGCCAGGTTCGGCCGGCGATGTGGAGCTGCCAGGCTTTTTCGGCGCGTTGGTTTGAGCCTTGGCGGTTCATGACTGGCGGCATGGTGGTGGATTTTCTTTGTTGGGGGTGCTGGCTGGGGTTTGGGCTGGATGGTTGATGGTTCGGGGTTTTTGGGTGGTGGGGGGTGAGTTACAGGCGTGTTTTTTGGCTGCTGGTGGCGTCGTGGGGCGGTTTTTGGCTGGTTTGTGGGGTGGTTGTGCCTGTGGGGGTGTTCCAGCCCATTTGGGCGCGGATGGTGGCGAGTCCTCGTTTGGCGGCTGCGGCGTGGTCGATGTGGCGGCATGGGAGTCCATCTCGGTGGCCGTGGGTGTCGCAGAGCTGGCAGGCGCTTATGGCTTCGGCTTGGGCGATGTCGGTGAGGTCGGGTTGGGCTTGTGCGCGTTCGTCGACCCAGGGGTCGTAGGGGTCACGCATCGTCGGTCTCCTGCTGGGTTCGGCTGCGGAGTGCGGCGTGGACAAGTTGGCGTCCGCGGGCGTTGGTTTCGGCTTGGGTGGGGTTGTGGTTGCAGACGGTGCTAGTGCCGGGGAGGTAGCCGTCTGGGTCGCAGAGGTCGCAGGCGGCGATGGCGTGGGCGCGGAGTTGGGCGGCTTGGTGGAGGGCGTCGGCCCTGGCTTGGGCTTGGGCGCGTGTTTGGTGTTCGGTCCAGCGTTCGTGTGCCTTGCGGAAGTTGGCGCAGGGGCCGCAGTTGTCCTCGATGGCGTCGGGGTAGTCGCGGTGGGCTTTGCATCGTGTGGGGGGTTCGTCTGGTGCTGGTGTGGGTTCGGCGGTCTCGTGTGCGCGCGCACGCGTACCCCCCACTTGAGTAGTTACCAAGGTGAGAGAACCTGAACCTGAACCAGAACCCGAGGGTCCCTGGGTGGGTCTCGGGGAGGGTCCCGGGGTGGGTCCTGTTTCCCCAGGTCGCGGGGTGGGTCCCGTAGACCCTCCCGAGGTGGGTCCTTCGGAGGGTCCCGTAGAGGGTCTAGGGGTGGGTCCCTGGGAGGGTCCCTCGGTGAGTCCGTCGAACGGTTCGGGGAACGGCTGCGGGTATCCGTCGGCCAGGGTCTTGAGGTGTAGGCGGGCGGCCCTATGGGTGTCATTGAGGGAGTCGCGCAGACGCTTGGCGTAGTCCTTGTCCCCCTTCACCTCCGGGACGTCCATACGGTCGAGCTCGTCGGCGAGCACGGCGGCGAACTTGGGTGAGTCGATGACGGCCAGGAGGCGCAGCGCCGCCAGGAACATGGTGGGCTGCTTGTCCAGTTCGTCGCGGCGGATCCGGGACCGCACCAGCACCTCCCCCGTGTCCTCGTCGGTGAACACGAAACCGCGGCGCTCCATGCGCACCAGCGCGGCCTGCAGATCGCGCACGGCGGGCAGGTGTTCGCCGTCGCGCATGGCCTTGCGCCAGCGGGTGAAGTTGATCGGCTGGATGCCGGCGGCGTTGACGGCGCGCTGCCCGTTGAGGACCTGGAAGAACAGCTTGTCGAAGATCGGTTGGTTGCAGAAGTCGTCGTCGGACCATTGGGCGAACAGGTTTTTGGCGTACTCGCGGGTCGTCACTGTGCTGCCTCTGCGATCGATGGGGTGGTGGGCGGTGTGCTGATTTCATTCGTCGGGGGTGAAGAGGCGGCGCGTCGTCTGTCCGCGTCCAGCTCGCGGTTGACGCCGCCCCAGATCCCGTACGGTTCGCGTCTCGCGCTGGCGGCCGCCCGGCACTGCGGCCTCACAGGGCATGTGGCGCACACCCTCTGGGCTGCCCGCGCAGTCACGGTGTCGGACGGGTCAGGGAAGAACAGCTCGGGGTCTTCGTCCCGGCACACAGCGCGGGCCTGCCAGTTCCGACTCATCGACGTCCCTTCCGTTTCTGTGGGCGTGGGCAATTCGGGTGGTGGCCCTGCGTGGGTGGGTGCCAACCGCAGTACGTGCAGCGGCCCAGCGCGCGGCATTCGGCATACGTGAACAGCACCCGCGGCAGCTCAGCCATTGGCCAGCTCAAGCAACACGTCGGCATGGCACGGCTGATCGAGCGGGCACCAGCACACGAGGTCATGCCCGGCCAGGAGGTAGCGAATTACACCGACTTGCGATGTAAGCCACCTATCGCCGTTGATGTTCGGGCCACCGCCGCGAACCATGTCGGCATAGCAGGCGACGGTCTGCTCAACGGTCAGAACGGTCCCCTCTGGCAGCCATGGCATTCGTGGGCGACCTGGGCCCGCAACGTACGGGTTGCCCCACTGGCTCGGCCGCCCGACGTAGATGGCGCCTTCTGGCATCCGCCAGCCCGCGGTGCGCTTGCGCTGGATGCGCTTGTGGTGTCGGCAGTCCGGGCAGCACTTCCGGCTGGGCCGCGCGCCGTCGCAGTCGGAGAGTGGAGTGTCGCACCACTTGCACGGAGTATTGGCCGGTATCACTGCACTCCCTCGAACATCGAATCCATCTGTGCCTCAAGAGCTGCCGTGCGGGCCCGCTGGCGCGTCTGCGCGTGGTGCTCTAGGTCGTAGTGCAGGTGGCACCCCTGGCACATCGCGCGCAGGTTCTCATCCCGGCAGTCCTCGGGGGTGTGGTTCAGGTGCGCCACGGTGAGCACGACGCGGCTGCCGGTGCCGTAGGCGGGCTGCCCGTTGACGTTCGGGCAGCGGTCGAGGTGTGTACCGCGCAGGCACTCGCCCTCGCACTCACAGCGGCCTTGCGCGCGCTCGAACCGGATGCGGCGCGAGATCTCAGGCCAGTCCTTGGGGTAGCGATCGCGGTTCTCGGGACGTATGGGCATTACGCCACCTCCTCCCAATCACCAAGGGCAGCGCGTTCCACGTGTGCCTTGCATCCCCACTCGCGCAGCTGTTTTGCCGCCGCGTCCGGCTGGGCCCGTTGCATGAACCGGCGGGCAGGAGCGATCGGCACGGCGATCACGGGCTGGTCGTCGTAGCCCCGATATCCATTCGGGTAGTCGGGCTCGTCTCCGGGTTCGCACACAAGGCGGGTGAATCGCGGCTTGTTACCCCAACCCGCCGGCGTCCATTCGTCACCCGGGTCTTCCAGGTACCCGGTGATATCGGGCAGCCAGGCGGGCGACGGGTCATCACCCTCGGGGTTGTGGAAGTAGTCGACGATCTGCTCCCACCAGCGCCAGTCTTGGTCTATGAAGGGCATGCCGTCCTTGGTCGGCCACTCGTCGACAACCACGCGGTAGATGTACTTACGCACAGCCATCACGCCACCTCGCCGCTGCGGCAGCCGTAGGGCGAGCAGCCGTCCGGGTCGCCGTCCTCGAATAGGTCGAGCTGCATGTCGGCGTACTCGGCACGTGTCACGCGGTCGATTGGTGCCAGGTCCAACGGAACTCGTGAGCGGTGCAGGAACGCCTCGCCGTCGAGTGGGTTGGCCGAGGCGCCGCCCTTGCGGATACGGCGATCGAAATCGACCGCGTCATCCCAGAGGGAGTGGAACCGCTTACACATGCACAGATCGGCAGGCGCTTCGGGCTGGTCCCGGTTGTACAGATGCGCGCACGCCTTCGGTTCGTCGAACCCGCGCCAGTGGTCGTCACGGGGGTGGCCGCACGTCGCGCAGATGTCGCGCCGCTCGTACATGTACCGCCACTGGGCATTGCCGTGGAACGGGCACCCAATGCAGGCGCTCTTGGCGGTGTGTCCCCACCCCGCGCGCTCCAGCCAGCGCTGGCAGTCCTTGCGGGACATACCCAGCTCCAGCAGCGGGTAACGCGGCCGGGAGTAGTTCACGTCCAGCCGGTCGCGTACCCGGTGGATCTCATCAGTGGAGAACCCGATCCACTGCTCTGCGAACACATCACGCGGCACCGGTGTCGGGTGCGGGTAGCCCAGCAGCTCGCGCACCTTCACCTTGATCGGCTTGAGCTTGTACTCGCTGGTGCACTGGCGGCGCCCCATGCCGTGCCGTTCAGTGGCAGTGGCTAGCCTGGTGCCCACGATCGACCCACGGCCGTCGCCACCGCACACCGAACATGAATCAGGCTCGTCAGATGGTCCACGGCCGGAGCCGCCGCAGGGTGCGCATACGCCATAAACAGGCACCTCGGTAGCCTTGGGCGCCAAGGTGAACCATGGCACCGAAACGAATCGCGCTTCCGGGTCGAGGGTGTCGGCCCGCAGGTTGCCGGATGAGACCCGGTGCAGCGGGATATCAACGCGGGCAAGCTCGGCGGCGAGCCGGTCCACCTGCTCATAGACTGCGGGCGGTTCCCAGCCGGTATCGGCGAACACCGCAGCATCCAGACCAGGCAGCGTGCCGTCGCACGCCATGAGCGCCAACACCGTCGACTGGACACCCGCCCCGAGAGACAGGACCCGGATAGCGGGCACAGATATTGAGGTGCCGTTACTCATCCGACACCCCATAGCCGCGCCTCCTCCTGGTGCCGGCGGCTAGCGGCGAGCAGCGCGGCGGCGACATCCTCCAGCTCGTCGGCGTCGATACCCAGCCTGTCGGAAATGGTTATGTCGCCGTTGAATTCCTGCTCGATGTACGGGTCACTCAGCCACACGATGTTGTCAGTGCCGTTGACCCCAACCGGCTTCGGCAGCTCCACGACCGCATATCCGTGCGATTCGAGCAGCTTGGCAGCAGTGAACAAGGGATCGCTCATTGGTTGTCTCCGTTCGCTTTCGGGTCGGCTTCGAATCCGGGGCAGTCGGACAGAAGCGACTTGGGGTTGATGTCGCCGACGTGCTGCGAGAAGTGATCGCCGCAGATGCAGATCAGGTTGTCGCTCATTCACCGGCCTCGTGATACCCGATGGTCATCTGCTGTAGCAGCGGGCGGTTTGACCAAATCACCTCTGTCCGGCCTTGATTGGCACCGCTTCCTTGTCCAGTCATGTGGGGTATCTCGATGCGGTCCCAGCCCCGAAGCGCCTCGTCGTACAGCTCGGAGGGGTAGCCGGACAGCACCACGGATGCCTGGCACCCCGTCAGCGCACGCAGCAGCTCTACATGCTCGGCGCGTGCCGGCATGTCGATGCGGTAGCCGTTGCCGCCGCCGGACGTGCTGCGCGTGGTCGCGAGGTACGGCGGGTCCACGTACAGGCAGCATTTCGAATGGGCGCCGTACTTTTCGATGATTTCGAGCGCCGGCCGAGACTCCAGGCTGACACGTTGCAACCGCTCGGCAGCCGCAGCCATCCGGTCCACGTACGCACTGAGGTAGCCGGGCATCCCGGTTGAGTTCTGGCTTGGGTTGACGTAGTAGCGCCAGCCCGTCTGTCGGAGCAGCGTGCCGCCGCGGCCTTCGGCGATCTGTACCCAGATCAGGCGGGCCCGCTCGACGTCGTCCTCGATAGTGTCGAGATCGGCGTCGCGGGCGGTTGAGTACTCCGCACGGCTATGCGGAGTAAGGGCGCATGCGCGAGCCAGCTGCTCTGGTTTGTCGCGGAGTACTCGCCAGAACGTCATCAGCCTGTCGTCTAGGTCGTTGACCGTTTCCATGCGACTGGGCTTCTTGGCCAGCAGCACGGAGAGGCCTCCCGCGAACGGTTCGACGTAGTGGCCATGCCGGGGAAGCAGATCAGCGATCCGGCGAGCAAGGCGTGTCTTACCGCCGAAATAGGCCATGGGGGGTGGGGTCATCAGGCAACCACCCCTTGACGTGTATATACAGCTGTATATACACTCGGCTCGTGAAGATCACGATTGACGAGTACAAACTGGCGACCGACAACACCTACCGCGCCGATCTCATCGGCACGTCCGCCACGTATGTAACCGCCTCGGGCACAAAGATCGTCGGTGCCATCACTGAGCACCCCATCAATCGAGGTGGACTCATGCTCGCTGTTACGCAACCCGACGGTAGGTGGGCTGCGATCTACGCTGGCGAATCGTTCGAAACCAATGCCTAGCCCGCTACGCAGCCTGCGCATCGACGACGAATTATGGCGCGCAGCGCAAGACAAAGCTGACCTTGAAGGCCGCGACGGCGGCGTGTCGGAGGTAATCCGCGAACTGCTGTCCAAGTGGGTCACGCGGCCACCTCGCAAACGCTGAGCAGCCATTGCAGTGCCGCGACCGCCTGCTGGGGTACCACCCCGTTGCCGATGATGCGCAGCATGGCGGATCGACTCAGCGCAGCAGTAGCATGGTCACGTGCCACGCCGTTCTTGAGCATCCCGGGACGCTCGGGGTGTGAGATGCCTACTCGTGTAACCCATCCGATCGGCCAGCCCATCATCCACTCAGAGAACGCGGCGGCCAGGCGCGGATTTCCCCTGGCTCCAGGCTCCGTCGGTGTGGGCGCCTCGCGGGTGATGGCTTCCCAACGCCTGATCGCGGGCTCATACTTGCCCCACTGTGGCGTGCCGTTCAGGAGTGCGTAATCGATCAGCTGGCGAGAATGCCCCTCGCGTTTGTCGGGCGTCTGTCCGCCACCGGTCGCGTCACTGGCATTAGGCGTTGGCAACAGGTCTGCGATCGAGTCCAGGCCTGGACGCACCGCTACGCCGGGGCTCGGAGACTGGTTGCTTCCGTATCGGCTGGCCGTCGGAGTCGGCAATAGATCTACGGCTGCCAGCTCGCGGGCACTTCGTTCCAGCTGGTGAATTCCCGCGGTAGCTCCCCGCGCGCTATCTCGATCGCCTGCGCCAGGCTCGGCGATGACATCGAATCTCGGCGCATTGCCGCGCTTCTGCTGGTTCGGTCGGCCGCTGCCCGCGGGGTGGGCAACAATGAAGACCCGTTCGCGGCGGTGCGGTGCCCCGACTTCGGAAGCGGCAACAGTTGTCCATTGCGCGTCGTACCCGAGGTCGGCCAGGTCTCCGAGTACGGCTCCCGCTGCTCGCAGAAGAGGTCGGCTTGATCGGTCTCCCAGATCATCCGGGCCGGGTTCCATTGCGCGATGGGCGTAGCCACTGAGTAGCCCCCTGACGTTCTCGATGACCACCAGTCGTGGTCGCAGTTGATTGATTGCCTCGGCGTACTCCAGCCAGAGCCCCGACCTTGTGCCCGATGCGATACCGGCGCGACGGCCCGCCGCGGACACGTCCTGGCAAGGAAACCCGCCGCACAGCACGTCTACGGGCTCGACTGCCGACCAATCAACGGCGGTGATGTCTCCGAGGTTCGGCACGCCCGGCCAATGGGCGGCAAGCACTCTCGAGGCATCCGGGTCGGCCTCGCAATGCCACACCGTGCGGCCGCCAGCGACATGCTCAACGGCCAGGTCGAGGCCACCGGCGCCGGAGAAGAGTGATCCGATCCTGGGTGCCAGCATCACGCACCTGCCTCGTCGATCGCGCGAAGGATTCGGCGTGCGCCTTGCTGAATCTCTAGACCAAAGTGCGGGTTATCTCGCCAGTACTCAGCCACTCCGCGAATCTCCTCAAGCGCCTTTCCCTGTCGCTCGGCGAGCTGCTTGGTGGCCAGCGCGGTGTCGGCTGCGCCGAGGATGCCGAGCACTGCGCCGCGGTCGATCGCTTCCAGCACGTTCCTCATGCCGCCGTCGTAACGGGCGGGCTCGGCATCGGCGCCCGTTGAGTGAACGCTCATCGTCAGCACCCACTCGCCTGGGATTCGACGGCACCCTTGCGCTCGAGCTCGATGGCGTACAGCTGCGCGGTATGCAACGCGGCGAACGCCTTACCCTCCGCGGGCAATGCCAGCATGGGCAGGCCGTCGTGCCCAACACCCTGCAGGACCCATTCGCGGCCGACGCTCTGAACCATGTAGGTGCCGCGCAGCCCGACCGCGACAAGGGCACCGATGATCTCGCTGTGTCCGCGCCACCTCAGGCTCATAATCCGAAGCCCTCTACGCGGACCTCGACGCCGGCCGTCTCCCCCAGCTCGGCTATCCGCTTGTAGCCGGACAGGCTCACCACCTGCGAGTCGTCGGAGAAACACACATCTGTGAGGGCGTCGAGGATCGCGCGTTCCAGTTTGTCGAGGTCGGGCCGCTTGGTCGCCGCCGGCGTCCGGGTCTTGGGCGCGGATTTCGGCCTGGGCAGGACGAATTGCAGCGTGACCGACACCGGCCCGTCGAACATCGGCCTGCCCGCCATCGCCCCGTGCGCCACCAGCGCGACCCGTTCGCGCCACGGGCCAACCTCTTTCGACGATTCGACGAGGACCCCTCGACCGACATGTCTCTTGCTGCCCTGCGGGGCGGGCTTACCCGGGACGAAGAACACCGCGTCCGAGGCATCCAGCAGCGTCGGCGTCGTCACTGCTCACCGGCTGTCGGAGCGATCGCGGCGAGCGCGTCCGCCAGTTGCTCCGGCGCGAACCTCACCACACGCGCCTTGCTGCCCTCGGCCGGCCCGACGATCCCGACCGCAGCCATTTCGTCGAGGAGACCGGCAGCTCTGGCGAATCCGATCTTGAGCTTGCGCTGCAGCATGGACGTGGATCCGAAGTTGGTGGTGACCACCAGTTCCACCGCCTGGCGCAGCAGGTTCTCGCCGTCGATCTCCAGCTGCTCGGTGTCGTCGTCCGGATCGGAGTCGCTGTGCGCCAGGAACAACCCAGCCCCGTGGCGCAGCAGATCAGCAGCCACACTCGCGCCGTTATCGTCCTGTCCGAGGACCGGCTCGATGCTCGGCCCGTCGGTCGTGAACCCCTCCACATACGAGCCCGGGGTGGCAAGGCCGATCCACGTGTCGCCGATCTGGACGGTCTGCACCAGCCGCTTCGACGACCGGAACATCTGGATCTGCATCTTGCGGCGCTTCGCCACCGCCACCAGCGAGGCCAAGACCCCCGCCGACCACAGCGTGAGCGGAACCTCTTCGTAGTCCTCCTTGGTCAGGAAATCACCAGTCCGCAGGCGCTGCACGATGCTCGTCGGGAACCGCGACTCGTGATGTGCGTGGAACTGAAACTCGTTGTCCGAGCCAAAAAGTGCAGGCGACTCCGACAGCGTCACGGTCCAACCTGGGTGCTCGTCGTCCTTCTTGTTCTCCGGCGGATCGGCCAACACCAGGTGGATGTCGACGGTGTGCTGATCGCCCTTGCTCTTGGCCCAGGACTTGCACAGCGCCAGCACGTTAACGACCGATTCACAGGGCCACACCATCGGGTCAATGCGTCCGTCGATCGGAATCCACGTGTGCCCGAAGACAAACTTCGTAGTCGACGTCGCGGCCAGCAGGTCCACGTCGCCGGGTTCTTCCCGCCAGGGCCCGCGGGTGGTGGCGATGTGCACTCCACCGAAGGTGTTGTTGGCTGTCGCCAACGCGTCGGTCAGTACGTCGATCAGCTTGTTGGTTGGAACTGTGATGCTCATGGATTGCCTTCCAAAGATGAGATGGCTACCGACGATTGCCGGTGGCAGTGCGGATTTCGTGCTCTAGTTCCCGAGCTGCTTCCGGTTGATCAGCGGCTCGGGAGGCAATGCGGGTGCGCTCACTGCTTCGCGTCCGTAAAGCCGGGGTGCTGGCCTGCCATGTGGCGCTGCAGGTTGGCGAAAGACCGATTGCAGCAGGGGCATACGCCCTTCGCGATGCGGTTGCGCGTCTTGGTCAACTTGCCCTTTGTGACCGCGTGCGCCGCTTTCGCTGCGCGCAGATCCTCATCCCGGTTGGCGAGTTGGCGCTCCAACATGGCAGCCCTGGCTTTCGCTTCCTCGGTCTCGTTCTTCTGCGGGTAGTACCGGCTGTGTCCGTTCGGGCAATACCAGGTCCTGTGGTCCTCCCGGCGCTGGCGGATAAATTCGTCATTGAGCGCGAACGGAACTCCGCAACCCTCATGGCCACAGTGAATGACGGTGTAGGTATCGACCGCGGTGAATGTCGCGCTCACTTCGCCGCGTCCTCGTCGAACATGCCGATCAACGATTGGGCCTGCTCATGCGTGAGGTCCTGATCCCGGCTGACCCGCGCCTGGGTAGCCGACAGCACGTAGTCGAACCAGCCGGAATCGTCACCGCCGAAGCCCTGCTCTTTCCGGATCTGCGCCAACCGAGTCAGCTGCTGACCCGTCGCCATCAGGACGTCCTCGACTGGGCCGCGAACATCGATTGACTCCCGCTCGGGTGTCGGTTCGTCCACCGGCTCACCGACAACCTCACCGTCGATATGGGTCGGGCTGTCGATCGCACCCTCAGAAAGATCCAGGCGCACACTGCCGTCGTTGTCGATGGCCCGCTGAATCTCCGTCGACTTCGGCATCAACGCCATCAGCCGCAACAGCATCGTCTTTTTGCCCATGGCGTCGAAATGATCCGACCACGGACCGATGATCTTGCCTTCGCGGGTCTTGGCCATGGCGAACTTGTCTCGATGTTCCTCCATGTCCGCGACCGTCATCGGATCGGTCAGCGAGTAACCGCCGTTGGCTAGACGACCAACCGCGTAGAACAGGCGGGCATCACCACGCGGGCCGTCCAGGTTCGGGCGGTGCACCCATTTATCCTCGGCCGCACCGTATTCGACCTCGAACTGATCGTTGCTGTACACAATCCGCGAGTGCAGTGAGGCGATCTGCTCGGAGCGGTGACCGAGCTCGACATAGCCCTTGTAGCCGATGATCAGTTGGGCCTTTTGGCCGCGAGTCTTGCTGTCCCAGAATGGCAAAATCCACGCGTGGCCCAATGCGCCCACACCCGGACGCAAACCTAGCTGTGCGCATGTCATCGCCGATCCCAACACCGATACCGGGTCGCACTCCGCCAGCTTCGGAGTCTGCTTCACACACGTCATCACGTCGCGGATCAGCTGTACGGCTTCCACTCCTCGCGGCATGGCCCGCTGAAACTGCGTCTCCATCTTCGCGAGCTGGGTCTGTAGCGACTCTCCGCCACCCTGCTGGGCGACCGACTGTTGTGCGCGTCGTGCCAGATCTCTTGCCATGGTGGTTATTTCCCTTTCGGTATGTAGATGGATGTGGATTGAAAACGCCGATATAGCTCGGGGTTTTCGGACTTGAGGAGGTCACGGTCGACGACCTCGACCTTGTGGAGCCACAGGTCCGCGTCAGGCTCCTCAGCGCGGAATTCCTTCTCTCGGAACTGGCCTCGTTTGAGTGCAACCAACTTGTTGCCCACCTCATCTGTGAGCACGTCAGCGCCCTGCAGCAGCGCGGCTAACCGGTTCACCGCTTCTGCTTTGGCCACCTTCGACGCCTTCTCCTGCGTGAGGGCGCAGCGATAGGCCGAGACGGCATCGGCCACCGAGGCGGGGTCTTCTGCGATTAGCTCCACTCCCGGCTGCCGCGGCCAGCGTGCGGCGATGGCCTCCGCGGTTGCGTCCGAGCCGTCGATCGGGGGTGCGACATCGGGGATGATGTATGTCTCCCATAGGTGCTGCTCGGCCTGATTGATCGTGGCGATCAGGTCCTCGTCACGCGGGATGTACTCCCAGCGCAACCGATTTCCACCCACCAGGCCGGCCACGTAAGCCCCGTCAGCGCCCGTGACCGCCATCCCGTGCTGCACCTGCAGTTCCGCGTGATCTGGCACCTGGTCTTCCCAGTCAGATGCCAGCCATGCCGACGCATTTTTGATCTCTACGAGGGCGTTGAGCGAGAGGATCAGACCGTCCGGGTTGTACAGCTGCCAGGGCCGCACCAGCGACCGCAGCGTCTTGCACTCAAGGATTTCCACGTTGAGGCGGCGGGCCAGCTCCTCGCGGATCACGGGCTCCAGCAGCGTGCCCCACATCATCGCCTCGGTCTCGTCCTCCGGGCGGGCTCGGCCTGTCTTCTCCACCCACACGGAGAACGGCGAACCGTACTTGCCCATCCCAAGAACTGCTGAGCAGTCCGACGAACCGATACCAGTGCGCCGCAACTCAAGCCACTCGTCACGATCCTTGTAGTCACCAGCCAGCTCGGCATAGTTGGCCCAAAAAGGAGTATCGGTCACTGGTAGCTCCCCACTTCGTCGAGAGCGTCCGTGCGGTCACCGGCCATGCCGAGCGCTCCGCGCCGCGCGACATCCGCTGCGGCGCGCTCCATTTCCGTCATCGTGTGCGTGGCAGCGCGCCACTCCTCGGCCTCGTACTCGTACGCCATCACCGGTTCACCCCTGTCTCTTCTGATCGGTCGGCAGGGTCCGGGTAAAGCCGGAGACCCCACAGCAAGATCGATGCGGCGCAAAGCAACAGGGCGACCGCAAACAGTTCGATGCAGAACATGACGAGTGCGGCCCACGCCACCAGCCCGAACACCCAGGCGGCGACCGCCAGTGCGCGCGTCATGACGCCAACACCGAGAGGCGAGCGCGGTTTTCTGCGATGGCGTCGACCCGGCGCTGTAACGCAACCGTGCCCTCGTCGGGATTGACGAACGCCGCGAGCGTCATAGTGATCTGCGCATACTTGGCCGGGTGCAGCTCTGCCAGGAGCCGAAGCTGCTCAAACACCCGGCGTGGATCGTCCTCACGAAGCCTTTCGACAAGGTCGAGCGCATCCTCAGCCACACGATCGAGGTCGGTTTCGTACGACTGATCCACCCCTGGCCGCCTCACCGAGCACCGCCTACTGCTCTCGCCACGATCCGCTCGTACGTGGCTTCGGCAGTCATGACGGCGCGCTGGCGCACCTTGTGAGCGGCCAGGATTGCAGGCGCAACCTGCCGAGCCCGCTCCAGCAGCTCAACGACTTGCGCGATCTCGTCCGGCCTCATTGCCCCGGCATCACTTCGGCCATGCCGGTCGCTGATACGCATGATCGTCTTGCCCGAGTCCAAGCTGACCCAGACGTAGACGGCGCCGCTGCTGAGTTCAACCTCGCCAATAGGTTCCCCGCTCATCGGGCACCGCCGTCCCGAAGATCCGCAACGGTCAGGCGGAACTTGTTGGCGCGGTGCTGCCCTCGGTACCGACGTCCCCTGGTCGCGGGCGGCACCACAGAGGGGCGCTCGACCTCGATCTGCAGCTCCGCCAACACCTTGTCCAGCAGTTGCGCCCGGTTCTGCACCGGCAGCATCACCGGCTCCTGCAGAGCCACCGCAGCGCAGGTGTCATCGAAATCGTCCGGTGTCCAAACCGGCTGCAGCGCCGTCACCGGACGACCACCGTTCCAGCCGGCAGCCAATCCGGCTCACCGGGAACCACGTTGTAGTCGAACACCAGGTACTTCTCGTAGCCCTGCGTGCTTTCCTGGCGGTAGTAGCCCTCGCTGCGAGTGCACGAGTAGTAGCCGCAGTAGGTGCTGCCCCGCACCCATCCGGCGGCCGTCCAAATCCGGCGCTCCCGAATCCAGCTGCCGTCAGGACGTTTCGGGCCGTCGCAGATCGTTCGCAACTGGCTGCCGAACATGCCCCAGCTCACTGTCTCGCAGCCGTCGTTCGGTGCGGCATGCGCGCGCTGGGCGTACCCGACCGCAGCCATTGCCAGCACCGCGCCCGTGAGCATCCCGATCAGAACGCGCCGCACTGCCGTGGCGCTCACTTCTCCACCGCCGCAACAAGACGCGCGATGATTGCAGCGTGAAATTCGAGCAGCTGGCGGGCGGCTTCCCGCACCTTCTCGTCGCAACGTGAACCGGCAGCGTGCGCCGTGAATTCCACACTCTGGGCCTGCTCGTCCCACAGGATCATCAGCCGTCCATCACCGGCCGGGTGCGGCAACGCAACACCCACCTGACTCGGTCCCAGCGCCCGCTCGACGTACGCGACCAGTGCGCCGTCCTCGCGTTCCTTGATCTCGTGGGTAGACTCCATGGTTGGCATTGGGTTCCTTTCGTCGTTGTGATCCATTGCCTGGCCCCGCTGTTCCAGCAGCGGGGCTTACTTCTTGCTGATGCGGTACTCATCCAGCAGGTCAGCGGCGACACATTCCGCGAATGCCTCGGCGACGGAGGAAGTCAGCCCACCCGGCCCAGCCAGGCTGGAGTAGATGTGCGACTCAAGGTCGCCGCGCGACACCTCCACCCCGGCGGGGTCTTTTCGCTGATCAGTCAATCGCTGGCATACCGTCGCGACGGAAGCCGCTGCGCCACGCAGGAACTCAGCGGCCAGCCCAAACCCGATTCCCAGTGCGCTATCGGCGGCGATCACATGATCACCGACCTTGCGCACTCGCGCGTCCGCAGATACGCCACCTCGTCGGAAAGGTCCGCGACCCGCTCCTGCAGCTCGTCACGCTCATCGCGCGCCGCGCACTCGGCGGATACGTAGTGCTGCAGCTCAGTCGTCAACGCATCGACCAGCGCGCCGGACTGCCGCAGCAGTTGCCCAAGATTCAGGACCAGGGCACGCTGACCACTGGTACTGGCGGCGTTGTAATGGCTCCGAATCAGGTCTGCAAGGTCGCGGATGAGCTTCTTTGAATCCGGCTCGGCGTCCAACTTCTGCAGCAGCCGATCGCGGTCAGCACTCACGCGGCCGAGTTCCGCCAATGCTGCCTCGAGCGTTTCCGGGCGGGCGGTCATGCGTTCACCAGCCGTCGCCGTGATCGCGCGGAGAGACCGAGTGCCAGCGGCGCCTCGGACTCGGTATCTTCCTCGGGCGCGGCCACATCCGTTTTGGCATTGGTGAAGTGCGCGATCAGCGCATCAACTTGGGCCTTCGTGAACCGCCACTCACGGCCGACCTTGTAGCCCTCGATCTCGCCGCGATTCAGTCGTCGCCGCAACCAGCGCTCACCATCTGTCCATTCCTCGGGCAGCACGTCGGCCACAACCTGCGCCAATGAGTACGTCTCAATGCGCGCGCTCATACGACAGCCACCGCCCGCCGTGCCCGGATCTGCTTCGGCCGGGCCTTTGTCATCGGTTCGACGACGATCTGGCTCATGGGAATGCCGAACTTCTGGCACATGGCATCGATCAGCGTCGGCGTCGCCCGTCCCGCCCAGTTGCGGTCGAACGCGTCATAGACGGTCGATGATCCGACGCCAAGGAATCTCGCTAGTTCAGCGACAGTCTCAATGTTGTTGGTGGCCAAGGTGTTCCGCACACCCTGCGGCTGCCATTCCAGTCCGTAGCTCACGTCAGGAACAGTAGCACCGCATATCGGAATTCCGGCATTGCATTCCGGAAATCCGGAATCGTGTCGCGTTCAGTCGGTACGTTTCCGCATGTCACGAAACTTTGACGGGTTCCGGAAATCCGGGATAGCATTCCGGTATGCCGAGAAGGGACCGCAGAGGACGTGACCTGAAAACGTTCCTGCAAGCCGAGATAGTCGGAAGCGACCTCACCGTCACCCAGGTCCACGAAGCAGCCGGACTGACCGCATGGCAATACCGCGGCGACAAGCGCACCCCCGGCCGGAAAGACGCTGACGACTTCCCGAACGCCGAAGAACTGCGACTCATCGCCGCCCATTACCAACTAGGCGACGAGGGCTACTTCAATCTGCTCGTAGAGTTCGGCATCACCGAGCCACAACCAGGCTTCCCCGGATTCACCGGGGGCTCCGTCAGCCCAAAAGCCCAGGGCCGCACGGAGACCAAGGCGCGGCCCGCCAAGAAGACCAAACGCACGCCAATCCACCCCGACACCTTCAGCCCTAATACACCCGCCCCGTAAGTCGACCCTTCTCCAACCAGGAGTGAGCTGAGATTGCGGCGAACCCGAACCCGCACGAGCACGCAAGGAGCCACACCGGCAGCGAAGCCGCTGCAGTATCTTGCATCTCAGCAGGTAGGAACGTCGTTGCGATCCTGACCGCACACGCGGCCATGCCGAACCCTGCGGCCAGCATGTAAGACCCACATAGCCCACGGATCGCCGGCCGGTCCCGCCACATCGGTATCAGCGAGTAGATGCTGTAACCCAGCAGGTACATCAGTGTTCCGCAAAGCACGATCCAATAGGCGATGAGCGAAAGGTCCGCAACGACGCGAAAGAAGTCATCGTGGTAGATCTTGACGCTGTTACCGATAGTGAACAACGCCAGCATGATCGGTAGACAGAGGGTCGCGGGCAGCTCCACGTGGAGCTTGAACCGCCGTTTCAACTGCTCCTGATCCAAACGGATAATCATGTGGTAGCAAAGCGCCGACGCTGCAACAACATAGCAATCGTGGCCGATCAGATCCTCAAGGTTCCAACACCCGGTTGGTGCGTGCAACCAAACCCCGAGTGTTCGAGATGCCAACGGGGACATAAGAAAAATCGCCGCACCCTGCAAAGCGATGTTGAGGGTGGCGGCGACTTCCATACGGCGGGTCCAAGTCACGCGCCTGATCCACAGAGACCAACAGACCGCGACGAGGGTAAACGTGATTAGAGCAGCAGGCATCAGCGAAAACCTTTGTGAATTAAAGGAATTAGAAGTTAGACACACCCCGGAGTGAACAAAACGTTACACCCTGTCATCCGACCGAAACCCTTGAATTTAGGTAACGATCTGGTCTCAGCGGAGAGTCTTACTCATGAAATCGGCGACAGCCCTGCTACTGGCCCGATCGACGTCTCCGTATGTGTCAACAGTGATTTGGATATTCTCGTGGCCCAGATGACGGGACACCACGGTAATCGGAACACCTGCCAACAACAGCCATGAGGCACATGTGTGGCGTAGATCGTGCGGTGTTGGTTTCGGATTCAATTCTGAGCGCCCGATAGCCTTATCCCAGACGCGGCGCTTGTAACCGTGATACCGGATTGGCCCGCCATCACGATTCACGAACATCCATTCACTCGAAAAGTCCACTCGCGAGAGAATGTGATCAGGGACGTCGATTTCGCGCCGTGAGCGTTTCGTCTTCGGAGGACCGAGGTAGTACCCCTTGCCAGGCGAGTACTTCCACGCCTGACGAATCTTGACCGTTCCCTTGCGCTTGTCGATGTGTTCGGCTGGCTGCAGGGCTGTCGCCTCACTCCACCGGCATCCGGACGCGACGAGGAAGTCCTGGAATTCGCGCCAGTATTCAGTGGTCGAGTCCTGCAAAAGGTCGAACTGCTCGTGTGTGAGCATCTGGATGTCGTGATCGTCGTCTTCATCGCCGCCCGCCCGTTTTAGCTTGCGGCCCGCAGCAGGGTTGCTGGGGATGCGTTTCGGCACGGCAGCGTTGAGCGCGCCAGACAGGAAGCCATACTTGTTGCGGAGCGTCTTCGCGCTGATCTTCCCCCCGCGTTTGGTCGGCGTCTCCTCCAGATTTTTGACCCATCGCGAGATGTCCTCTTCCGACAGTTCATCGAGAGGAATCTGCCCCAGCAAGGGAGCGATGTCATTCTCCAGGAAAGAGTTGTACTTGTAGATCGTGTACTCGTCGAGGCCCGTCAGGTGATCGATGTGGTGCTTTACCCACTCCGCCACCGTCATCTTGGCCTCATTGCGCTGCCGGGCGACCGGGCTCAGCTGATAGAGCTCGCATGCCCGCTGGTGCCCGTGAGCGGCGACTGCAGCCATGAATGCCTCGGCACTCGGACGGTCCTCCCACGTGATCGAAAGCTGCCGCCCCTCATGGCGATAGGTCACATCGAACACCTCGGCACCGCTGCGGAGGGTTCGGGTTCGAATGGACGCCATGGCGGCATCCTAGCGCCAACATTGTTGGATGAAATGTTGGATAACCATTTCTGACTGCGTTTCCGCAGGTCATATGGTGGAGCTAAGGGGACTCGAACCCCTGACCCCCACAATCGCAAAAATATGGGCTAGCAGAGATAGTTATGGATAGTCAAGCGTTGCCCAAAAAGGTGTAACTACCTGCGGATACTTCGATTTTTAGATAGTCTTGGATAGTCGAATGTAGTTGCGAATAATCGCCACGTCGTGCGAATTAGTGTCCATTTAGTGTCCACCATCTTGTGCGATGTCCACGGCATCAGGACTCGCCCGCGATGGCCTGGTGCAGCGCAGTCGCGGCTTCGCTGTGCGCCCGTCCACGCGCCATGTAGAAGCGCTGAGTCATGGACGGATCGGCGTGCCCCAGCACATCAGCAGCAACGCGCGCAGACAAACCCGCGTCATCCAGGATGGTCGCTACTGCCTTGCGGAAGCTGTGGGCGGTGATGCTGGCGGGCAGCCCCAGCGCCGACCGCACGCGACGCCACTGGGCCGCGACGTTGTTTGGATCGCGGGGCGTCCAGTTCTCGGACGGGAACACCAAGTCTTCGTAGTCGGCCGATACCGGACGCGGGTCAACTAGTCGGCGCTCGGCAAGGCGCCGCTTCCGAAGCTTGAGGGCATCGATGGCGAACTGGGGCAACGCAATCTCATTGTCAGAACCCTTGGTGTCGTCCTCAATGGGCACCAGCACCAAGCCTTTGCCTTTGACGCGGATCAACTTCCGAGTGGGACGCATGACACCAGCTTTCAGGTCCAGCTCGGGCCAGGTCGTTGCCAGTGATTGGCTGCGGCGGTGGCTAGTGGCAATCAGCATCACAATCCAGTCGACAATATCGGCGTCCGCGCAGAACTCGGCAACCGTTGGTGGCGTGTAGCTTCCGACGTTCTTCTCGCGCTCCGCCTTGGCCAGAATTCGGGGGCATGGCAGGTCCGAGGTCCGTACCGCGATGAGGATGTCGCGCACCTCGTCAACGGTGAGCTGGCTGGCACCGCCACGCTTGGCGCCCTTGCGTCGCGCCAGCTTCACTTCGCGCAGAGGGTTGACCGTGATCGCGCCATTGCTCATGCGGATCGCGTAGTTGTACATCCCGGACAGCACTGTTCGCGACGACTTCGCCGCCCCGGCGCCACGCGTGTCAGCGACCGTTGTCAGGAACTTCTCCATCACCGGAGTTGGCGCCTCCATGAGACGCCTATGGCCGAATGCGGAGTCAAATCCCTTGGCCTCAAAGTCATACCGGTCAAGGGTGGCAGGCGCCCTCCCCTGATCTACAAGGTACGGCCGGTAGTGCTCGTAATACAGCGCTCGGATGGTGGTCTCTGTCGACAGCTCCGCATCGAGCACCGATACCGAAAGGTCGGAGGCGGCTGCCAGCACCGCGTCGCGTGCGCGCACGCCGTCCCTGTCTGGCACAGGGCGCCCGCGAGAGTCGGTGCGCGGTGGACTGACCCTCAGCACCTTTCGTGACTTACCACTGGCATCACGCACACGTACGATGGCCTGCCACGTGCCGGGGCGTAGCTCGGTCAGGATTACATTGCCGGTCACCCCGATGGGTCGCGGCGGTCTACCTCGCATGGTCATCTCCCTTACTGGGCCGCGCAGAAGACTCGTTGCAGCAAGGGTCCGTGTTCAATGACAAACCCTACAAATGAGATTCCGAGACCGATTAGCGCCAAACGGATATCACTCGCCTTGATTAAGTTGTCGTCGTTGACCAGTTTGGCTAGCGCAGCATTGATAGTGCTGTCGACTTCATCGACCGCCTGATCGACACGCTCGACAGCTTTCTCGGTCTTCCTGACCCGTTTTTGCAGTCTCTTCGACTCATCCTCAAGTTGCTTGAGCCGCCTTTCCGGACCGTCCGGCTCCACTGTCACTTCTGGCGTGTGCCCCTCGACGGTTATGACTGCCCCTTTCGGGGTGATCACGTTGTCGCCACTACCCTTCTTGGGTCGCACAAGTAGCCCGTTAATGAAATCGCCAATCCCCTTGCGCCACTGCGCGGAACGATTCGATACCCGTTCCCAGGCGATGAGAAGTCCAACCGCCGTAAATAGGGCGCCCAACACCTGTATCAAGAATCCTGCCAGTTCCATCTACCTCCCCCTTATCCGTCGCAGCCGGTTGACGGTCTGTGCGTCGATGGCCAGCGCCTCTGGCGTCTCGATGATGGCGTTCAACTTCTGGTAATAGCGGACCGGCGATAGGCCGAAACGCTCGCGTATTGCCTCATCCTTGGCGCCGGATGCAGGCCACCAAATGCGTTCCATATCAAGGGCTTCAACCGTGTTCATGGACGTTGCGGATCTTCAACGCGGTCAGCGAGCCAGTCGCGCTCAGCAGGGGTTAGGGTCTGGCGTCGCACCCGCACGGTGTGAACGTCGGTCCAAAGTTCTTCGGCCAGTTCGTAATCGTCGTTGGTCCATTGCAGCCCACGCAGCAGGGCAGGCAGTGGGATGAGTCGGCGTGCCGCCAGCACGTCCACATAGCGCTCTTCGCGGGCGCGGTGGATGACGGGCGCGATGCCCCGGTCAACGTGGATCAACTCATGCGTCAAGGTCGAGCGACGTTCAGCCTGTGTCAGGCTCTTGCACAGCCAGATGGTGTTGCCCTTGATCAGTCCGGCCACTCCCCGGGGCAGGACGTGATCGCAGGAAACAGCGATGTGTGGATAGTGCTCGGCGAGCGTTCGCCATGGATGCCAATGATTCGTGATCATGGTGCGAGACGCTAGAACAGGCCACCGACAAATACGGCGCTGACCAGGAACTACAGCGCTGTCATTCCGAGAACAGGCAGCTCGGAAGGGCTGCTTACTCGTCGTCGTCGCGTTCGCCATCGGACTGCTTTTCACGCCGTGATGCCGCTACATCGAGGTCGTCAACATCAGGTGGCGGTGGCACCGGCCTGCGACGCTCGGCGAGGGAGGCGACATTGGCGCGCCTTTCTTCCAGCAAGGCCTGCCGAATCTCTTCCATCTGTGAACGCATAGCGAAGACAGAGGGCAGGATGTCGCGCGCCCGCGTGTCCGTACTTTCGTACGCGGCCATGATGAGAAAGTCCGAGTAGACGCTGGTTGATTCGATCCCCTGCTCCAGCAAGGAAATTCGATCCTCATTAGACACATCGGGGTGTTTTATCAGCTCAAACATGCGATCATTCGTGGCGCCCCAAGCAGCGTTGTTCGCCTCCACGAGCTTACCGAGGTCCGGCCCAGAGCGAACCCGGGAAGCCGCCCTCTGGTGAGCGATGTAGTCCTGAATGGCCTGCTCATCCTCCGTGGTTTGCGTGCCGTCGTTGGCCCGCTCGGCAGCCAGCAGGAATCGCGCAACCTGCTCGCGCGTGAGGAGGGTGAGTGCCTGTTCGGCACCACCACCGTCATCGGCATTGGATGCGGCCTCGCCGCTCGTGCGACCCCGAGCCAGATCGTCAATGCGCCCCGGTGGCCAGCCAAAGGCGGCTTCAATCGATCGATACGAGGTCTCGCGAACTGGTAGACCATCCTCCACGCGTTTCCAGGTGATTGAGCTGATAGCCGCCCTGCGAGCAGCACCCTCCTTGCCCCATCTGCGCTCTATGCGCTCAGTAGCGACCTCGTGGCCAAGCCTTTCGAGTTCGTTCGGCGTGTAGGTGTTCATACCTAACAACATGACAGTCACGTCCAGGAACATCTAGTCACACTAGATAACAATATCTTTGCAGTTAGATGGCGATAGTGACTAGGTATGGCGCTAGATATTGTGAATGAGCCCATTTTGTGTTGACACCTGTGACTAGTTGTGACTAGCTTTATGCCTATGTCCAGCCTAACAGTCCCGATCAACGGGTATGCCCTCCGAATTATCCGTGGACTCAAGGGACGGGGTATGGCCGACCTTGCCAGAAAACTCGAGGTCGACCGCTCGTATATCAACAAGATCGAACTTGGCTATGTAGTGCAGGTCAGCTCCCCGCTGTACGCCCGTCTACTTGAAGAGCTGGGGATCACCGACTACCGCACCCTGATGGCCAACCCTCACGGCGCGAGGTCGGTGACCGCATGACCGCGAACCTCCAGGGGCTCGCCGCCCAGGCGGGTATGACCGCCAACAGCTCGCCTGTCGAAATGGCCCGCATTGCAACAACTATCGCCGAAACCGGCCTCACTCCACTCTCCCCCCACGAGACTCTTCGCGCCCTGCTCCGCATCCAGCGCGAGACGCAAACGCCCATCCTGGTCACGTCCAAGGTCGCCGCCACGATCTTGGACATCCACCCGCAGACATTGCGCGACTGGAGCCGTCGCGGACTCTATGACCTTCCGGCGCCTACTCGGGTCGGCAGTCGGCTCCGGTGGGATGCCACCGAGCTACGCGCATGGGCCGAGCGCCGGAAGCGGCGCCTAGCCGCTTCATAATCCCAACTCTCACAACTGAATAACCCCCAACGCTGACGGCGGTCTACTCGCCAAAGTCCCCCGCCGTCAGCGCCATCGAGAACCGAAATCAGCCCTTAGGAGGCATTCGGCATGTCCGACGCTACCCAATTGACGGAAATAACCGTCTACGCCCCCGCCGACAAGGCGCGTGAGATTGCTTTGGCGATCACCGGCACGCACCGCGTTGTCACCAGCACCGTGCAGGACGTCGAGCCTGCGGCCCCGGGGACGGCCGAGGCCGACCGCCCCACCTACACCGTTCGGGACGGTAACGGTGTCTGGTGCGGCGATCGCCAGGTCGCATTCATGCAGACGGACCACAGCTCTACGTGGATCGGCACCGAGTCGGGGTGCATCCCCGTCTCCGCGAGCCGCCCCCTGAACTGGTTCGCGGAGAACCCCTCAGAGGGCCGCGACGCCATGATCTGGATTGCCGCCGTGCTGAATGCCGAGGTAGGCCGAGTATGAGCACCGCCACCACGGCTCCCTATCTGGTTGAGCACATCGAAAACCTGGGCGACATCGACACTCTCGTCAACGACGAGCTGGTGGCCGCATCTTGGCCGAGCGTAGATCCGGCAGATGGTGATCAGATTTACGTCGGTCAGATCGCGGACGGCAACACCTGGTCCGGCTTCCTGGTCGCCGACGAGCATGCCGCCCGCAAGGCACGCACCGCCATCGCCCGCACCTACATCGCCGGACTCAGGGCGGGTGCGCGATGACCGATGTCTTGCATCCAGACCTGGACACACCGGCACCACTCGCCGATGTGGCGCGCCTGACAAGACCACAACGAGAATTGCGACTGGCGAGGCTTATCGAACAAGCGAATTGGATTGTCGACCAGGCTATCGCCGAGCACTGCAACGGCAAGCGTCTTGTTGCATCGTGCGTACTGTTCTCCGGCGGAAACGATTCGACCGTGCTCGCGCACATGATGCGGCCCCGCGTCGACTACGCCGTACACGCGAACACAACTATCGGCATCGAAGAAACTCGTCAGTTCGTCCGCGACACATGTGCTGATTGGCAGCTCCCCCTACTGGAGCGCACGCCGCCGCAGTCGTATCGCGAACTAGTGCTTGAGCGCGGCTTTCCGGGACCGGCGATGCATTTCAAGATCTACCAGCGCCTCAAAGAACGCGCATTGCGAACGGTGAGACGGGAGCTTGTGACCTCATCCCGTCAAGAGCGTGTGCTGTACATCGCGGGACGGCGCCGTTCGGAATCGACCCGTCGCCAGGATGTGCCACTGCACGAACGGAATGGCTCGGTGATCTGGGCCTCACCCCTGGCGATGTGGACCAAGCTGGATCTGAACACCTATCGACTGGCTATGGGCGATGTTCCGGTCAATCGTGTGGCCGAACTTCTCGGGATGTCCGGCGAATGCCTCTGCGGATGCTTCGCAAAGCCAGGTGAGCTTGACAATATCCGGGCGCATTTCCCTGTCGCGGCCAAGGAGATTGGCCAACTCCAGCGCGATGTGTTGGCGGCGGGGCATGTCGGACTCAAGTCTCAGTGGGGCTGGGGATGGCAACGGTCGGCGCCCAGACCTGCACGGTCCGGTCCGTTGTGCACTTCGTGCACTGACCCTCTGCTAGCCCTGCTCGATGCTCAGGCGGTGGCATCATGACCGTCCGGCGCGGTACCACGAACCGCAATGATCGTGGCTCGGACGAAGATCGGCGGCGTCGCCGTCAATGGCTGCTCGACACGTTCGGCGATGGCACCACATGCCGGTGCTCGACATGCCCGACCGTTTTGAACTTCGACAGCATCACCGTTGACCGGCATCCGGTCGCGGGCGCTGACGGTGGCACGTACCGGCGCGGCAACATCCGGCCACAGTGCGCGCCATGTGCGAGTCGTCAGGGCGGCAAGATGTCGGCGCAGCGTCGCCCCCTCCGCAAGGGGCACATGGTCCGCATCCGCAAGGGCGGCAAGGTCTATCGCGTTGTGGTCATCGACCCGGACAAGGGGCTTGTCAGGATCGCTGCTGGTGCCAAACATCCCGATGCGGCGAAGCGCGTTGTCGATGGATTCCGCCTGTACGCGGCCGACACCTTGATTCGGGTGCCCGCATGAGCGCCCTTGTCTCATACGGCGCCAGCGCGTTCGTGGAACTCAGCACCAAGGTCGAAGGCGATCACATCCTGGTTTCCGCCGACAACTGCTCACTGGACATTCGACTGAACATCGATGAGGCCGAAGAGCATGCGGCGGAACTGAATCAGGCCATCGCAGACCTACGAGCCAACCAGAAGGCGGCGCGCTCGTGATCAGCGGTCGCAAGGACGGCGGGAAACGCATCGACACCGCCAACACAGTCTCGGCGGCGCAATGGGCTTGGCAGCAAGTCCAATCCGGCGCCGTCGTCGTCATCACCAACACCAAGGAAAGGCACGAAAACCAATGAGCACTCAATACACACAGTCCCACGAAAACGGCGCGCAGGTCTTCAAGGTCAACGACAAGATCATCGCCATAGTCGACGGCCGACGCGTTGAACCGAGAACGCGCGGCCCGTACTTCGATGCGGAAGACCGCCCCGAGGCCTTGGATGGCGCGCGAGCCGTCGCAGAGGCGTACGCCGCCGGATACGACGCGGGCCTGGCCGAGGGCGCGCCCGTCAGCGCACAGCGGGCCCGTGCCATCGCCGACGAGCAGATCGCCAAGGCGCTGGAAACCCTCACCGTGGAGGTGAAGCGATGAGCACCAACGTCATTCGCGCCATCGGCGAACTCGCGCCGCCGCCACCCGAACCAATCGCGGTGCAGATCGTGGAGGTGCACGCTAGCCGGATCGAGCTGCGTGCCGGGAGCCAAATCATCGGTGTTGCCACCCTATTCAGGGGCGGCCCATCGTGGGTAGTCGACCCCAACATTCCCGGCGTCCCGACCTTTCCGGCCTTCCTCGTCATCAACAAGTCCGAAGTTATCGACGCCCTGACGCAGTTCGGGCACATCTACGTGGCAGCCAAGACAGGGGAAATCAAGTGAGTATCAACGTCATTCACACAGTCGGCGAGCTTCCCGCCACCGTCAACTATGTGCAGGTGGTCAGCTTGGGTGCTGACCGGCTGGAGCTTCGCGCCGCTGGTCAAATGATCGCCGGGGCATTCAGACTAGGCGATGACTGGGCGATTGACATCAAGACGCCGACAGCTCGGAACCTGCCCCGTTTCATTCTGGACGACCGTCGCGAAGCAACCGACGCTCTACACCAAATCGGCGCGCTGTACCTCGACCTACGGACGGCGGTGCAGTCATGAGCTACAGCGGTGCTGTCTCCCCGCTCAAGGTCTTGCCGCGCGAATCGGTTGAGCGCGACGAGCTTCCGACGTTTGAGTTCACGGGTGCCGAGGTGGTCGCCGAGATTCGCAGGCTTGCGCAGCGGTTCCCCGACCAGACAGCCGAATGTAAGTACGTCGGCAAGGATGATCGCCCGCACTGCATTGGTGGGCGCGCCCTGGCCAATCTCGGAGTGCCGCTGGGGATTCTAATCCAGGCCGAGGGCACCGCCCTCGATACGGCGATGTCTCGCCTGCGCATCACGGCAACCCATAAGCAGCGCGGTTGGTGCCGGGCGGTGCAGGCGTACCAGGACGAAGGAAAGCCGTGGGCCGCAGCGGTCCAGATGGCCAACGCGATGGTAGGTGCGCTGTCATGAACACCGCCACTGTCTGCGGCGGGTGCGGCCGAGCTGTCGTGCGCCCCATGGGCGGCGAGGTCTGCCAAAAATGCCGGCAAGGGCAGATGCCGACACCCTCTGACGCTTTGGCTCACGCTCTGATGATCGTCGTGACCCTGTTCATCGTCGGCATCGTCGCGGTTCAAGCGGGGTGGCTATGAGCTACCTGATTGACCAGAACGGTGACACCTTCGATGTACGTGTCGTTGGGCTGGAGGACCCGTTGGCGACGGCGTACCCCGAGATGTACGGCGGCGAGCCGACCCCGCAGTGGGTGATCGACGTGACGGGCATCGCCGAGGACCTGGAGCCGATCAAGGTGGTCGACTTCGAGCAGGCCTACCGCACATTGCAGGTCATCGGCCGCGTCTACGAGGCGGGCGGCGGCGGGTCATGAGCGCCCGGTACGGCGTGCGCGAGGTCTTCAACGGGCGCTTCCGCGTTGTGAAGCGCTTCGGCAATGAGGACTTCGCCGAGAAGGGCTCCTACCCCACCAAGGCGATGGCGCAGGGCCGGGCAGCGCAGCTGGAGCAGCGCGCGGCCCGCCGGGACGCGGTAGCCGAGGCGAAGCGCCGCGCGAAGAACCACTGCGAATGCAAGGGCGAATGCGGACATCTGCACTTCGCGTCTCGCACCTGCCAGTGGGGCGAAGGCGAAGACATGGGCGGCGGCATCGGCAAGGTCGTGCTGGTCGCGGTGCCGCTCGACGGCGACGACACCAATCTGTCGCTAACCAACATCCGCATGCTGTGCCAGCTCTGCAAACAGCATCACGACGCCGACCGAATCAACGGCGGCGCAGCACTATTCGACATTAAGGAACCGGAATGACTGAGTTAGAGCAGCTGGTAAAGATCCTCGAAGACAGCGGCGACACCATCGCGCCTGGCGATATTGACGGCTTCGTGCATGTCGCCTCCATTCGCCACCCGGATCGGCGCTGGTCGTACACCAGTGAAGAGGTAATGCGCGCCCCCTCGGGGCGGCTATACGCCTTCCTGAATGAACACGGTCTGACCGAATGCCAGGACGACGGATACGGCCCGGAATTCCACGACTACACGGTCTAAGAGGTTGAAGCCGTCACTGAGTTCGTGGAGCGCACCCGCTACGTCAAGGTCGAGCAGGCCAGCGCCGCAGAGGTCGAGGCATGAGCGCCGTGGTGCGGGCCATCGTCAGCGTCGGCGGCATCCTGCCCACGCAGACCACCGAGGACATTGAGGTACCGCGCGCCAACGGACATCAGATCGACGTAGACGGTCGACTCATTCTCACAACCTCGCCATGGGGCGGCGAAACGATTGCCGCATTCCAGAAATGGGACCACTTCATCATCACTCCCGACCGTGGTCCGAATGGGCGATTCATCAAGAAAGGCAGCTGATTGTGAGTGACATCGATCCTCGCGAGGCGAAGCTACCCGCCTGGGCGCGTGAGCAATTGGCGAAGGCTCGGATAGGCCGCGTCGCCGCCGAAGACAAGCTCAACGCCCACCTTGCCACGATCACCAAGTCGCGAATCTGGTACGGCGACTACACCAATCCGATCTACATTGACGACAAGGACGGATACCAGACCGTCTACTTCTCCCCCTCGGGAAGTGGCAGCGCGTTCGATCAGATCGGCGTCGCCATCCGTGACGGGGGAATCGAGATTCAGAGCGGCAACAGCGTTGCCCTTGAGTTGCAGTCGTCCAACTTCTTTCGCGTCTATCTCCAGGATTGGAGGCGGTCGAAGTGAGCGATATCGACTGGGAGACCGTCGAAGTCGATGACGGATTCAGGGCGGCACACCATGGCGTCTGCGGCAAGTGCGGCGAAGACATCTTCCCTGGCGAGCGTATCCGCCGGGCTGTCGGCGGTCACTACGAGCATGTCAAGTGCGATATCGATGTCGACGCCGAGGCCGACGCGGCGCTGGTGTCGGTGTGCCCTGACTGCAACCTTGAACACGCTGGCGGGTGCTTCTGATGAGCGCCGCAATCGATTGGGACTCGGTGCCGGACATTGAGCCCGTCCCGGAGCGCGACCACTTCGGCGTGTACCGCAACGGCAACAACCAGCCGTTGATCATGGCCGAGGACGGCGGCAAGCGCTACCCCTACCAGCGCACCACCAACTTCATTGACCAGCTGGAGGACGGCGGCGAAGGCCTGCGCATCTGGACCGAACGCCTCACCTTGGCCGGTCTGGTGATGTCACCGGAGCTGCGTAAAGAGCTGATGGCGTGGATAGGTGAACCGCGCGAGCTGTCCGACATCGCCCGGCGCGCAGCACGGCTGGCGGGCCGCGATGAAAAGCAGGAATGGGGCTCGATGCTCCACCAGATCACCGACGCCATCGACAAGGGCGACATGATGCCCCGCCAGTGGTGGAACGAAAACACCAAGCAGATGGAACCGGTTCCGGTCGCCGAGGTGAACCGCGACGTGGAGGCCTACCGGATGGCCACGCGCTGCCTCACTCATCACGCAGCCGAGCAGATGCACGTCTTCGACCCCTACCGGGTCGCGGGCACGCCTGACCGGGTGTCGAGCTACAGCGCCAACGGCAAGCGTCAGGGCCGACCGAAGATTGTCGACCTCAAGACGGGCACCCTGCATCCCCGGATGGTGGAGGCACAGCTAGCGATGTACTCGCGCAGCCGCCCCTACGACCCGCAGGCCGAGGTGAGGTTGGACGCCGAACCGGTCGACCAGAAGCGCGGCATCGTCATCCACCTGCCGATGAAACAAGCCAGGTGCGAACTGTTTTGGGCTGACCTGACGAAGGGATGGGCCGACTGCAAGGTGGCCCGCGACAAGCATCAGAAGGGCTTGCGCCGCAAGCTGGAGACCCTGGGGCGACTCATCGAGCTTGGCCCCGATGTGCCGCTCATGGAGCGGGTTGGCCTGTGCGCCAACGTCGATGCCTTGCGCGACCTCTGGAAAGAAGCCGTCGAGCGCGGCGAGTTAACCGAAGACCTCAAGGCGGCATGCCTTGAACGCCAACAGTTGTTGGCACCAACCAGTAAGTAAGAGAAGGGAATACACGTACATGTCCGAGAACTGGGACGCCGCCGAAGAGATTGAAATCCCGAAGGGCGCATTCATCGGGTGGGGTAACGAAAAGGGCCAGCACGTCACCGGCAAGGTCATCGAGTACGGCGACTCCGCAGGCGAAGACACCAAGGGCAACGCCTGCCCCCAGGTCACCGTCGAACTGATCGAACCGGCAGCATCATTTGACAAGCTGGGCAAGCGCACCGACTACCCGGCTGGCGAGCTGGTATCGCTGACGTGCAGTCAGGTGCAGTTGAAGCGCGGCATCAAGGCCACCGATCCGGCGCCGGGCGACCTGATCCGCATTGTGCTGGTGGACGTTCGGGTGCTGCCCAACAACGGCAACACCCTCAAGGAATACGGCATCAAGATCAAGCGCGGTGCCGGTGGGCCCGTGGCGGCGCCTGCGACCGCCAGCGCTGGATTCGGTGGTACCGCCGACGATTCCACTCCGCCGTTCTGATCGACGGCTGGTCGCGCCTGCGGTGAGGACATGGGCCAGCGCGCTAATGCAGGCATTGGGCGCGCAGTGGCAGCCTGGCCCGTGTCACCAGCACCCCCAAATTCCAAGGTATAGAAAGGATTTAAGCAATGCCCGTATCCATGTGGATTTTCATCGTCCTGGCGGTGCTCGCCGTCATTGGCGTGATCATCGGCATCTTCGCCCGGGGCGAAGAGCGCGCGGTGAGCTTTGCAGGCGCGATTGTCGCCGGAATCGTCGGTCTGGTGTTCTTCGCGTTCGCCGCGACGACCGTCGTTGGCACACGCCAGATCGGCATCGAGACGAAGTTCGGCCGACCCACTGGCACCACGCTCACCAACGGCCTGCACCTCAAGTCGCCGGTCACCTCGGTGACGGAAATGGACGGTGCCGTGCAGATCGACCAGCACAAGGACGGTGGACGCATCAAGGTCCGGCTGGGCAACAGCTCAACGGCGGACGCTGACGTGTCGGTGCGCTGGCAGATCAAGCCGGACGCGGCGCCCGAATTGTTCTTGCAATACAAGACATTCGACAACGTGCGCATCAACCTGGTGACCCGCAACCTACAGGTTGCCCTCAACGAGGTGTTCGCAACGTTCGATCCTCTGGCGCCGAAGAACCTTGACCGTTCACCGCTGCCCGAGCTGTCGACGCAGGCGAAGAACATTCTGGCCGCGAAGGTCGGCAGTCAGGTCGAGATTCTGGATGTCGCGGTGCCCACCATCGACTACGACGACGGCACTGAGCAGAAGATCAACCAGCTGAACCAAGAGCGCGCGGCGACCGCTGTCGCCGAGCAGGCCAAGATGACGGCCCTGGCGCAGGCGGCAGCCAACGCCAACCTGGCTGCTTCGGTCTCGCGCGACCCCAACGTCTTGGTGTCGAAGTGCTTGGACATCGCCCGCGAGAAGGGCTTGGCGCTTCTGTGCTGGCCCACAACCCCTGTCCCCACCATCCCCGTCAAGTAAGGCGGCGGCTGGCGGCGGGTGTCCCCCTGCCCCGCCGTCAGCCGTCCAGAAACCACCAGAGAGGCAACCGCAGTGAATCGCATCCCCGGCCACAACCTGTTGAACTTCGCCAGCCAGATCGACGCCAACACCATCGAGCAGGCCAAGGAAACGGCCTCTATGCCGTTCATCCACCCGCACGTTGCACTCATGCCGGACGCGCACAGCGGCAAGGGCTCGGCGGTCGGCACCGTCATCCCCACAGTCGGCGCTGTCATCCCGGCGGCGGTCGGTGTAGACATCGGGTGCGGCATGATCGCGGTGCGCACCGCCTACGTCGGTGCCCATATCGACGGCCGAGACTTGTCGAAGCTGCGCGCCTCGGTGGAGTCGGCCATCCCGCTCTCCCCAGGCAACTACAACCGGAGCCTGGACCGGTTCGACTTCACTGCCGAGAAGATCGCCGATCTTGAGCGCATGGCCAAGTACGACGTTGATCTGTCGCACTCGCCGAAGTGGCGCGAGCAGCTGGGCAGCCTCGGTGGCGGCAACCATTTCATCGAACTGTGCGTCGACAACTACGAGCGGGTGTGGCTATTCCTGCATTCCGGCTCGCGCGGTGTCGGTAACAAGATCGCCCAGAAGCACATCAAGGTGGCTCAGGACTTGTGCAAGCGCTACTGGATCGATCTGCCGAACCGCGACCTCGCCTACCTTGCTGAGGACACCGACGAATTCAAGTCGTACATCAAGGAATTGATTTGGGCGCAGCGGTTCGCCCTGTACAACCGCGCCGAAATGATGGATCGCTTTCTGCGGGCGTTCGCGCACTGGATGGGCGCAGACCCGACCAATGCCGACGAGGTGGCCAGTATCGAGGTCGAGCGCATCAACTGCCATCACAACTACACCGCCCGGCAGAGGATTGGGAACGTCGATGTGTGGCTGACCCGCAAGGGCGCTATCGACGCCAATGAGGGTGTTATGGGCGTCATCCCCGGCTCGATGGGCACCCGCTCGTATGTGGTGCGCGGCAAGGGCAACCCGGCAGGCCTGTATTCAGCACCGCACGGCGCCGGACGCCGGTTCTCGCGCACCAAGGCCCGCGAACTGTTCACCGCCGACGACCTTGCCAAGGCCATGGTCGGTATCGAGTACCGCCACGGCGAGGCGTGGGTGGACGAGATTCCGCAGGCATACAAGGACATTGACGTTGTGATGGACGACGCCGCCGAGCTGGTCGACGTGATTGCCGAGCTGCGCCAGGTCATGAACGTGAAGGGACAGTGACCATGGCACAGCACGAGATGCGCGACCCGTCCGAGAATCGGTGCGTCGCCCGCAAGATAGATGGCGCCTTCTACCGGGTGTCGTGGAACGGCTCACCCGGCGGTGACGTGATCCTCCCCGAGGGCGCGTTGGGTGTCGTGCGGTCGCCTGTGTCCCATCGCAACGACCGCGTGGCCACCGTCGACCGCCCCGTGGTGCGCGTCACGCCGCTGGGCCGCGCGTGGCGTATCGGCTACAACATCGACGGCCAGTTTCGCGTCGAGGCCATCGCATGAGGCTCTTCAGCACATGCCGCGACTGCGGTGAGGCCATGTTGGTCACCAGCATTGACGACACGGTGCACCCGACGTGCGAGCCGAAGCCGACCGCCGTCGACATTCAGTGCGCCGAGTTCCTGGCCGCTGTGCAGGCCGGTGACGACGCTCGCGCCGACGAGCTGGCCGCGACCATCGACGCCGCCGAACGGCCAACCCTGCGCGGCTCAGCCCTGTACTACAGCCAGGCCCTCGGCTGGCCGGTGTTCCCGCTCAAGGCCGGGAGCAAGGAACCGGCCACGCTCAAGGGATTCAAGGATGCCACCACGAACCGGCGCCGCATCGAAACCTGGTGGAACGGCAACCCCAGCTACAACATTGGGCTTGCTACCGGCCACGCCTTCGATGTGGTGGACATCGACCCCGGTCCGGGTGGCCGCGAGTCGCTGGCACGGCTGGAGCAGGCGGGCAGCCTGCCCGATGTTCACGGCTATGTGGTGACCGCAGGTAACCGCGCCGAGGGCCGACCAGCTGGCATTCACCTCTACGTCAAGGCCACCGGACGCGGCAACCGAGCTGGCTTCCTGCCCGGCATCGATTACCGGGGAATGTCGGGCTACGTAGTCGCTCCCCAATCAACACGCGGCGACCACCAGACCTGGCAATGGCTCATGCCGCCGTCACCAGTCATCAACTCGCACAACACTGCCGAGGAGAGCGCAGCATGAGAACCCTTGACGAGCGATTCTGGGAGAAGGTGAGACCCGCTGGCGCGCTTGAATGCTGGCAGTGGGGTGCCTCACTCAATGACGGCGGATACGGTCAGATCTACGTGCATGAAGTCAGGCGACCGATTCGCGCGCACAGGGTTGCATGGGAGCTACTGCGCGGCGAAATACCTACCGGCCTAGTTATTGATCACCTGTGCCGAAATCGGCGATGCGTCAACCCATGGCACATGGACCTAGTCACCAATGAGGTGAACATCGAACGCGGCGAATTCCGTTCGTCGCGACCGCCCTTGAAGACTCACCGCCCGAGCGGACATGCATACGCAGGCGAAAATGTCCGAATTGCCAAGGCGGGCTATCGGGTCTGCCGTTCCTGTGAGCGCGCGCAGTCGCTAGCAGGCTACTACCGGCGTAAAGCCCGCAATAACACTGACAGGAAGGCGTCATGACCGGCCCGCTGGCGTTCGGCGACTGCGGCGGGGTGCTCGACTGCGGGCTTGTGCCATCTCTCAACGCTGTCACCGTTGAGGTTAAGCGCGCCGTATTTGACTACCGCACAGGCATTGTCATGGTCGATGGCCGACGCTTCCCGTTCATGCTTCACGAAGACGGCCCCACTGTTGAGGTCAATGGCCACGGCTATCCGGTTGTGCTCACGGTTCCGGCGGTGTTCCTGGTCGATGACCTGCGCATCGTCGGCGCACCGAGAGGGCGGCGAGCATGAGCGATCCCGCAATCGAAGCCGCACAACGGGCGTGGGGAGACAGGCGGGGTTCCAAAATCGCATGGAAAGTCGGAATCACCTCTGCCCGTGAGGCTTTAAAGCCGATACGCGAGCTGCACACACCCTTCGAGGTCGTCAAAGGCGGCAGGAAGTACTGCCGTGGGTGCTCAAAGCGCGCCGACCTCAACATCATGTGGCCGTGCGAGACCGCTGAGAAGTCCTACCCCACAGAGGAATTGGAGCGATGACCGCTAACCCGGAACAGTCGGTGCTGGACGCTATCGACGCGCTGGTCGATGAGCAGATGGCGGGCGGCGAATGCGCCGCCATCGAGCGCACCGAGGCGGCAGTCGGCGCCCTGGACCGGTGCGCCCTATGTAGAGGCGCCTGGCACGGCTCCCCGTGGACTGGCATCGACTATGAGCACCTCGGCGAATATGACCAGCACCACCATGGGCGCTCACTGCGCTGCCCTGGCGCGTTCGCCACAGGGCCGCAACGCATCCGGTACCGCTGGCACGACCGGTATCGCTGGCCGATGCGGTACTCGATGGGTCGCGGCCGTGTGGCGGATTCGTTTGCGAGACTTAGTGACCCGATGAGACGGGCGTACCGCAGCATCGCCAACACCTACAACGCCCTTATCGAGTTAGGGATATGGGACGGCGCACCAGAGTTACAGCCGTGGCAGCGCGAGATGCTCAGCCGATGGGCTGGCAGTAATCCGGATCTGCCGGTGCAAGTGCCGCAGCGCGGCGCCGACGTGCATCCGGAGTGGCTGGTCGATGCGATTCGCGGGGTTGAAGGCCTGTGAGCGGTGATGACCTATTCGAGAACATGGAACGCCTTGGTATCGGGCTCAAGCCGGAGCGCCGCCCGATGCCCCGCACGGCGTCCACAGCCCGTGACACCGCCCCCTACTATCGGGCGGCTCTTGAGCAGGAAATGGTGGAGATGGCCTCCACCGGGGAAGGCAGACGCAATGACCAGCTGAACATTTCGGCGTTCAACCTCGGCCAGCTCGTGCCACACGGGCTTGACGAACTCGAGGTAATCGATTCGTTGACGGCGGCGGCGCGGTCGACGGCGGGAACGCCGATGACGGACCGCGAGATTGAGCGCACCATCCGCAGCGGCTTGGAGTCCGGCAAGCAGCAGCCCCGGTACGCCGAGAACACCAGCTATGCGATGACGGCGGCGGCGCCGGTCGACGTGCCGCCTCCGACCGAACCACCGCGGATTGACGTACGCGACTACGAAGGCGACTTTTGGCAGTCCCGCACGTCGCTGAGCACGGTGTATACCGCTGCCCTTGCCGGCATGTGTTCACCGTGGGCGGTGCTGGCCTGCTGCGCGGCACGGGCCCTGGCGCTGGTCGATCCACACATCAAGCTGCCCGCCATCATCGGTTCCCGTGGCGGCTCGCTGAACTGGTTCGCGATGCTGGCCGCTGAATCCGGCGGCGGCAAGTCAACGGCGATGGAAATCGCCGAAGAGCTGATACCGCATCAGGTCAAGACGCTGAACCTGGGCAGCGGCGAGGGCCTTATCGAGGCCTTCGGCGAGCGCAACGACGACGGCACGGTCAAGGACCCGGTGGCGGGTCACCGCTCGATTCTGTTCTCTGTCGATGAGATTGACTCGTATTCGGCGGTGGCCGGGCGCAGCGGTTCGACGGTGATGCCGATCCTGCGGTCAGCGTTCACGGGCGGCTCGCTGGGCTTCGCGTACCGGAAAGGCAATCGGCTGCCGGTGCTTCCGGCGCACTCGTATCGGATGACGCTGGTGTGCGCCGCCCAGCCGGGCCGGACGCGGGCCATGTTCGCCGACGCCGATGGCGGGACACCGCAGCGGTTTATGTGGTTCCCGGCGACCGATCCTCGGATCGCTGCGGTGCGGCCCACATTCAACGGCGCCTTGCATCTGCCACGGCTGACCGATTGGCAGTATCCGACCACCCTGCGGGTGCCATCGGAGTGCGAGGGCCTGATTGTGACCACGCGGGCCTCCCAGGCGCGCGGTGAGACGGCGGCACTCAATTCGCATGCCTTATTCGCCCGCGAGAAGTTCGCCTACGCCTTGGCCATCCTGGACGGCCGATCGGCGATGGATTCGCAGGACTGGCGTCTATCCGGGGTCGCGGCGGCGGTGTCCGACGCGGTGCGCCAATGGGTGCTCGACCAGCTGGCGGCTTCCGAAGCCGAAGAGGCGCGCCAGAAAGGGCGCCTGCAAGGTGTGGCCAAGTCGGCGGCTGACATCGAGAAGGCGGTCGAAGACGGGGCCCTGATGGCTCGGTGCATCGCGAAGGTGTCCGAGCTGCTGGAGAAGGCCGGGGATGACGGCTACACCGCCCGCGAGATACGCCACAAGCTCACCAAGCGGCTACAGCCGTTCACGGAGCAGGCGCTCGTGTTCCTACAGCACGACAGCAAGGCCCATGTCATCGCCGCCAATGGTCGTGCTGATCGGTGGGCCTGGTCATGACTCCAGCAAACACCGGAGGTGGTGGAGGCGCCTCCACCACATCACTGCCCCCACCGCCTCCACTTGCCCCCGCCAAGGTCAACCTAATAAACGTCTCTAGCTGGTCATATATATAAACATGCATATAACACTCATTCACGTGTATAGGCCCTCGCCCAGGTCAGGCGAATCAGAGGGGCGTCGACAGGGTGGAGGCGCCTCCACCACCTCCACCCCTGCAAAGCCCAGAAGTCAGTTAACAACCACCATCGAAGGGATTGAGATGACCACCACGAAGTCCAAGCCGAAGCCCAAATGCAAGGACTGCCTTGCCGAGGGCGTCACAACACTGCGGCCTGCCCCGTGGCCCGGCCCCCGCTGCGAAACGCACCGCAGGGCCCGCCAGAAGGCCGTCCGCCGCAAGAACCATGGCCGGATGGTCGAGAACACATACGGCATCACGGAGACCGAATACGAAGCGATTCTGGCCGTGCAGGGCGGTGCCTGCGCCATCTGCGGACGGGCCAAGGGCATCACGAAGCGGCTGGCCGTCGACCATGACCACAAGCTCGGGAACACACGCGAAGCTGTGCGCGGCCTGCTGTGCACGACATGCAACCACGTCGTCATTGGCCGATACGGACCCGAGGCGTTGCGACGGGCCATCGACTACCTGGCAGATCCTCCGGCGCGGCGAGTTCTCGCCACCGCGCCAGCTGCCCATGTGGCTCGCACCGAGGACAAGGCCCCGGCAGCCGCCGAGGTGTCAGCATGAGCGCGATCGCCTGGGACAGCAGCGCCGGATTCCTTAAGGGCACCGTCGAAGGTCAATGGCGGTACGCCAACGCTGGTGGTCTCGTCTGGTACAGGGAGGACGATCAAGGCGGTTGGTGCCTAATAGGGCTGGGGCATCCCAATGGCCAGGCATACGCCGAGGCCCACTGGGCAGGCCTGCAGGACCGAAGGGTGGCCGATGCGATCACCACCATTCGCGACGACTCGGCGCTACTCGCCGCATCATCGGGCCCCATACGGTTCGAATCTGACGAAGCGGCTAGGCTGTACGCCGCGATCGACGCCCTACCGCCGTCGCCCGTCGCCCCGCCACCCACGCGTCGCACGCTGTGGATCAACGGCGTAGTCCTGACCGGTGAAGTCCGATCGATCAGCACCCACACCCACGGCGACGGAACACAATCCATCGAGTTCAGCTTCAGGCCAGACAGCGCTGATGACACCGTGCGGGTCATCGAGTCCATGCGAGTCGACCGATGAAGGTCTACATCGTCACCACCGGCAGCTATTCGGACTACCAGATTCAACGGGTGCTCACCGACAAGGAACGGGCCGAAAAGCTTGCCACCGCATGGAATAACACCGCCTACTACGGCGGTGATGCCCAGGTCACGGAGTGGGAGACAGACGAGCAGACGGACACCCTGGCCCGCCAGTGGGTGCAGAGTGAAGTCCTTCTCTACGGCTACGAGTGGACACCGGTTGGCGCCTTTGAGCAGGTCTACGACATCGACGGCTGGACATACGAAGGCGCCCACCCCGGCAAGGCCACCGTGGTCGAAGCCACCGACCGATTCGTCAAGGTGATCGGAACCGACGAAATGGCCGTCCGGAAAACCATCTACGACACCGTGACACAGATCCGAGCACGAGCCGAAGGGATTGCATGACATGACCACCATCGCCAAGGGCAGCACCGTCGAGCTGTGCGCGCACCCGGATTGCAAGCGCGACAACGGCAAGCCAGCCCACACGCCGGACGGCATGTGCCCCAGCTGCCAGCGCCGCGTCGGCACCGCACTGGAGCGTGTTGTGCTCGATTGGGTTCAGCTGCATCAGCTCCCGGCACCCAACAAGGGCGACAAGATGCGCGGCGCCAAGGTCAAGGACTACGGCCACCCGGCCGAATGGGCTTCGGACATGCTCACGAAGATCGCCATATGCCTACGGGCAGCGCATGACAACCTCGCAAGCACGCTGGCCGAGCAGGGGCACGAGGCCCCCGGCGAGGACTACCCCAGTGAGCGCGCCGCCGTCATCGCCGCACACACCTACCTGTCGGTGCGCATCGACAAGCTGTGCCGCCAGGAATGGGCGCCGGACATCATCGCCGAATGGCATGGGCTGCACTCGAAAGTCCGCAGCCAGCTCGGCCTGACGCGGCCACGTATCGCCCTGCCAACACCATGCCCCGACTGCGACATGCGGACCCTGACGCGCTACATCGACGTACAACGCGACTGGATTGAGTGCGGCAACTGCCAGACGCAGATACGCAGCGAGCACTACCCTCTGTGGACATCGATCGTGCTCGAAGAGCTTGTGACCGAGGCGCATGGCCAACCCTGACACGCCCGCAAGTGCGAGATGCGGAATGTCCTGTGTTACATGTACTATGGGTGCGACTGACAGATCTATACCCAAACACCGGACCCCTTCGCCCGCGCGGAGGGGTTTTCGCATTTCAGGGGAGTTCATGACTGCGGTACTCGCGCCGGATGGCGCCGAATCACTCGTCACCGCCGAAGAAGCGTCCACCATCTGCGGTGTCCGATCCGTCACTGTCCGCCAATGGGCTTCGCGCGGCTACGGCCCCGCCAAGTGCAAGACCAGGCTGCCACAGTGCGGCATAGACGATCGCGGCCGCAAGCTCTACCGGCTGCTCGATGTCGCCAAGGCTGAGCACGCAACAAGGGCACTCGCCCGCAGATGAGCGCTGGCCTAATGCGAGCACTGCGCGACGCAGAACGCATACGGGCACAGGCAATCATCGAAGACGACACCTCTGGCCAAGACTGGGCCAACGACGAAATAGACCGCATCACCGAGGCCCTAGAAAGGGCCCGGTAGCAGCCGTGGACCACTCCCCAGGCGCTACCGCCGACTACGCCAATGCGGATGCCAGTGATGCACTCAGGAAGGCAGAGCAGGCGCTACGAGAAGCGGACCGGCTCAACAAGATCTTGCGCGCAGTTGTTGCACAGCTCGGCTACAGATTCACCGTCGACGCCAGCGGCAACGTGAGTGTGGCTGTACCGCAATGACAGTGCGGCGCAACACCACGCTACGAGACAAGCACAGGCGCTACCTCGCCCGTGGACGACCACCATGCCACCACTGCGGCGAGCCCATCGACTACGAAGCCAATCACCTTGAGCCACTGAGCTATCAGGTTGACCACCTCATCCCCTTATCCAAGGGCGGCACAGACACACTGGACAACAAGGTGCCATCGCACCGACAGTGCAACCGGGACAAAAGCGACAAGCTGCCCGAAGACATCGGCGCCAACTTCGTCACCGAACGCAAGTGGTGGTAGCTGAAAAATGATGCACCGTTTGCTGTACTCGAGTATTTTCACAGGTCACAGGCACTGCCGCTGACGCTGGCCGCGTCGCGCAAGCCTCTGACCAGGGGATTCCCCCTCCCCTGCCGCCTAGCTGCACCTCATGGCATAGGCGGGCATTTACATACCACATTTTCCGCCAAACCCCGGTGCGGTTACTGACGACGAAATGGCGATGCCGATGTACGCGAATGCCCAGGGTGACGGGCTGTTTTTGGTGCTCAAGTTCCGCGCTGACGACGGCCTAGACACGGGCAGCTACACCGGCAGCTATCGGCACAAGCCAGCGTGCCGGTCGTACAACACGTTCGCCGCTGCCAAGGCTCAGCGGACCCGGTATCGAAATCAGGGCTATGGCGCGCGTATCGCCGAGGTGACTATCGCTGGCGGCGAGCCGTCGATTCGCTGGGTCGAGGGATAGCCGACCAATGTCGGTGATGCTGGCCGCTCGCGAGGGTGACCAGACCGACCTGCTGGAGTCGATGCGCGACCGCCTTTCGCCGGTTGTGCTTGACCCGGAGACCAATACCCGCGAGCTGGCGTCGCTGTCGCAGCGGCTACTGGAGATTCTGCGCGACCTTGACGACGGCCCCGAGTCACGCAAGGAACGCCGCGAGCTTTTGGGCAAGATGCGCGTTCGGGTGGCGACCGCCGTCGACCGTGCTGACACCCCGATTCGCGACTTGGCGGCGCTGTCGCGGCGTCTGCTGGATATCGCCGAAGACATCGCCATCTTGGATCAGCTGTCGGGTGAAACGGACCCGATCGCGCACGCGGTGAAGGTACCCGACGATACGAACGTCGAGGCCCCGGCGCTGTACGCCAAGGCCCGCTATGTGGTGCCGCCAGAGAACATGGTCACTACCGAGTGGCCATCGATCTGCGAGATATGCCGCGTGCTGGGCATCGAATTCGATGACTGGCAAGACGACCTGGGTCGCCTGATCTTGGCGAAGCGGCCGGACGGCCTGTACGCCTCGGACACGACGGCCATCTCGATACCGCGCCAGTCAGGTAAGACCTACCTGATCGGCGCAATTGTGTTTGCGCTGTGCATCAAATACCCCGGCCTGCGGTGCATCTGGACCGCGCACCTGTTCAAGACGGCGCGCGAGACTTTCGAGTCGATGCAGGGCTTGGCCGACATGCCGAGCGTAAAGCCGTACATCAAGCGGATTTACAGCGGCTCGGGTGACGAAAAGATCCTGTTCACCAATGGTTCGGTGATCATGTTCGGCGCCCGCGAGCGCGGCTTTGGTCGCGGCTTCCCGAACATCGGCGTGCTGATTTTCGATGAGGCACAGATCCTTACGTCGAAGGCGCTCGATGACATGACGCCATCTACGAATGTTGCGAAGAACCCGCTCATTTTGACGATGGGCACACCGCCCAAGCCGGAGGACCCGAGCGAGTTTTTCACCACTCAGCGTCTCGATGCTGGTATCGAGGCCGACGACGAAGACTATGCCGGGCTCGATGACGATGACGACGATGTGCCGCGTGAGTCGCTGTACGTCGAGTTTTCGGCGGACCGTGGCTGCGACCCGAGTGACAAGACTCAGTGGCGCAAGGCCATTCCGGCGTTCCCGAACCGCGTCAGTGAGCGCGCGGTGCGCCGCATGCGCAAGATCCTTGGCGAGGCCTCATTCCTGCGGGAAGGTCTCGGCATCTGGGACAAGATCGTCAGGACCAAGCTCATCATTTCAAAGCGCCTGTGGGCCTCGGCGATCGACATTGGTCCAGACAGCGATGTGACGCCCTCGGCGATCGGTGTTGACATGTCACATGGGCGCGAGCTGTCCATTTCGGCAGCGTGGGTGCTCGAAGGTGGGCGCGTCCACGTCGAAGAGGTGTGGAGCGGCTTCGACATTTCGGCCGGCAAAAACTGGTTGGTCGAGACATCGAAACGCATTGACATCCTGATCGATTCAGCTTCGCCCGCGTCGGCGCTACTGCCCGATCTGCTGGCCAGGCGGTGCCGGGCTCGCCAAACCACAGCGCAGGACATGGCCAAAGCCTGCGGCGCCTGGATGGATGCGATCGACTCCGAACTTTTGGACGACGGCCTACCACTGCTGACCCATAGCGGTCAGGAAGCACTCACCAAGGCAGTCGCCGGGGCCCAGAAGCGGCCCATCCGCGACGCAGGCGGCTTCGGCTGGGACCGATCGGATGACGCCGTGAACATTGCGCCTCTGGTGTCGGGAAGCCTTGCGCTACTTGGCGCAACCACTAACGGACCTCGGAAAAGGACCACCAGAAAGGCGGTGTACTAGATGGTTGCACCGCCCGCAGACCTGGCCCGCTTCATGGACACCGGCGAGTTGTCCGGTCAGGAAGTCCAGTACCTCGGACGGCTGCGCAGCCAGTTGGCTCAGGCTCGCCGCGCCAACGAGAAGAAGTACACGCTGTACGAGGGCAAGCACAAGGCGCGCAATCTGGATATCGCGGTGCCGCCGCACCTTGCTGACCTTGAGGTGTTTGTCGGCACGCCCGGCATTGTGGTCGACGTGCTCGCTGAGCGCGTCGAGTGGGACGGCTGGTCGGTGCTCGACGGCGACAGCACCGTCTTGGATGAGGCATACCGGGACAATGCCCTTGAGGTTGAGCAGGCCCGTCAGGCGGTCGATTCGCTGATCTGCGGCATGGGCTTTGTCAGTGTCGGTACCGGCGATCAAGAGCTGAATGAGCCCGCTGTGGTGGTCGGTGCTGAGTCCCCTATGGAAACGACTGTGCTGTGGGATTCCCGGCGCCGTATCGAGGCTGCTGGCCTGATCCAGCGCCGTGACCCACTGACCGCCGCCGTGACTGCCGAAGTGCTGTACACCCCGCAGGCAACGGTGACGTTGCCGCGCGGCGGCGATGGCCGTGTCACCGAGGTTCAGCGCGATGACCACAACCTCGGCGTGGTGCCTATTGTCCAGTTCCCGAACCGTGAGCGGCCCTCCGACATTCGCGGCCGCTCTGAGATAACCCCGCCTGTGCGGTATGCGACCGAGGCTATCGGCCGCACCTTGCTCGGCATGGAAATCAACCGCGAGTTCTACACCGCGCCACAGCGGTACGGCCTTGGCGTTGACCCGGCCCAGTTCGGCATTGACGAGAGCACCCCGGCGGGCGAGAAGCTGGTCAAGCAGTGGAACGTGGCCATGTCGCGGATGAACTTCATTCCGCCGCCAGAGCCGGGCGACCCCATGCCGGAGGTCGGCCAGTTCACTCCGGCGCCGCCGACACCGTATATCGAGCAGATCAAGCACTACCTACAACACGTCTCGGCTGAGTCGGCGATCCCATGGAACTACCTTGGCTTCGCCACCGACAACCCGCCGTCTGCGGACGCGGTGCGCGTGCTGGAGTCGCGGCTAGTCAAGCGCGCCTTGCTGCGCCAGCGTATGTGGTCGCGGGCATGGCGCCAGGTGGCTTACCTGATCGTCAAGCATCGTGACCCGCAGGCGACGATGGCCGCTGTCAGCGGCGTCGCACCGAACTGGCTCAACCCTGCCACGCCCACACCCGCATCGGACGCCGACCGGGTTTCCAAGCTGATCGCATCCGATGTCCTGGAGCCCAATTCCAAGGTCACGTACCGCGAGGTCGGTATTTCCGAGGCAGACCAGAAGATCATGGGACAGGAACGCCGACAGAACACGGTCACCAAGCTGGTCGACCGGTTGGCGAATTCGCCTGTGCAAGAGGTTCCCCCACCGCCGCAGGGCGTGACGCCGGAGTTGGTGGATGCCAACCGAGGCAGCTGAGTTTCAGCTACTCCTGACTCGGCTCACCGTCGAGCTGGGCGTGGAAATCGCAGACCTACTGGCCCGCATCGCCGGAATGCAGCCGGTGGAGCAGATGGCGTATATCACCGCCGCCTACCCGGAAGTGGTGACGCCGTACCTGGCCGCGTCCAATGACCTGACGCAGGCCTGGTACGAAGCTCAGCCGGTGGTCGTGGCGCCGTCAGCGCCCGCGTTTGAAACGGTGGCCGCTCCCCTGCTCGATGTTGAGGCGCTAGCCATTTCGGGGCGCTGGTCACTGACGCAGGGCAAGCGTGTTGAGGCTTTACAGGGCTCGGCGACGCGCTCGGTGTTCGATCAGTCGCGGCGCACCATCTCTGACAATGTGGAGCGCGAGACCGGCGCTCGGTGGGCCCGCTACGCCTCGGCGAACGCGTGCAACTTCTGCAAGATGCTCGCCACACGCGGCGCGGTGTACACGTCCGAGGCGTCGGCCCTGGGGGTCACTGGTCGCAGCGTGAACTTGGAGACATCGGACCGGCGCGCCATCGCAGCCGGACAGATGACCCGCGACGAAGCCCTGGCCCAACGCTCTACGTTCCGCTCGGCGCGCGAGGCGGGCAAACGCGGACGGCAGGTCGGCGATGCCCGTGTCGGTGCGCTGCGCGGCTCACAGCAGTACGGCGACAAGTATCACGACTGGTGCCACTGCATCGCGGTGGCGGTGCGCCCAGGCGGGTCCTACGAGCCGCCGTCATACGTCGAGCAGTGGGACAAGCAATACGCGGCAGCGGTGACCGCCACTCGCGAGGCGGGCCAAACCAAGGGCAAGTACGGCGCGATCGACTTCAAAGCGGTACTGCGCCACATGGATGCGCAACAGCGCGAACAGACCTCCACCCCATAGCGGGGCGTGAGCGCGGACGGCCAGCGTCAAATCGGCCGGGTAATGCTGACGAGCTACGGAGATTTTCATGACTACAGTTCTGCCGACCCATCCCCGAACTGGATTGACTGCACTTGCTATTGGCAAGCGCGGCCCGATCTGGCCCGTGGCTGGGGCCTCGTCCGATCACGATCAGGACAACGGCGACAAGGGAGCTGGTGACGCCAAGTTCACTCAGGCCGATGTGGAGCGCATCATCGGTGAGCGCCTGACCCGTGAGCGCTCCGAGGTCGCCAACAAATACGGCGACCTGGATGTACTCAAGTCCAGCCATACCGAGCTGCAAGCGATCAAGGATCGCGACAAGACGGATGCTGACAATGTTCAGGATCAAATCGCCGATCTGCAAACCAAATTGGCTGCCGAGGCCGAGGCCCGCACCAAGGCCGAAGCGAAGGCGGCGGCGGCTGAGCGCACACAGTACGGCGTCGACAAGGGGCTGCCGCTGGCGCTCGCCAAGAAGCTGGTCGGGACCACCGACGCCGAGCTTGACGCCGAAATCGGCGAACTCAAGCCCTTTGTGGCTACCACCGATGGCGGTCCACGGCCCCCGTCGCCCAATCATCACCAGGGCCAACCCCCTGGCGGCAAGAGCACCAAGCCGTCCTCGGTGTCCGCTGGCGCAGAGCTGTACACGAAGTCACACCCGAAACCCAACGCGTAGCACAGGACTCGCCTGCGCTATCCCCACTCCCATTAGGAGGAAAAATGGATCTCACTGTTCGCACTGAGACCTTTGGTGCAGGTAACCAGTCCTGGCTTGGTTCCAAGCACGGTACCGACGCATGCCGGACCGTCACCATCGATCGCGAAGCCCTGGTCAAGGAAACCCACTACCCGGACGGTCGGCTCAAGTCCGGCCTGCCGCTGGCCAAGGTGGGCGACACCTATGTGCCGTACGCCGCTGGCGGCGCCAATGGTGCTGGCGTGCTTGCCGGTTTCCTGTTCACCGACCAGTCGGTCCGCGATGGCGGCGGCGACATCGTTGCCCCGCTGCTCGACCACGGCCGCGTGATCCTGTCCAAGCTCCCCGCCACGGTCGCCGCTGACGCGGACACCACTGGCCTGTTCGTTTTCGTCTAAGAAAGGGCTGAACAATGACTCTATGGACTGATGTCATCACCCCGGCCGCACTGACCGGGTATGCCCGCGAAGCGCTGGCCGACCGCGAACGCCGCAAGGGTTCTCTTGCCGCGTTCCTGCCGAACCGCACCGTGCCGGACATCGTTGCCCGCTTTGTCAAGGGCGACAACGGCCTTCTGGACGCGGCCGAGTACCGCTCGTACGACGCAGAGGTCACCATCGGGGAGACTCCCGGCACTGAGCGCGTCACCATCGAGCTGCCCCCGCTGGGCCGCAAGGTGCGCGTGTCCGAATACGACCAGCTGCGCCTGCGTGGCAACGTCGACTCTGACACAGTGCTGTCGACGGTGCTCAAGGAGGCCAAGCGCCTCGCCTACGCGATCAGCGACAAGCTGGAAGTGATGCGCGGCAAGGTCATTGACAGCGGCAAGGCCGCAATCAATGAGAACGGCTTCATCGCCACTTCCGACTTCGGTCGCGGCGCTGCCTTCGCCGTCACCGCCGCAACCCTGTGGTCCGATCCGGCCTCCAAGCCGCTGACCGACCTTCGGCTGTGGCGTGATGCCTACGTCGAAGAGAACGGCGACGAGCCGGGCGTCATCCTGACTTCGCGCCGGGTGCTCAACGCGCTCATGCTGTCTGCCGAACTCAAGGCCTTGGCCACCAACTCGGCTACCGCGCCGGGGCTGGTGACCGAGGCCTTTGTACAGGCCACTTTGTCCGCGTACGGCCTTCCCCCGATCGCGGTGTTCGACCGCCGCGCCAAGGTGGCGGGCCAGACTGTCCGCATCCTGCCGGAGGACAAGCTGTACCTGCTGCCCGCGCCGGTCGATGCGTATGCAGAGGACGGCACCGACCTTGGCGCGACCGTCTGGGGCACCACCCTGGAGGCCTCCGAGCCGGATTACGAGATTGCCGAGGTTGACCGCCCCGGCATCGCGATGGGCGCTTTCAAGACCCGCGACCCGATCGGTGTGTGGGTTCACGGCGCCGCCATCGGCCTGCCGGTGTTTGCCAACGCCAACCTGTCCATGGCCGCAAAGGTGCTGTAGTGCCTTCGATCCGATCCGATTTGGTCGGTGTCATCTACCTGCCCGGTGGGGCGCGCCTGTCCGCAGGCGATCCCGTCCCACCGGGTGAGGTGGTGGGCGCTCACCTAATCGAAGACGGCGAGGTCGCCACCGCAGACCCGGAGCCCACCGGGGCGCCAGCCGATGCCACTGACGTGACAGCCGAAGCAGTGACAGAGGCGCAGCCCGAGCCCGCCGAAGCGGCAGCCGAGGCACCCGAGCCGGTTGCACCCCGTCCGGCTACGAGCCGGACCCGGAAGCGCTCAAGTGGCCGCGCTCGCTGACCAGGCCGACGTTGAGGCGCGGTTACGCCGCGACCTGACCGCTGACGAGGTTGAGTGGCTGCCGGGTGTGCTTGATGAGTCCTCTGCCCTGGTTTCTGCCTACTGCGGTGACCGCGCGTTCGACCCGGTACCGGACAGGGTGCGCATCGTGACCTCACGGTTGGCGGCGCGCGCCCTGACTGGCCGAACTGACTCGGCCACTGCCATCACCAATGCAGCGCACGTCTTCTCACAGACCGTGACTCTCAATGCCGACGCCGCCAACGGCGGCGTGTGGCTCACCAAGGCCGACAAACTCGCCCTGCACCGCTGGGCTGTGTCGGGTAAGGCCTTCTCTGTTGACATCTCGGGTCGATGACCGCGCCGAGCTTTCCCATGCCGTTCGTCGTCGCTCACGAGGCCTTCATTCCTGACGCCCTGAACGCACATGGCGATCCGATCGACAAGTGGGCACCCGCGACCGCACGGTCTGTGTATGGCGCTGGCCCGGCGATGTCGAATGAGCCGAAGTTGGTCGGCCAAGATCGCGTCATTGTTGACGTGGTGCTGCTCGTGCCGCCCGGCCAGGTCTACGGTCCGCGTGATCGGGTGACATTGGCGGGCAACGTCTTTGAATGCGTCGGCTATCCCGAGTCCACCGAATTCAATCCATTCGGCAAGCACTTCGGCGCTGTCGTCAACCTACGCAGAGTTGAAGGGTAGGGGTAGGGATGACCGTTACCAAGGTCCGCGTGAATAAACGCGCCTTCCGCGATCTGCGCAAGTCGGCGGCGGTGCAGGCCAAGCTGCTTGAGGTCGGCGAGGTTGTCGCCCAAGATGCCAACCTGGATCACCAAGTGACCGCTGACGTGGCGCAGAACGGCCCCGTCGATGACGGGCCAAGCTACACCGCAGACCTGCACGTCGGCAAGAACCGCGCCCGTGTCTCGGTGGTGACCGCGACCGGTCGCGCCATGGGGCACGAGCGCCGCACATCCTCGCTTCTGCGGGCAGCCGCACGCCGATGACGCTCATCGTCCACCCGGACGTTGATCAGCTCGCCGTCACCTACTTCGCCAACACCCTTGCCGCACAGGGCCACACGCAGCATGTCGGCAAGAAAGTACCGGCCAAGAATCGCCCCGATCGGTTCATGCGCGTCTATTCCAACGGCGGGCCCGACGAATCGCTTATCGCCACGCGGGCGCAGGTAGTCGCCCAGCTCTACGACATCGACGGCCCTCGGTGCGCTCAGACCGCGAACCTGGTGGCAGCACTGGGCAAGGCAGCCGTTGGCTTCCTGTTCGACGGCTACCCCTACGTGGCTAGGGCCAAAAAGCTCGGTGGCCCAACCGATCTGGACGACCCGGACGTCAAGACGCACGTCCGCTATCAAGTCGTCCTCGAATGGCTCATCAGAGCCAAGCACTGAGTCTCAAGGCATCTTTACCAATCCCATTGCCCGCGTTGGGCAGAGAGGTGTATTCACCATGACCGGACCCATTGTCGCTGGCCCCGGTGGCGCAGCGGGCGATATCAAAGAACTGTTCTCCGGCTCGCCGACCGCGCCGGGAATCACTGGCGGTGTATTCATCGGTAAGCCAGGCATTGCCCTGCCCCCGGCTGATGACATCTTTATCCCCGCCACCGAGCACAGTCCTGACCTGAAAAATGTCGGCTTCGTCTCCCAAGACGGCGTGACCGGCACCGAAGATCGATCGATCAATGAGATTGCGGCCTGGGGCGGCGATATCGTTGCGTTCCTACAGGAATCGTTTTCGGTGTCGTGGCAGATGGTGCTGCTACAGATCATGAACCGAGAGATTGCCAAGATGGCGTACGGCGACGACAACGTGGCCTACACGCAGGCGACGCAGGCGCATGGCAACTGGCTGGCCATCAAGGTCAACAAGCTGATGCTGCCGAAAAAGACTGTCTGGATTGACAGCTTCTACTCCGATGGCTCCGAAGGTCTCAAGGCGATGCGGTGGGTCGCACCGCTGGCCCAGGTGTCGGAGAAGGGTGATTTTAAGACCGCCCATAGCGATCTGTCGGGCCATGACTTGACGCTCAAGCTGCTGCCCGATTCACAGGGCAACAACGCCTACATCTACCTGGACGACGGCCAGGTTGTGCCTCTGCCCGCAGGCGGCGGCGAAACCCCTTAGCGCCTCCCCCGGCTCCGGAACCTGACCCGGAACCGGAGCCGGAGCCTGACCCCGAGCCGAGCGGCGACGGGGCTTAGGAGAGGCGAAAACCAGCCGCCCACCGATTCACCACGCTGTCCCGCCCGTCCGTTTTGCCTTGGGACAGGCGGGCGGGACCCAAGGCACTCCAAGGCAACTCACCTGCAAAGGAACAATCACATGGCCACCAATGCAACCGCAAAAAAGACCGTCCCCGCTGTCGAAGTTGACGATGACGATGACCGTGAGTACGAAGACAACGTCGACATAGCCGAGGGCGAGCAGAGTACCGAGACCCCCGCGAAGCCGGAACCGAAGCCGGGCGATGCTGGCTTCGATTGGGCGCCTATCTACGTCGAGGGCACCGAGCTGAAACGCTACGAAGACCCTTCGGGCACGGTGGTGGCACTGCCACCGTTTCCGACGCCGGATGCGGGCGACATCTTCGCCGACCTGCTCGAAGACATTCCCGATCACGTCATGCTGATCAAGCTCTTCCGTCAGGCCATGAGTGATCATGCCGTCGACTACAGCAAGGGCATCGGCGCGATCACCGCAGCGTTCCGTGGCGGCGGCAAGCTCGCCGACATCAAGGGCCTGCTGACCTTCTGGTCTGGGGCCAAACTCCCAAACTGATTGGCGAGGTCCGCGACTTCGCACGCAAGCATGAGGCGGCTTTCCGTCTAGACCTACTGCGCGCCGGGTTGCGTTTCGACCGCCCGGCGTGCAGCTGGGAGGACTTGCATGCGTTCACCGTGGCCTCGCCACCTGGGACCGCCATTCATTACGAGCTGGCCGAACAGTGGCCCCTCGATTCACATCTTCTCGCCGGAATCCTTGAACGACTTAACGATTGGCTTTGGCTGCACACCAAGGATGCGCAGCGTAAGCCACCGCAGAACCGGCCAAAACAAATCCCCCGCCCCGGTGTTCGTGAGCGCCTCAATGCGCTGACAACGGCACTCGGGGGCCGAAAGCAACAGGTCGTACCGCTGGGCGCCTTCGCGTCTCTGTGGCGCGACGCGCGCGCTCGATGGAAACAGCAGAAGGGTGGTGTCACCGATGAGCAATGAGCTTATGGCCCTGTGGGTCTCAATCGTCCCTGACACCTCCCGACTGGTCCGCGAGACTCGGCGTGCGGTCGACGGCATTGACTTGACGGTCGATGTCGACGCCGACACCGGCAAGGCGCGTCTACAAATCAAGCGCCTGGACCGCGAGCTTAAGAAGACGCGGCCCTACAACATCGAGATCGACCGTAAGCAAATCACCGGCGCGGCGTCATTCATCACGAAGACGCTCGGCGGCGCGACAGCTGGCGCCCTCGGTGGTCTGGCTATCACCGGTGCCGCTGGCGGTTTGACTGCCCTTACCGGTGCAATCATGTCCGCTAGCGGCGCTTTTGGCCTTTTGCCGGCCGCAGCGGGCGGCGCCGTCACAGCTATCGGTGCGCTCAAAGTCGCGACCCTTGGTTTCGGCGACGCCATGAAGGATATTGGCGACCCGGAGAAGTTCGCGAAGGCTATCGCCGATCTGTCGCCGAATGCGCAATCAGCGGCCCGTGCCATCGAGTCGATGATGCCGCAGCTCAAGGAACTCAAGAATGCGGTGCAGGATCGCTTCTTTGACGGCTTCGCCTCCGAGGTGCAGGCCTTGGGCGCCACGTACCTGCCGATGATGCAGGGCGCCATGGCCAATATCGCCGGTTCTGCAAACAGCGCCCTACGCAGCGTTTCGGCGCTTCTGCAGACGCCGCAGTCGGTTTCGGACATGTCGACCTTGACGGGCAATAGCGCCACAGCGTTCAACACGCTGTCGCAGGCGCTGGCGCCAGTTGTAAAGTCCCTCCTAGACATCGGCACTGTCGGCTCGACGTTCATGCCGCAGCTGGCGCAGGGCGCCACCAACGCCGCCAACTCTTTTGCGAGCTTCGTGGCCAACGCCCGCGAGACCGGGCGCATGCAAGAGTGGATCCAAACTGGCATTGACGCTATGCGCCAGCTTGGCGACATCACAGGCAATCTGGGCTCGACGATCTCCGGAGTGTTCCGCGCGGGCAACGACGTCGGCGGCGGCTTCCTGACGTCCATTCAGACGGTCACGCAGACAATGAGCGACTTCGTCAACTCGACCAACGGCCAAAACGCGTTGGGCGCCTTCTTTGCCGGCACCAAGGAAGCGCTTGCCGCCCTCTCACCGATCCTCAAGACTGTCGGCGAAAGCGTGCTCGGCACCATTATCCCCGCCTTCACCAGCCTCGGTACCGCCGCTGCGCCTGCACTGCAGGCGGTGTTTACCAACCTGGCCGAGGTCATGAAGACCCTTGCGCCCGTGGTGACATCACTGGCTGGCCCGATCTCGACGCTACTCAACGCCATCGGCCCCGCAGTGGTGCAAACCATTCAGGGCCTGGCCCCCGCCGTGCAGCCGCTGGCGCAGGCCTTCGCCGACCTGGTCGCGGGCGCGGCCCCGATCCTGCCAGTACTGGGGCAGCTGGTCGGCGCGGTGGTTGGTGCGCTCGCCCCGGCACTGTCCACACTGTTCAAGGCCCTGGCCCCGGTGGTCTCGGCGCTGGCCGACTCACTCAAGCCGGTCATTGACCAGCTGGCACCTGTGCTGGCCGAGGTGGCGGGCACGTTCGCCAACGCATTCGCCAGTGCACTGCAACAGATCACGCCACTGCTTCCCCCGCTTCTGGGCGCTTTCGGTGACCTGCTCAAAACTGCCATCCCACTTCTGCCTCCGCTGGCTGAGCTTGGCGCGTCCGCGATTCCGGCTATCGCCGCCGCGATCAAGGTCGTGGCGCCACTGTTCACAGGCCTTGTGAAGATCTTGACCCCGATTGTCGACACCGTCATCACACCGATGATCAGTGGCTTCAAGGCGCTGGCCGACGTGATTGGCGGGGTGGCGCGAGGACTCAGCGGTGTTGTCGACAAGGCCAGCGGCTTCCTGTCCAAGGTGCCAGGCCTCGGCGGCATTTTCGGTAAGCGTGACGGTGGCCCGATCGGGGACGTTCCCGGCTATGCCGGTGGCGGCAAGATCACCGGACGCGGCACCGGCACAAGCGATTCCATCCTGGCCTGGCTGTCCAATGGCGAGGGTGTCATGACGGCGGCTGCCATGCGCAACGGCGGCGCCCCAATCTTGGCCGCGCTCAACGCCGGATGGGTGCCGCCTGTCCAGATGTTGCAGGATATGATTCCCGGCTTCGCGCAGGGCCTCAACCCCGGCGCCGACTTCCTGCGAACCACGGTCATGCGCCAGTGGCCGCAGATCGGAGACATTGGCGGGCGCCGCGCCGAAGACGGCTACGGCGAGCATTCCAGCGGCAACGCCATCGACATCATGATTCCCGGCTGGGACGGCCCGCAGGGCATGGCGCTCGGCAACCAGGTGGCCGGATTCTTGGTCAAGAATCGTGAACAGCTTGGCCTTGACGGATTCATCTGGCGCCAAGCGAGTTACGGCTACGGCGGCTCATTTTCTGACGGCAAGCAAATGGGTGACCGTGGCTCGCCGACGCAGAACCACATGGATCACCTTCACGTCATGCTCGGCAAGGGCCGTGGCGCTGGCGCGGCTGCCGTTGGGCTGCCCACTAGCAGCATTTCGCTGCCATCGGCTAGCGGCATGTCGGGCGGCGGTGGCGGCGGTGGCCTATTTGGTGGTGGCTCGTCATCCGGGCGCGGCGGCGGTGCTGCAGGCGCCAAGCGTGTTCGCGAAGCCCAGGACCGCGTCTCTGACCGCGACTTCGACGTACAGCAGGCCCAGGCCTCGCTAGACGAACTCAATGCCAAGGACCCAAGCAAGGTCACCCGAAAGCAACGTGACGCCGCTGAGCGTCGCCTCGCGAAGGCGCAGCGCGAGCAGGCGCAAGCCACCGACGACCTGACCCAGACGCAGGGCGAATACAACGCCGCCATGCAGAACTCGCCCCTTGGCGGGGGCGGTGGCAGCGCAGCCGCAAGCGACCTTGGGTCCGGCCTGATCGATGGACTGTTCCAGGGCCTCGGCTTCGACGGCTCCCTGTTCTCCGACCCCCGGCAATGGGGCCTGGTGAAGATGTTCACCGGCCTACTCGGTGGCGGCGGTGGCGCTGGCGGCGGTCTCGGCCAGGGCGGCGACGGACTGCTCAACAGCATGGGCATGCCGAGTCTCACAGGCCTGTTCTCGCAGGGCCAGACATCGACTGTCACCGGCGAGAACGTGATGCCTGGCGGTGGCCCCGGCGGGCTGATCGCCGGTATCGGCGACATCGCCACAAACGCGTTCCAGCAAGGAATGTCGCAGCCCACCACCATCGACAACTCGATCAACCTCAACGGCAACCAGGGCATGGACCCGCAGGCCGTCCAGACGTCGATCCAGAAAAAGCAAAACGAACGGACGCGTACCTACTCGACACCAGGACTGGGACAGTGACCGAAAACCCCGACAACTGGGAAGAGAACCCGGCAGACAACCAGATACAGGCGCCGTTCTATCGCTGGGGTGGAAACTCCAATGAGCTTGCGGGCGCTGTGTTTCAGGCAATCAAGTTCCCCGGCTGGGAGCAGTTCACGCGCTGGCAGTGGCTGCCCGAAGAGCTTAAGAACATGGAAACCAACGTGCTGTACATCGGTGTCGATGGCAGCAAGTGGCACCTTGCCGGTAATCATCGGGGCCGAGAAGGCGCAGTGCTGGAGTCCGAGCTTATGGGCGCCATGTCGGTCCCGTTCGACCACCGGTGGTCCGAGGGTCCGTACCTGATCGGGTCGCGGCGCGAGCGCACCGACATCAAGCGCCGCCCGCAGTCATTCGGTGTCATCTTGAACCCGAACGCGAATGTGCGTGCACGCCTCAAGATCTCGACGGAAACGATCTACCGGAACACCGAGGCGAAGTGGCAACGTGCCTGGTCCAAGACTGAGCACGGTTGGCTGGGGTACTTCACCCGCTCCACCGGGTGGCGCTGGCTCAAGGTCATTTTGGATGGCGGCGCAACACCGGAGACGATGTCAAAGGACCCAGTCGCATTCGGGAACAACATGCGCAAGGTCACGATGAACGTCGTCAGTGCGGACCCGTACGCCTACAAAAAGATGTTCAAGTCGAAGACGGTGGGATTCGACGCCACGAAGCCGAAAGTCACTGTTGGCGGCGAAGGCTCGCTATTCACCACTCTCGAAGACTTCCTAACCGACGGCATCGAAGCATTGCCGGTGCAGGCGTGGATGACTCACGTCCAATACGTCAACAAGGGCCAGATTGACGATTGGCCCAAGTTCATTATCAGCGGCACCGGCACCGCATGGATTCAGGACGGCCTCACCCAGAACTTGGTGCGCTGCCCTGAAATCTACAGCGGCGACGGCTTTCTCATGGTCGACACCGACCCGACTGCCCGCACCTTCACCACCAGCAAGGAACCGGTAGACAACGTCTTCTACCGGTTCGCGCGACAGGCCGAAATCCTCGACTACGTGCCGCTTCTGCATGACCTCGGCGACCAGGGGCTGCCCGCGTGGCGCCGCAGTCGTGGCCAGCGGTTCGCGTCCGACATTCCGCGCGAGACCGAGGTGACGACCGCCGTCTACCACACCAACCCTGATGCGAAGGTGACCGCTTTCATGCCACAGAAGTACGAGACCGCTTTCTAGATGGCGACTCTGGCTGCGCCCGATCCTGCGCGCAGCCCAGGTGAGGCGTACCGCTACATGCATCGGCGCCGCCAGGTCATCATCGACTCGGCGCGTCAACGTCCCCTAATTCGTTTGTGGGACAAAGACATGAAGTTCATCGGCGTTGTCGCCGCTGAACAGAAGCTCGACGCCGAAGAAATGATTCACGCGGCGGGCCAAGGGTCAATCACCCTGTTGGCCAATGACTGGCTGACTGAGTTCATCACCCGTGATGTGCGCGCCGAAGAGGACTTGCACATCACCATCGACCCGAACCCGTCCAAGAAGACGTGGCGCACCCGGTGGGGCGGCAAGGTCGAAGCGGTCAATATTCGGCGCACCGCCGATGGCATCCACCTGGTTGAGCTGCAGCTTATCCACAACCGCAAGCACCTGGAACACATTCTCCTAGGCGCAAATCCGTTCTTTCCGCCCGAGGTCCAGCAGCCCAAGATGTGGCTGCTACCCGGCAATACGCGCACCATCTCCGCCACGACCTTGTTCGTGAACCTGGCCCGCCAGTATGTGCCGGGCTTCAACATCATCACCAACATCGCCAACCCTGCGGTGTGGCTGGGCACCAAGCTCACCAACATCAGTCCACTGGATTGGCCGGTACAGGTTGCATTTGTCAACCCGTTCCTTGATCAGTCGCGGCTGAGCTTCGTCACGTCCCGGTGGACCGATGCGCATAGTGTGCTGGACCCGATCCTCAAAGACGCCGGGTGCATCATCCGCGCCTACACGTGGCTGACCGAAGACGAGGATTCGCCGCACACGGAGCTGGCCGAACTGCTCGGCAACAACATCCTGACCCGGCCTACTCGGAACTGTGTTGTCCTTGCGGTAGAAGACAAGTCGGGCGTCACTGGCCCGACCGGCACCGCCATCGACGGCGTCATCAACCTGGTTGGCTCGCTGGCCGACGACATGATCACCGAGACCGTTTTCCCGGTCGACGCCGATCATGACGGCAAGACTGACCCGTTGTTCCGCAAGTGGCTCAAGGTCGCCCCGGCGCCGCCGACTGTGATCTTCCGCGACACCGAGCATTCGGCGATTATCGATGCGGTTCGCGCGGTGCATAAGGCCAAGGCCCGCACCATCATGACCGGTTCTAAGTCACCGGCAATCGTCAACCAGCTGCAGACATTTGGCATCAAGTATGCCCTGTCAGAGTTGTCGGCCCTGATCTCTCAGGGACCTTTCGCAGCGCAGGTGCCCGGCACCCCCGGCTTGGAAGAGCTTTATCAAGGCCAGCTCGACAACAGTCTCCTTGCGTACCAACGGTTTACGGATGTCAAGCGTGTATTCCAGATGGGCACACACGCTTTCCTTGAACATTGGGAAGCCGGATCAGGTTCGGCGTACACCGTGTCCGGCATCAAATCGCTACGGGATGGCCATTGGAAGACAAGGCCCTACACCAGCTTTAAGACAAACGTCGTCAACGGCTACCCGTGGCTGGTCCATTACGACTTCACCCTCGGCGACCGTCTCGGCTTTGAACTCGTCGACGTCATCCACACCGATCAGTGCTCGGCGATTCGGATGGCCTACGACGAGACGACACCGCTGCAGTACGGCCTATCGATCGGAATGGACGGCGAAGAGGAAGACCCCGCCGCCAAGGGGATGCGAACGCTACAGGCGGCCTGGTCGGTCGTCGGAATGCTCATGGGAAGTGGAGACGAATTCTGATGTATGTCAAAGGAACTCACGAAGGCGCGGCAATGGGCACCGACCCACGCGTTGCCGATGCGCCCACCGAGCACCTGCACAACGCCAACGTGGCAATGCACCAGATTGCCAGCGCCCTGGTCGCTGTCGGCATGCGCGACGGCAAGACGCTCGACCTGTCGTATCTGGCGCCGATGATCGCCTACCACCTTGCGCTGCGCGGCTTCCGGCTTCACCAAGACGAGGCGCTGATCAAGAGCCGCCGCGTCGAAGGTGCCCAACATGAGGGCGCCCTGGAATGGGTCAGCGTCAACGCACCCGACGACGTGCAGGACGAAATCGACGCGGCCACAACGCCGCAGGACATCGAAAACCTATCGGGCAACGCCAAGGCCTTTTGGATTCGCCAACTCGGCGGCGTGCCCGTCGACGACGCGCCGCAGGGCTGGCGCCAGAAGACCCGAATCACCTTTGAGGACGGAGACCAATCATGACCGCTCCCGCCGACCCGGTACAGGCACAGCTTGGCGATCGGGTCTATCTCGGCACCCGCCTGGCCAATGTGCACTTCTACGGCGACGTGTCCGACATCGATACCCCCGGCGCCACCACAGCCACCATGGAAATGGTCGGCGACGACGCGGTGGTCACCATGGACGCCCTGGTTGGCCCGAAGGGCAACGACGGCGAGATGGCGCCCATTGTGAAGATGCAATACGGCTCATCTATCGACAGTCTCCAAGAGCTGGAAGAGATCGCCGAGACACTGACCGACACCCCCGACGACATCGGCAAGGCCTGGTGGATCGGCAACCAGGTCTACATGTGGGACGGCACCGGCTTCAAAGTGAAGGCGATGGGCACTGCCGGACCGGCAGGGCCGGTGCCGAACATCTCCCCAACCATCGAGTCAATCCCGTGGTCCGAGCAGCTGCAGGGCCGCAGGTCGAAGATCACCGTCAGCGGTACCGCCAACAATCCCGGATGGCATTTCGAGATCGCGGCGCCGCAAGGACCCAAGGGCGATAACGCGATGATCGCCGAGGCCATCGACTTTGACGACACCCTGCCCCCCACCGGTGGTCAGGTTGTCACCTGGGATGCCACCAAGAGCAAGTTCGTCCTGGCCGACCCCAACCCGTTCGCCACACGCATGTACACGATGCCGGAGGCCGCGTTTCAGTCGGTGCCGCTGGCCGTGGGTACCAAGGTCCCGATCGGTTCGCGCGAGATTCCCGAACAGACGCAGGAATACAACCTGTGGATTCAGGGGCACCTGCGCACCAACGGTGTTGACCTTGACTTCGATCCGTTCCAGATCGGTTGCGAGGTCCGCATTTCCGAGCCGAACACCGATCCCAAGGGCGGCATCTTGGTGGCCCGCGGCTTCGGCAACTCCTCGCAGATGTTGCATATCAGCCCGCACGCTTCGACACCACAAACACCTTCCGATGCCATCTCCCCCGATGGCGTGTACGGCAGATTCCCGCAGGGGCAAAAGCGCATCCTGACGGTGTTCTTGTACACAGACGGCCTGTTCGGCGTCTACAACTTTCAGCCCCGCGACGCCCAGCTGGCGATACAGGTGATCCCGGTCTAATGGCCGTCTTCGACCGGCGCCAAGTCGGGCCACCACTGACCCACAACCCAAACACCAAGCTGGCCTTCGACAATCCCATGGCCTTCACCAAGGGCGCGGGCGACGGCGTTGACCGCTTCATCGAAATGCTTGTCGAGGGCATCAAGCGCCTCTTCGGCATCGACCTGGCCGCGCTGGCGGGAATTCTGACCGGCAAGTGGAACATCCTTGAGGGCCTACAGGGCGCGGTGTCCACGGTGCATGGCGCCATCACCAACATTCAGTCGGCCATCACCAACCTGCAAGACAAGGTAGAAGACATCCCCGTGCTGGGCGACTTCTTCGAAATCATCACCGGCAGACCAGATTCAGACCCCAACGATGCCGGAACGTGGATACGCAACGCCTTCGGCGCCATCCTGCACGGCAGCCAGGGCGGCACCAACCCCGGCAGCACCGACAACTTCATCAACAACCTGTTCAACGCCATCACCGGAGTACGCAACACCGCAGCAGCAGCCAACACCACTGCGCAGGCCGCGAACACCAACGCCAATGACGCACTGGGCAGCGTGGTCGACGGCTTCAAGAACATGTTCGACACCTGGTTTGGTGGCACTGCCGCCACCGGGACTGCCGCAGAGGTGCAACAAACAATCGCCGCCATCAAACAGGCGACTATCGGCGACTACACCGTCGACACCTTCACATCCAACGGCACATGGACCAAACCAGCCAATCTCCGCGAGTGCTGGTTGATCGTGATCGGCGGCGGCGGAAAAGGCATGCCCGGCACCACCTCGGGGACCAACGCCGACGTACGGCCGGGCGGTCTAGGTGGGTCCTCGGGTGGCTACATCGGCCAGCAGATCGCCCCCGCTGACATCCCCGCCACCCTGTCCGTCACGGTCGGGCCAGGGGCGAGCACCAACGGCACTGACGGCGGCATCACCTCTATCGGCAATCTGGTGTCCTCATCCCCGAACGGCTCCGGCATCTCCACACTCGCCGGTTTCACCCCAGCGGCCTCCACGCCGGGGCGCGGGGGCAATGGCGGGCAAGCCACCGGGTCCGGGGGCGGTTCCGGTCAAGACGGCGGCGCTACCCCGCTGGCGGCGGGCGGAGTCGGCGGGGCGGGCCGCAACTCGACCGGAACCGCCGACGCCGGAACCGCAGGCGCTGCAGCCTCGCTGACCGCACCCACGAAAGCCGGTGGCGGAGGTGGCGGCGGCGGGGGTGGCGCCGGGTCCACGTCCTCGATCGGTACGCGCCGAGGCGGTGATGGCGGCGCGGGCGGCTACCCCGGTGGCGGGTCTGGGGGTGGCGGCTCAGCAGTCGGCGGCGGCACCTTCGCCACCCAAACCCCCGGACAACCCGGTCCAGCGCCCAATGGGGCAGCCATCATCATCTGGAAATAGAAGAAGGCACGCAACGTGAATGCTGTTGAGCTACAAACCGATATGAGCGCCTGGCCCGCTGGCTGCAAGCATTTTCGGCTGGCAGATGGCACGCATGTGGTCATTGACGTCGACACACCCGATGAGCGCCACGACCGCCATGTCGACCAGATAACGCGTGGCGCCGAATACACCTACACCCCACGTCCCACGGTGGTTATCGCGGTCGATGAAAACGCCTGCGCCACCAGTCTTGAACGGCTGCACGAGTTTGCGCCCGGCACAACACACGACGAAGCGATAGCGCAGATGGAGGCGGATCGATGATCGGCGGCTACGACCCCGACCTGAACATCACACTATCGGTCCGGCAGGACTTCATCTTGCTGCTGCGCCTCAAGGCTGACGATGACGGCACCGCGCCGAACATTCACGACATCTTCCCGGCAGGCACCACCATCGATCTGCGGTTCTACCCGGACATGGCGGCGGTGCGCGCCGGTACTGAAATAGACAGCACAGCAATACAACCGACCATCACAGATGACGGTGTATTCATCCGCATTGAGTCGCCCATCGCCGACAAGATCCCGGCCAAAGCCGAGGCGCGGCTGACCGTCACCTACCCGTCGAGCTATCCCAACGGCGACAACCTGCCATGGGCCAAATGCCGGGTGGCGCGCGATGACTGAGCTTCCCCGCCTAGTCATCGATACCGAACCGGTGCCGGTCATCGAACTGACCGCGCCACGCCGCCCCAGGCTCACACTGGCCGCGCCAAAGCCATCCGAGCAGATAGCCACACCAGTGCCCGGCCCACCAGGACCGCGCGGAGAGCAAGGCGCACAAGGTGAAGCTGGACCGACGTTTTCAGGCAAGGCGTTCTGGTACGGGTCCGGCCCTCCTTCTCTGGTGATCGGTTCCAAGCCCGGCGATATCTACGTGGACGTCGACACCGGCTCCACCTACGAACTCAAATAGAAGGGACAGCTGATATGGCATGGACACAAACGGGAAGTCTCAAGGGCCCCAAGGGCGATAAGGGAGACAAGGGAGATGTCGGCGAGCGCGGCCCGGTCGGAGACGATGGCCCACCAGGCATTGATGGCAAGTCGGTTGTCCTGAGGGACAACGTCGCCAACGAGGCGGCGCTAGCCAATATTCAGAATCCACAGCCTGGCGATGCGTACATTACGGACGATCTGGGCGAGATTTGGGTCTACGGCACGCAAGGGTGGACCAACGCTGGTCTGCTACGTGGCCCCCAGGGGCTCAAGGGCGATCCAGGTGCTGACTCAACTGTGCCCGGCCCTCCGGGCGCACCTGGCGCCGACTCGACCGTTCCCGGGCCTCCCGGTAACCCAGGCCCGCGTGGAGCGCGGATGACGTCTGGTAACGGCACGCCAGGAACAATCTCAGGACAGATGGTCGGTGATACCTACCTCGACCTAGCTACCGGAACTGTCTACGAATTGCAGTAGGTCATATCCTGATTGCCGATTTGCCTGCGTGGTAGCGGCGCCGCTTGGCGGCGTTGCGTGTCTCTCTATCACACACCGAGCAGACTCGCTGAGTACGCCCGGCCCACATGACCCTCTTGTCGTACGGATGTCCGTTGGGGCACTTCGTCTTTTGGCTATTCACATAGCCAACCGATGACGAGTCCTTCAGAGCGTTGTCCCTGACAGTCACCATCTGCAGATGTTGGGGATTCACACATGCGCGATTCCGGCAAGTGTGATTGACGACAAAGCCATCAGGTATCGCGCCATTGGCGATATACCAAGCCATTCGGTGTGCACGCCGATTGGCGCCCCGAAAGTAAAACGATCCGTACCCGTCGCGGTCTAGAGCCCCTTGCCACACAAGGCAATCCACCACGCGCTTCGACTTAGCGGTGAACCTCTTGGCTTCCGCTTCGGTGACTTCACTCATGACAAGGAGCCTAAACCAGATGGTAATAAAGGTACGAAAGGCACTCCGTTGCCTTGGGTAACTAAGTCGGCACTGGCAGTGGCCTGGTCGGCGATCATCGGTAAACCGTCCACCTTCCCGCCGACCACCGGCACAACCGCCGCCACTGCCTGCGCCGGAAACGATGCTCGCCTGGGCGATACCCGCGTACCCACGGACAGCTCAGTGACCAATGCCAAGGTCGCGGCGAACGCAGCCATCGACGTGTCCAAGCTGGGCACCGGCAGAGTCGTCGGGTCCGTCAACGGCACCGCCACCTCCCTGACAGTGTGGGCGGGCACCAGGGCTCAATATGACGTGCTGCCGACCCCACGGGACGGCAACACCATCTACATCTGGGCGACGTAAATGCCTATCAGCATTGGCGATACGTTGCTCATCGGCGGCGTGGATGGCCCCGTGAACAAGTACATCAACGGCATCAGTCTCGGCGATGTGCAGGTGTGGGCCAGCGACCCCCGCACCGACCTGTTCGCCGAATCGCAGTCCGTCCTACCGCCGACCTGGGCCTACTGGGCCGACTACGTGATCCTGCCCGCAGGCGGCGGCGGTGGTGCCGGTGAAGGCGGTCTCAGCCGTTCTGGAATAGGCGGGTACACCGGCACATGGCTCACCGGCACATTCATCGTCCCCAGTAGCTCGCTGGTCCTGACCTTGGGCGCCGGAGGTATAGGCGGTCAATCGGAGGGCGGGGGCAAGGGCGCACCCGGAAGCTCCGGCGGCACAACATCAATCAACGGCCCCGGCGGGCTCATCGCATCCGCCCCAGGCGGTCCGGGCGGCGAAGGCGCCAACTCCGGCGGCAGCGGCCAGAACGGCAAAACCATCAGCCCCCAAACCCTCTCGGCTTTCGGAGAGACATTCGCCGCAGGCAGCGGAGGCACCGGCAACGCCGGTACGGGCGGGATTGGCGCAGGCGGCGCCGGTGGCAACGGCGGCATCTTCGGCAGCTTCACCAAAGGCGGCACAGGCGGGCCAGCGCGTATCTGGCTTCGGTGGCGCTCGTACTGACAAGAGAGGCAACAACTATGGGGTTCATCAAGACACACATCACCGACCCAATTCGAAACGCAGTCGTTGACGAGATTCGTCAGCAGATCCCGGTGATCATCAAGGCGGTGGTCATCGCCATCGCCGAAACAGTCGGCAATACTGCGATTTCCGGGGTCGACGAGATCACCGACGCGATACCTGGCGATGTCGATGACCGGATTATCGACCCACTGGTCGAGAAAGTCCGCGACGCCGCCCGCAGGCTGGGACTGGGCCTGTGAGCTTCGTAGAGTTCGACGCCACGCCGCTGCGCACCCGCGAGCAGGTGGCACGCGAAGTGCACGCCGTCGCGCTCGACAAGGGTCTCGATGAGCTGGCCAGCGCCATCGCGCTCATGACCATCTCCACCGAGGTCGGCGCCAACGATGAAAACGGCGAACGTCAGTGGTGGTGCCCGGCCAACCCGTCACGTGACGAAGAGACCATGAACTATCCGCATGACTCCACCTCGGACGACAGCCGCTCATCGGGGTACCTGCAGCAGCAGCCGGGGCCGAACGGCGAGCCGTGGTGGGGCACCGCCTACGACCGCATGACCCTGGCCCGATCAGTGGGCATGTTCTTTGACCGGCTCCCCGACGACTACCGAAGAGCCGCAGACAACCCCGCACTTGCCGGCCAAATGGCACAGCGCGTCCAGCGCAGCTCCTACCCCGACCGCTACGCGCAGAAGTGGGCCGAAGCCTGGGAAGTGCTGCGCCGCGCCCTATCTGACGACGAACCAACACCACCCGGAGGCAACAGCATGGCATGGACAGGCGACCCGATCTGGCTTGAGGACGTTCTACGCCCGGCGCTCGGCGATCGGCTCAAGACGCTACCCGGCTGGCAGAACGCCGGACACGGCGACTTCAAAGACATTCGTGGCCTCATGTGGCACCACACCGGCAATTCCCGCGAGTCGGCACAGTCGATTCGCAACGGACGCCCCGACCTGCCGGGGCCGCTGTCCAATATTCACATCGCGCCGGACGGCACGGTCACGATCGTCGCGGTCGGCGTCTGCTGGCATGCGGGCCAAGGCTCCTACCCGTGGCTGCCGACCAACAACGCCAACTGGCACATGATCGGCATCGAATGCGCCTGGCCCGACATCAAGCCGGACGGCTCCTACGATCCCGGCCAGCGCTGGCCCGACGCGCAGATCATTGCCATGCGCGATGTGGCCGCAGCGCTAACGACAAAGCTCGGCGTCGAAGTCAGCCACAACATCGGCCACAAGGAATATGCCGGTGCCGCACAAGGCAAATGGGACCCCGGAAACATCGATATGAATTGGTTCCGAGGCGAAATCGCCAAGGACATGCGCGGCGAATTCGACCCGGCGACCCCACCCACACCGCCCGTGGTCGTGCCTCCCCCAGTTCTTCCCGGCCCCGCCAACCCCCGCACCGACCGCCAGCTTCTCGAAGAGATTTGGGACCAACTGCGCGGCCCAGGCGGCAACGGCTGGCCACAGCTCGGCGGCAAGACCCTGGTCGATGCCATCGCCGAACTCACCGACAAGAAGGCGGCGTAATCATGTATCTGAGCGGCCAATACGTCGGCCTCGGCGAGGGCGACGACTCCCCCGAAGTCGGCAAGATCATCGACTTCATTCTGGTCAAGTGGGACCGATTCGATGACCTGCTCACGCCCGGCACCACCCGGTTTACTCCCGAGCTGACGGCGATAATCACCGAGCTGCAAGGGATCTACGTCAGCGAAGGCAAGCTCGCCCCAGGAAGTTTCACACCCGGCGTGATCAACCTGGAGACCAAATACGCCATGGGCTACCTGAAACGCCCTGTGCCCGAAGATAAGCGGCCCGTACTGTTCACGGTCTGCGGAACCGGCGTGCCCTGGTGGGTCGGCCCCGACGCCGACACCGCACGGGCCGTGGAGCGCAAGTATCGATGGCAGCCAATCGGCTACCGTGCTGCGCCGTTCCCCATGGGCACATCCATCGATGAGGGCCGCGAAGAACTGGTCAACCAGCTCACCATCCACCGCCTACAGGTGGAGCGCTTCGGCGGAGCTCTCGGCGGCTTCTCACAAGGCGCCATCATCATCGCGCTGGTATGGGAACTCGATATTAGGCCACTCACCGGACGCCTGCACTGGGCATACGGCAAGATCAAAAAGGCTGTGGCATGGGGTAATCCCATGCGCGAGAAGGGTAAAGCCTTTGGCGACGCCAACGGCCAGGCACCCGGACCCGAGTCACACGGCATCGCTGATCAGCTGATGGTCGATACCCCGCATTGGTGGCGTAACTACGCCCACCAGGGCGACATGTACACCGATGTCGAAGGCGACTCCGGCGAAATGAAAACGTCCATCTACAAGGTGGTCATCGGTCAACGGGTCTTCACCGGCCCCGATTCCATCCTGGCGCAAGTCGTTGAGATTGTGCAGCGTCCAGCCATCGAGCTATTCGCCCTCACCAAAGCCGTCCTGGACGCCGGTCTGTTCTTCGTCAAACGCACAGGGCCGCACCTGAACTACGACACCGCGCCCGCCGTCGAATACCTACTGCAAGATTGAGGTTTGGATGATGATTGAGAAGTTGAGACAACTGCTCACGCCGAAAGTAAGGCTCTGGCTGTATGCCGTTGCCGTGGCGCTGTTTTCGCTCATGCTTTACTATAACGTCGTAGACGAACAGGCAGCCCCGCTGTGGCTGAACCTCATTTCGACCGTGTTCGTCGTCGGCGGTCAGGCCATCGCAACGGCCCACATTCCCCGCACTGGCTCGCCCAAGAATGACGAGACCAACCGGTGACCCTCGATCAGTGGCTTGAACTCGCCGTCAGCCTGCTTGCGGGCGGGGTCATCGGTACCGCCATCAAGTCACTAGTAGACCGCTGGAACGCCAAGGACGCCAACAGCTCTGCCGACTGGAAAGCCTTCGCCACCGAGCAGCGCGAGACCTTCGCCGCTGCCATGACCGAGCAGCGCGAATCCCACAACGCCGCCATCGGCGCACTCGGTGGCCGCGTTCAAGCACTGGAGGACCGGCTGACCGAAGAGCAGAAGGTTCTAGGCATCGCCCTGGCTCACCTGCGCGAGCTTCGACGGTGGATTCAGGGCGGCGCTCACGGCGACGTGCCGCCACTTCCTGCACAGCTGGATGGAAGGCTGTAGGCAGAGCGACACGCATTGTCGGCCCCTGGGCGTACAACTGACCTATGGACGCCAAGAGGGCCATTCGTGAGGTCATCGAAGAGATTCCGCACTTCTTTGGACTTACCGTGCGGAAGACCATCGGCGCCGAAGGCGAGACGGAGACCAGGACATACACGCAGGCGCAAATTGCCGCGCATGTGGCGTCAACCCTGGTCGACAAGCTCAGCACCAAGGGCTGCCTGGTTGTCGAGCTGCCCACCGTCGATACCGATGAGTACGGCAGCCGGACGGTGCGGGTCCCTATCACGGGCCAAGGATGGGCCTACGGAGAAGTTCGAATCGATGAGCGGCATGACCGGCTGGCCATCGTGGATATTCCGTCACGGCTACCGATCGATAGTGCGCCACTGGTCGCAGCTGCACTGCTGGCCACGCATGCAGCGTCGCGCGCATATCAGAGCCCTTGGGGCGAATAGCCGACCGACATGCAACCAGCCCCGCCTTCGGCAATGCCTGGGGCGGGGCTGGTTCCAATGTCGACTAGCTTGTCCGCTTGAGGTTGATCGTGACACCGCCAGAGAAAGCTGAATCGTGCAGCTTGACCTGATCAGGCTCGGTACCCACTGGCACATCGAAGGCGACCTTCACGTCAATCTTGTTGCCGGGGTTTATCTCTGTCATTAGCGCGTCGTCAACAAGGTACATCGAAGCGGTGCTGTCCGCCGAGAATGTCTTACCGCCTGCGATGAGTTTTTGATTCTCAGCGAAAAACGTCTGTGGTTTGTCACTGATGTTGGTGACCGTCATCGACAGCACCGCCCATTCGCCCTGGGCCTTCTTCTGCATGAACTGGTTGTCGTCGCGGCCAACCACACTCTTACCAATATCGATCTTGTCCACGACGAACGCGAACTTGCCGTCGCGCACCTCGGACCAAACGCCCGGCGCCGCCTTCTCAGCCTGTGTCGCTCCGCTACCACCGGACCGTGGCGCGCTGGCCGCTGGCGTCGCACTAGCGGGTTTGTCGTCCTCTTTCTTGCCGCCCACCAGACCCGCAATGAAGAGAAGCACCACTACGCCACCGACGATCCACGGCCACTTGCGGCCCTTCTTCGGGGCCGGTGCGGGCGGCGGCGGTGGTGCCGTGACGGTCCAGTTAGTGCCGTCGAAATAGCGCTGCCCTGGCGCGCCCGATGGGTCGGGATACCAACCCGGCGCCGCCGACTGTGGTGCTGACATGAGCGAAGACCTTCCCCTCGATTCGATACCCCTGACCGGGGTAAAGCGTACGCGCCGCTCACAGCACACGTACAGGGAATCGGCAGCGCCAGCGTGACCGAAGCTCTATTGCTGCGCGTTACGTTCCCAGTACTTTTCGGCACCAGCCTGGACGTATCGGTTTATGACCTCAGGGAGTGAGTCAAAGACGTACCACTCGGCGCGAGGATATGACCCCGCCGAGATAACCACCTTGTCGTGGGCGTCCACGATGAGCATGTCGGTGTCGCCAACAAACTCTCCGAGCACCCAGTCCGACTCGGAAAGCTCGTAACCGTACTCGACCCGGTCTCGCGTACGCTGCATGGCCTCCAAGGGTGCATGGAGCGTCAGCCCGCATATCCCGAACTGTTCGTCAACCAGAAGTAGCCCGCCCGAAGTGTGACGCCAAAGTTCACGCAACTGCTCGGGAGCCTGAGCCGGGATCTCGTTTCCGGGGACACTGGCGCCCAACCGGCAGGTCAGCTCAACGCCCTCCATCTCCCGAGAAGGGATGGATACGTTGCGGTAGTTCTCAAGGAACTCAAACACGTCTGAAGGTTCAGCGGGCCGGGTACCAGGCGGGTATCTGATCGGTCGGCCGCGGGTACTTCTCCAAATCCTCAATATACGATTCATCCGTAGGCGGCTTTTTCCAATTAGGACGTTCGTCGTAATTGTAATCAAATACGAATTTAGCTGGGCTCCGCTGAACCTTCATAACCGCTTCGAGCCAGGCGCCTTTACCTTGGGTTGCCATATAATCCCGCAATTTCATCATTGCAGCCATCAGTGCGTTTGAGGGGGCTATGAGCTGATCATTTCCGTCAGGGTTCGTGCGCGTGACCACGAACTCTCCGTAGTTGGCCGCTTCTCGGAAAATGAGAGTGCAGGCGTCCCAACCGTCCTCGGGGAGGCTGTAATAGAGCAGCTTGGCAGCGTCTTCCTGCAGTGCCCCAAGTTGGACTAGGTACGGTGGCTCGTCGGTGTTTTCAGTCATCTCTAGTTCCTGAAGGAGTGGACGGAGTCGAGGTTACCATTGACGTAGGTGGTCACGGAGTACATTGCTGGCCTTCTCGAATCGCCGGGGTACGTAATTTCTACATCAACGCTGACTTGCTTTCCCTCGCTGATGTAACTTCGCCAGTCCCCTTCAAGGTTGTAATATTCGCGGTTTCCGACGCTATTTAGGGTGTCACGCATGGCGGTGATATTGATCGCCTCGCCAGGGCCGCCGAATTGTGTACCGAATATATGACCGCCTTCATCACCTGGCAGGCGGTCAGGCCCTCCCGCGATCCGCTGCTGATAGCCATTCCGATCACCTGCCGAATTAGCGTCCAAGTCGGCGTGTGCGTGGCCAACACGACTAAGGTCATCAGTGGTGTAACGGAACTGGTCATCGACGGTGTAGTGAGTATTCGGCGCAGGCTTGTTAAGTTCCTGGTTCCACCCCCCAGGGCCGCCCGATTCGGTGGATACGTGATTAAGGTCAGGAGTATGCGGCCCACTTGCGCCGTGATCGCCTGTGGCCGTGTGGTGTTCGACTTGGGTCGGCGTGTGGTGTCCGGGGCTGGCGTCGTCTAGTCCGTGGGTGATGGCTCGGCCTTCGGTGCCGGTGAGGTCTCCGAGTAGTCCGCGCGCTCCGGCTGCCGCTTCGCCGCCAATTGCCCCGCCGCCGAGGGCTTCGGTGCCGTGGATCAGGTTCTTGCCGATGAACTCGCCCGGATGGTTGTAGAACTCTTTGGATTGTTCAATGCCCATCCTGGGCGCGGCCAGTGGATCACTCGTCAGCTCATGAACCTGCTTGACTGCGCCCAGGCCTACGTCTTTCCATGCTTCGGCGACACCAGGCGCGCCCGGACCTGCTTGCCCGGTAAGAACTTTGGCTTGCTCAATCTGGCCGTCAATGGTTTTGGTGGCCTCATCGTTAGCGCGGCCCACGATGTCGTTGAACTGATCCCCAGGCGAGTTATGCAACGGCACCTGTCCAGGGGTGCGCATCGGATCGGCGTCAGGGGCAAAACGCGGGGACTGCGCCCGCTGAACCGCATCATTGACCCGCTGCTCAATCTGGTTGGCGGGCACACCCTCATGTTGCAGGCGCTCGCGGGTCGCCTGGGCGAACGCGGGAACATCACGGTCGGCCAAGGTGGGGGCAAGCTTGGCCGGTTTGGTCTTATCGATATCCCCCACACCAGGCATGGCCCCGATGCTGCCGAGCTGATGCCCATCCACCGACGCGGTTTTCGGGTACAGCTCTTTGTAATTGATCGTTTCCGGATTGCTCGCGGCAGCCGGAGTGGTGCCCGCCGGGTCGGTGTCCTTGGGGTACTGCTTCTTGTAATCGATCGCGGTAGCAGTGCCGTCGCCGGGCTTGGGTGCCACAGCATCGCGCAGGACCTTGCGACCATCGACCAGCGCGGTCTTGGGGTTTATGCAGCCGGTGATCGATTGGGCCGTGGCCTCGGCCTGCCCCTTAAGAGTTTGGCAACCCTTCTCCCACTTGGCGACGTGCTCTTTAACCTGGCGCTCAGATTCCTTGACATGCTCGCGGTTTCGGGCAATCGACTCATCACTTTCACCCTCGGCCGGGGTGTAGGTCATGTTGAAATTTTGATCGATCGACACACCCTGCTCGGCGTGCGCCAACACCCTTTCGATGAGGTTCTGGCCACCAGTCAGGTTCGGCAACACCTCGTACTCGATAGTGGCGCCAATGAGTTTGCCGCCCTCTTCAACAGTGTCGTCGGCGTTATCGGAGCCATGGCAGTCAGTGGAGGCCGTCTCATAGGCTGCATTCGACGTGCGGCCGGTCCACTCAGTACCCGCAGGACTGCCCGCCCAACGCTTGTAGTCGTCGTAGGCTTCCTTGAACTGCCGCGTCTGTGGTCGCCACGTATCCACCACCGCCATATAGGCATTGGGATTGATCGCCATGAACTCATCGAGCGTCGTCACGCCAACGCCCTACACGTGCAGCGGCGGCTGATAGATGCTCGGCAGATTACGCAAACCGGTCTCCAGCTCGCCAGTAGCGACCGCCAGGGCATGCTGGGCCTCGTCACTGAAATCGGCGATAGCGTCCAACCGCGCGGCCCCGACCCGCTTCACATCCGCGATAGCCTTCGACACCCCATGCAGCGCCGCCAACCCCGGATCAGCACCAGCAGGCGCCGACCCACCAGAGGCGATGCTGTCTCTAATCTGACCGGCGAGTGTCCGAAGATGCGGGCCAAGCTTGCCCAACGCGGCCAGGTCAGCCTTGAGCACATTCTCATCGCCCGCCAC